TCATCGGCTTCGAGCTCAACAAGGAGTATTACGACAAGGCTTGCAAGCGCATCAAAATGGAGCTGGCGCAGCCTACTCTCTTCTGACAACACAACTAACAACAACACAAAAACAACACATGGGCAACAACAGACACAAGTACTTCAACAAGGTGCCGCCATTCAAGCCGGACCCCGAGCATTACACACGCAAGCAACACTCCTGGAAAGCTAAGGAGGCTTACGAGACGGAGGATGATGCTTGGGAATTTCTTCAACAAAATCCGAAGCTCAAGGCACAAGGATATACGGTGTACCGATGCAGGACATGCAACAAATGGCATGTGGGGCATAAAATAAATAAAACGAATGGTAATTAGATTGCCATTCGTTTTTATATTAACTATAACCGTTTTCTCGTCTTGCCCTTATTGTGATCATAAGGATTGCACTCCTGACAGATGTTTTTTCTTCGCATCATTCCTATAGGAGACTGTTTCCATTTTGCATTACAATCTGGGCATTTCCACGAAAAAAGCAAAGTGGAAAAAACATTAACCTTGTCTGGAGACACACCATTATTAGCCTGTAAATCCCAATAAGGAATTAAACGGGGATTTTTTTGTGAAATAGAATTTTTCACCACCTTGGGATATAACTTTTGATAAATCGCGGAAGAGTCTTTCAGCAAATCAACCTTTACACAAGACAGAGATAACATCTCACATAATGTATCTAATAATCCCTGTAAATTGAATTTGTTGTAATCGAAATAAATGGTGTCTTCAGAATGAGTTTCGCTACACCATTCCTTTATGCGAATCAACCTAATATGCTTTTGTGCCAACAATTCATCCTTGCGTAAATCTCTCTTATATTGGCGCGAGTTGTTGTGATACATAACTCCATCATACTCTATACAAGTATTAAGTAATGGTAAATACATATCCATCGACATCCTTGTGCCTGGGATGTTTACCCATTGCTCAACGGTAGAAACTTCTTTTAGATAAAAAGCTATAGCCATTTCTATAAAAGAGGAATGTATAGTAGGCCGACATACAGGGCAAAAACGTCTTGCTCTCATGTTCTCAGGCGCAGCCTTAAAAACATGATTATTAGGACAGATCCAGAAGTATTCTTTATGAGACGCAGGAGGTATGTCATTAAGAGTTACATTCCCATTCAGTGTTGGATGCCACCATGAAGCGAGGACGGGATTTATTTCCGCAAAAGACAGATACTTATTTGTCCTTTCTGAAGATCTGACTTTATCACGGCGTTCAACAGCTTTTCCTTTTGCGCATCGCTGACACAAGGGCGTTTTTCCTTTTCTCTGATATACGAAAGACTGCCACCTGCTGCCACATTGGGGGCACTTGCAATGGATTTTATAGCGACTACCTGAAGGAACAACTTGAGGGGTTATTTTATTTGCATCAAAATCCCAAACACCCATTATTTCTGGAAAATCAGCGCAAGACCCCGTTTTTGCAATAATCGTTTTTTGATATGTCAAAGCTCTTCTTTTCTTCTCACAGTCCTTGCAAAAAACCATGTGATGCCTATAGATGTCTCTAACTGCATGCTCTACAACGCTGCCACAATCTGCACAACGGATTTTTACTTTTGATTGAGAGTTTTTTCTAATAGAATGAGGATCGGGATTATCATCACACCATAAGTCCATTATAAAAGGAATATCCGCAACAGATCCGTATTGAATATCGTTCTTTCTCTTCCTATGCTGATTAACTACTACCCGATGACAATCGGGACATAAGCCTTTATGTCTATGAACTTCCTCCGCTGTCGATACGAATGGAGTAGAACAACTATCACAAAGCCAAGAATACATCTTGCCGCTTTTAATTCCTATACAGGATGGATCTTGTCCTTCGTTTCTACAGTAATCCCATACTCTACTAAGTATCGGATGGGAAGCAATACTAACAGAGTTCTTTTTTAGCATCTTCAAATCAAGAATTAAACGTTGCTTTCAAGCAATCAAAAAGAACCTGTAAACCAAGACTATACTCTATGGTATGTTCTTCTTCTGTCGGAGGATAAAGAGAAAGATGTTCTATTACTGACGTTACTGCATGTTGCAATGTGTCTTTATCCATATCAATAGTTACATTTGTCTGCCGTACCATATTACATTTCTATTATAAAAGAAGCATAGGGAAAAGACACTTGAAAAGCAAAGTCACCTTTGCACAAACACCCGCAAAAACTCACTATAATTGCGAGAGACAACATTAAGCCGTTGTGGAGCTTCATTTTCTTTTTCGTTTTCATTTGTTTTGAAATGTGTAGCATTAAAAATTAAATTGGCGGCGTGTCTCCGTTGCTACAACATTTCAAAACACCCATAAATGGGAACTTAATGTTCGGAGACCGCCGCCTAAAGAGGGTATCATAATCCCTCCTCCATGGTGGAGGTGGTAAGTATTCATTTTGTTTGTTCGGTGGGAAATTCACAGTTCCCTATGAACAAATGGATGTTTTGATTTTTTATTGTAGCACTGCAAAGGTAGAGACTTTATTTGAAAACTCCAAACTTTTAATTCTAAAATTAAAAATTGAATTTTAAAAAAAGAAGAAATCCGAGCAAAACGTATAGTGATGATGTCCCGTTCAACTATTTTTTTATGATTATTTTTACAACAACACAAAAACATAAAAATGAAAGAACCACATCAGATATACCTGAATAAATTTCAGCAAAAGTCCCTCATTATGGAAGCGAAAGATGAGAGGATTATAGCGGCTCGACGTACTGGAAAAACCGATGGATTGGTTGCGCCATACGTCTGGGCTGCCTCTAATTCCATGCCTGGTATGCTCGGTGCATGGGTAGCTGTGAGCCGGCAACAAGGTTTTAGTAAAACAATCCCTGGAACATTGGCCGCTTTGGAACGTATGTTCGGTTTCGTATTAGGCATTCATGTAGGTTGGGGACGCCCGCCTAAGCATGCAAAAGAGAGCATATTCAAGCCCAAGAACTATGACAACGTGATATGGTTTGCAAATGGGTCTTTATGGGTACTTATATCGCTCTCACAGACTGCCTCTGCCAACTCTTACACGTTCTCGGCGATGGTGGGCGACGAGGCGAGGTTCTTTCCTTATAAGAAAGTGACCGACGAGTTGATGCCGGCGCTTTCGGGCCAGACGCACCCGTTGGGCGACATCAACTTCTCCGACTACAATCCGATGTATAAAAGTACACGCTTCCTCTCGGATGCTTCGCTCACAGCCAAAGGTTCGTGGCTGGAAAAAGAGGAGGAGAAGTTAGACATGACCGTGGAGACGGGTCCATTCAAGAGCAAGACCTACCGATGGGTGCAGGAGCAGTTGGAGGAATACGCCGACAAGGTGATACGCTACAACGACCTGCTGTATAACGCCAAGAAGACCAGTCACTCGGTTCATGTGGTGTCGAATGAACTGCGCACAATGATCCGTGCCGTGGCTCTGAAGATGATGAAGCATGAGGGACAGTTCAAGATTATGCCCAACCATGGTCTACACGTCACAAAGGGTATGGTGGAGATGGCTGTCAACTATAAACTTATTCCGCAGGAAGATGCCGAACTGATTTACGATTACGAATACCTTATCACGCCTGAAGAGGATTTTGAGATGCAGATGTTTCTGCGGTCAAAGAAATTCTCCGACGGCTACCTGCGTGAGCTGCGCCGAGTAGCTTTTGTGGTTCGTAGAGCAAGCACTTTAGAAAATATTGATATTCTGGGTGAAGACTATATCCGTCAGATGAAGAGAGATCTTCCACCCTACACTTTCGCAGTCTCGATTCTCAACATCAAGGTGCAGAAGTCAAACGATGGCTTTTACTCCAACCTCGACATCGACCATGTCCACGGTTATACAATAGACAATGATGTACTAAGCCAAGCTAATTTTAGTACGCAAAAATCTACTGGCATCATCAACGGCAAACGCATCACAAGCGAGAGTTATCAGCCGGACTTAAAAGAACTGTCCGAGCGCAACGACTGCCGCATGGATGCCGACTGCATCAACTCTCTACCTTTATATATAGCTCTCGACTACAACGCCAACATCAATACCTTGGTGGTCGGGCAAATGTACGAGCGCGACGGCATGGACTGTCTGAACGTCATCAAGAGTTTCTATGTGAAGAACGAGCGAAAGCTGCGTGAACTGATAGCCGATTTTTCGGATTATTACGCACCGAAGCGGGCCATCAACCGCGACGTGACGTATTTTTATGATGCCACGGCAAAGCAGGGCGCATCGTATGCTTCATCGGACGAGCGGTTCTATATGACAGTGATTGCAGAATTAGAGAAGCGAGGGTGGAACGTGACCGCCATAGATATGGGTGCTCCTGAGAAGCACGAGGTGAAGCACAAGATCATCAACGACGGCTTGGCTCACCTCTCCTACCCTGCCATCCGCATCAATCAGCCGAACAACCCAGACCTTATCATTGCCATGCAGCTCTGCGAAGTGCAGATTTCGTATCGAGGATTTCACAAAAATAAGTCTGAAGAAAAAAAGCCCGAGAGCGAAACGACCCTCCCCTTACAAAACCGTACCGATTTTACCGATGCCTTTGATACGCTGTACTTAGGTTGCAAGTTCTTCCGTGTCGGTGGCGGTTGGTTTGTGCTGCCGAGTGGAAGGTGAGGGAGTTTTGAGTTTTGATTTTTGAGTTTTGATTTTTGAATTGTGCGCTACGCGCATTTTGAATTGTTCATTTTTGATTTTTTAGTTTTGTATAAGAAAGACGAAGGGCAGCCGTTTCACAACGACTGTCCTTCCAACAACCTAAAATTTACTTATATGAATGATTTTACTTCTTGGGATGAAACGATTACAAGAAAACTGGCAGTCTGCGCCACACGCCACCATTCGGCTGAAACTCTTCCTGCCATTCTCTATATTCTACGTCAAATTTTGCACCATAAAAAGCCAAACCTTCGAGAGGTAGGCTCTCAATAAATTCTTCCTGCTGCTTACGGGTCATAAAGTCGTTAGGCATTAGGATAATGCGGTTGCTACGAGCATGGGCAAAGAACTCTATTGCAAAATCCCCATTCGTCAGCATATTCTTAATTGCCTCGTAGTCGTACTTACTTTTAGGTGAAAAGTTAATGCCGTCCACGTTTCGGTAGAGTCTACATGGATAATTATGCAATTCCTCATGGGTGGACATTATATAGCCAGAAGTGTAGACATATATTTGCTTGATGTTAGAATAATCAAAGCGCAGGTGTGAACAAAAGTCAATAATGCCGGGCACCACGAACGGTTCTCCACCAGTAAGCATAACAGTATGCGCAGCCTTCAGTTCCTTTACAGTCGCCACGGGAATCGTATCGGGGTCGTACTGCTTATTGCAACAAAACGGACAGATGCTGCTACGAAACTTGTTTATTATCAAGTGTATGGCTCCCTTATCAGCTCCTGGCTCGTCAGTATATTTACGGTTTTTTTTCATAATATCTATTGATGTTCTTTTTATTCCGTCAGCATAAGATGATAAAACTTAGACTATCGACACATCATACTTTTCTTGAATGAGCGTCAAATCCAAATCTTTTATCATCAATTTAATTTCTTTCTTTATCGAACCTTTAACTCCATAGACCTTATAGCGTTTGCGATGCAAGAGCAATTCCTTGCAATAATATTCGAGATTAGATACGGCATGACCGGACAACAATACATCGTACATCCGAACAATCACATCTGCGGCATATTCGTATGCCGTCTGCTCAGAGAGGTGTAGGCTTTTGACGCAGTAGAGCATCAAACATTCAAACAAGTAGGTTTCCACTCGCTTGTTTACCTCGCTCATGTCTCCCGTCTTGAAATAATGCAATACGGCTTGGGCATCAAAAATGGTATTTTCTATGCGTTCTACCTGATACTGATAAGTGCCTCGCTTGTGATAATAATTGGCTACGGCCATGCGAGCTGCATAATAATCTTTTTTCGTGACGATGCCGAGATTGTCAGCACAAATGTTATGTATGTCTCCATCCTTATATTCTATATACGCATGATTATCGTACCCGGGGATGAAAGCAGAAGCGACAAGCTGGGCAGCAGAAAAATACATCTGCTTTCTCTCACGCATAATGGCAATGCGAGCCGTTAGCTTTTTACCGTGCCTACTAACAGGGCGAATTACGGCTTTAGGCTTTCCACGATAAAGAAAGTTGCCTTCTCTATCAACGCATAGATCGGCTAATTCGTTACAAGGACTATATTGTTCGGGTATTTCCTGTTGCATTGGTTTTCGGTTTATCTGTTATATTTAACTTCAACATCTAACTGAACCCCTTTAGTCATGTATGCCTCACACTTAATCAGCTTACCCTTCTTGTCGTTAATGTGATTTCTATATCTCACGTTATACTTCCCCGTGTGGTAGTCATAGAGCGCATTGACGTTACTCATAATAAGATTATATTCCGCTTGCAGATATGGCTTCTCAGACCGCTTTGCCAAAACAATCATTCTTTTGAAAAGTACGTCGTAGGCACTTTGTAGACCGCGGATATATGCGGCATAGAACTGAATCTTACTCAACGGGATTTTCATTTCCGGGTTGCTATTAAGTTTTTCAATAGCAATACTTTTTGCTTGCTCGTCACACAAGCATTCTTCTAATTCTTTTTTTGTCATGGCTGCTGTTTTTTTATTCACTCTGCCAACCTATTCCGCATCATCGACAACCAACTCACTACAGACTGATAATCTGTAGAACGGAATCTATAACGCTTGTAGTTGGCTGTAATCTCGCCCACCCAACGGATGCGCTGCTGCTTCACAAAGCCAACACCTCGGACCACATAACCTGCCGAGCCGCAGCCTCGCTGCTCACGTCCTTTCACGTTGCGCTGTATCTCCTGGTAGATTGTGCCGGTACGCTTGGCACCACGAGAATGGGAAGCAAATTGCTCGCACATATCACGCTGCTCGGGGAGGGCACGTTGCGCCTCCCTCGCCTTGCACCCCATTTGCTTTAGGTATTCATGGGATTTCTTCAATCCGTAACGATGTCTCAGCCTCGCTAAGGCGTGATCGCCAATGCCCAAGTAGAACATAATTTCCGTATTGGGCATGTCAGCAAAGTTGCTGCGCAGCCAGCTCACCTGACTGGGTGTGATATTGTCGCTTTGCGCCTTCATCATCGCCATCGTTGCGCAGTCCTTGCTCCATCCGTGCCGGATGGCGAGCTTGCGTAATCCGGCACGGCTAATGTCATACTGAGCACAGAGCGTCACGTTGGTGGTGGTAGGATATACCATAGCGAGAGAACTAATCTCCTCTTCGGTCAATGTACTGTAATGTCGCATAGGTTTTCTTTTGTTATTCGCTCCATTCCTCCTTAAACATATCATGTCTTGCTCCCATCAACCACGACTTGAGATTGATGTAACGGTTGTTGTCGAGGTTTGCATCGCGCCATTCGGCATATTCATCATAGGACATATTGTTCTCGATGATACGCACCATATCTTCCGGATTTAGCACGTCGGATTCCTCGAAGTCACACGCCCCACCTACCTCGTCGCCAATCCAATACCAATTACGACAACCATCAAACAACTGCTTGTTTACGGCATCGGCAATGTCGTTACAAGCGTCCTTGAAACGCTGCACAGCATCGTTTTTTTTCTTATTGTCTTTCTTCATTATTAATCTTTGCTCTTATAGAACGGCCAGTTGATTAAACGTCTTCATCTTCGTCTTGATTGTTATTATCAAAGCCGTAGTATGATACAGACGGAATTATTATTTTGTTCATTATTTTCAATTTTTAAATTATAAAGTTTGCGGGGCTAAATCCGATGGCAACGACTCATATACACTCAAGTCGGTCCACCAATCTTCTTTCCCTTCTTGCACGTTACGGTTCTCGGGAATGAAATGCTGTCGCTTTTCTTTTATCCATTCATCGGGTATATACGCTTCAAATGAAGCCATTCGCCTGTTCATGTGTCCAGGGAAATAAAGCGGTCGGAAACGGCCGTTGAAACGATAGCATGTTACTGTCACCATACCTTTGGTTTCGGGCGACTTGAATGTGATGGTATATCTATTGCCTCGATGCAGGGCTGCGAGCGCATGTAGATAGTCCTCGCTACCGCACTCGCACACCGTATTGCCATCGCGCTTACGGAAGTAGCAATCCCAGAGATTACGACGGAAGATGTACCAGAAGAAGTCCATATCGTCGTTGGTCATCTGCGGTATGTTACGGAACACTATCTCACGCCATACGTGCTGACGAAGATGTGAGCCATGGGCGAAACCTTCAACGGCTGCAACAAAGTCGTGGCGGTCAAGACTCAGATCTATCATACAATATGTATTTTATATCCTCGTACATAGCCATTTCCACCTTCTCGCCATCGAAATGTCCAAGAGCCAGCAGATGACCGTCTTCTTTAGTAGCGTCTTGAAATGAGGGTGCATCTGCTCTCACAACGAAGATGTCAAATTCCTTGATAAACTTGAGCTGTTCAAGTGGGATTATAGGCATCTGCTCACGAGCGTTCTGACGAATACGTTGAAGGTCTTCTTTGGTGAGCATAGCGAACTGAGCCTGTGCCTTACGCACAGCTTCGGTCTCCACCTTCAGACGATGAGCTTCGTAGGCTTCTTGAGCGATGTTATTGTTCTGCCACATGGCCACCTGGTTGAGAAACTTCAAAAAGCCGCTTCTTCCTTCGGCTAATTTCAATTTTACCAGAGATTCTTCAATGACAAGTATCTTATCTCGGCGCTGCCAATGTATCAGCCCGTGACGTTCAAACTCATTGAGAATTGCCGAGATAGCAGATAAGTCGCGCAACTCTTGCAACTTATTTTGCTTGTTTCTTTTAAATGGATTCCACATATATATATTGTTTTAAGTTTATAATTCTGTTGAAAAATTCCTCTATCCTCACGGACCGAAGAACTAAAAAATCTCATAATAGTTTTACAAAAAACGCATACGGCATATTCTCACGAACAAGCCGAATAATAATAATCTTGAACAAAAAGTTCTTTTAACACTTATATGGTTTCACTAAACCTTTTAGCCATGAATTTAAAATCCTTCAAATAACAAATATGATGAAAAAACAAAAATCTCGTTAATGTGTTATAAATCTCGTGCCGTCTACTTCAAGCACAAGTATGTCATTCACAACCCTTATCTCACCACTCACCACGAACTGCACCTTGCGCTGATGGCGGTCAGTATCTACAGCAAGGCAGACACACATACCTGCGTCTACATGTCCGCTCTTGGTAAGGAACTTGATATAGAACGGCATACGCTGCACGTTCCTGGCTGTCTGCGGAGGATTGAAGCCCGTGACACGTTGTCCCGTGCGAGGGTCATCCCATTGCCATTTCTCCATATATCGACGAAGCTCGGTGTAAGATTGGGTTGGTTTCTTCATTTTTGAATTTTGAGTTTTGAGTTTTGGATTGTGCGCTACGCGCATTTTGAGTTATTGAATTTTGAATTTTGAACTGTTGGCTTTACACCCTTTGACTTTTGATTTTCTTTTAATTCTCAATTCAAAATTGAACAATTCGAAATCGCCAACGGCGACAATTCAAAACTCAAAATTCAAAACTCAAAATTCAAAACTCAACACTCCCGAAGGGGCGGAAACTCAAGGTGTATGAACCTGTCTATTACCTTATCCTTTATCAGTTTTACGCCTCCGGCAAAAATCTTCTTACGCTGACGCAGTACGTCGGGGAAGAGAATATTGCGGAGCGAGTTACCCCAGTCGGCTGTAGAGTTTAGCAGGTGGGATGGGTGGAACACGAGCGTGTATGCAGCCAGTCGCACATCGGTCTGCGGACGGTCGTACATCGGTCCACTAAGTGTTAGAGCTCTATCCTTATTGTAGAGCACCATGTGACTGCTCAGGTCGCTCACGTCGTCGCTTTGCGCATAGATGATGCGGTCGGCGTAATCGCCAAGGTGTTTTGCTATGAGCGAGTCGCACGAGCGGTAGGTGGATAGCACGAGGTGGGTTATCCATCCTCGCTCAAAGCATTGCTCAAGAAACATGAATGTCTCTTGTTTAGGCGAAGGCATGGTGAACACCATAACGTGAGGGTCAATCACGAGGTGGCTCACTGCCTTATAGAATTTCTCCGCTGTCACGTCGCCATGAGTGTAGAACGTGAGCTGACGGTGGGGAGCCTGGTTGACCGCCTTGGGCAGCTTATTGTCTACGCAGCAAGGCGGAATGAAAAGCAGAGTATCGTCCATATTGAGTTTTGAATTAATCATTCAGCATCATCGGCATTGCCAGTGTCAACACTTTTGGCGCGGGTTCGTCGGCGGTGAGCACTACGGCGTGTGTACTGTCGAGCAACTGCATACGTATGGTGTCTGAAGGGATTGAGTTGATGCAGACCTGAACGGCTGTTGACTTTAGTCCGATGAAGAACTTGTCGGGACATTCCGAGTTGGATATGAACACCTGGTCTTCGCCCGACATGGCAAAGTCTACGTCGCTTGCCGATACGTTGATGAACATGCCGTTCTTCTCTACCTTTACCAGATTGCTTGCACTGCTTGAGAACAGACTGACGCGACGCAGAATGTCTATCATTTCCTTCTTGTTGAAGACAACGAAGTAAGGGTTGGACTTAGGAATCACGCTGCCGTAATTCGGATATTTGCCTTCCATGTGCTTACAGATAAGTTCGGTGTCGCCCGACGAGAAGCGTATGGTGTGGCCGTCGTTCTCGATGCTGATGTCTTCGCATCCGTCGAAGGCAGATAGCGTGCGGAAGTAGTTGCGGTGGATAAGCGTCTTGCAAGGTTCGCCTTTACGGAAGAAGTCGCTACCTCCCTTCTGCGGGTCGTTATTGTGCGTAATCTTGGTAAGGATGTATCCGTCGGTGGCTGCAAAAATTACTTCCGAACGGTCGTCGGCAATGTCTACACACAGACTGGATAGCGTAGGGCGAAGCTCGTCTATCTGCACGAACTTATCGGCGGTATCTATCACGGAACGGAACAACTGACCGGGCAGACTGATGATTGTCGATTTTTCACTATTGGGCAGCACCATCTGCGGATAGTCCTCGCCTGAGAAATACACCATACTTGCCTTGCCCGACTTAACGCTATCGCCACTGCCGGTGCAATACTCTACGGTGAACGTCTGACCGTCATCTACCACTTCAATCGTGACAACACAGTCGGGCAAAGTACCTAACAGCGAACTGAGCATCTTGATGGGCAACACTATCGGCTTGTCGAACTTGCCGCCACACAGAGTGAGTGGTGCAGGGATAGTGAGCTGCGCTTCGGTGGTGAATGATGTAAGGAAGAACTGACCGCCTTCGTTACGTGTCAACAGCACATTGTCGAGAATGGCTATCGTGTTCTTCGAGCCGATACACTTTGCCGACTTGTTGAGGGCAGAGTGGAGGGCGCGGGATGATTGAGCTTGAAGTTTCATGAATTTTGAGTTTTGGATTTTGAATTTTGAATTGTTGCGCGTTGCGCAATTTTGAGTTTTTGAGTTTTGAATTTTTAGTTGTTTCCGTTGGAAATTTTTTGAGTTTTTAAGTTTTGAATCGGCAATTTTCAAATCAACATTGAACAATTCCTAATCGCCAAAGGCGACAATTCAAAACTCAAAACTCAAAATTCAAAACTCTTAGAACGGCAAATCCTCGTCTTCCGCCGGATTATAACCGCCAAGGTCTACGCCGCTTGATTCTGCCGGTGCCACATAGCCGGAGGCTGCACCTGCTACGCCTACATTCGGTGTAGCATAAGGCGACGGCTGCTGTGTGGGCTGTGGCTGGTAGAGCATAGCCAGTCGCTTGTTCAGACGCTGACGGATAACCTTAAAGAGGTGGGTGTTCTCGTCGGTAGGGTCTTGGTTCACGATGTCAGGGTCACGATCCTTATTTGCCTCCTTCACCTGCTCCACGAGCTTAGGGTATTTCTTTACCGCTACCTTGACGAAATCTACAGAGAAGGACATCTGCATTTCGTGTGTTGGAACAGTAACGTTTGTGTCGCCACGCTCCATTGCCGAACGACGCACGGTGTTTTTGTATTTCTCGTTCAGTGGCCAGATATTCACACGCATCTTCGCCAGTGTGCGGTCGGGCTTCTGCGGATGTTGCTCCACTTTGATTTCATTCAAGTCTGCCGGAACGCAGACATACACTCGCTCGGGATTGTTCTTGTCAATACCCTTGAATACCTACGCTCCGTTTAACGAGAGCAGGTCAATGTTGCCGTTGTAACTTGCCATTTTGTTTATAGTTTTTATTTGTTTATTTATGTTTACCGTTTAATATAATCTCGCCCTGCTATCGCTCATATCGTCCATCGTGCGCACCTTATACCATTTCTTCACTCGGTTCTTCGGCGCATACACCTTTGAAAGCCCGATAAAGCTGCTGCAAGCGAGGTGCAGAGGACTGATGTTGCCGCCGAACAGCGGGGAACTCTGCTCCCTGCAACTACATTTTATGTGGTCGTAAGAAATGCAGTTTTCGCATCTGGGGGGGTGAATGTTCGCATATCGTATTGTTTTATTTACATTCTACTTTAGAAAAAGAAGGGCGTAGCACTTCATAATACTCTATTTGTTCAATGTCATCAACAGAATAACTCTCGGTGCAATATTCTTCAAAGTACTTGCAGCGTTCTTTCCCTATTGGATAGTCTATGACAGATTTTCCTTCTGCATCAATCTTATCATAGTCTATATAGCGACCTTTACATGGTGTAAACTTTTCAGAAATTTTAGGAGTGAATACCAACAGAGCATCAGGACAAACAATCCCCTTCAATCGGCGAAAATCCTTTTTAGCCTGTTCCATGCCACCAATTCCAAAACAGAATCCCTTTGCCGTGCTTGCCGTACCACGTTTCTTACTGTGGTCGGTAGTATTCTTTAATGTCTCTCTATGAAACAACTTAGCTATCTCAACAGAAGACATGAAACGGTATAATTTCATAATCTATCTTTGTTAAAGATTAAACATATACGCCTACTCCTCCACAGCCAATTTCAACTTTTCCTGCTCGATATACTCATTGCAGTACTCAGCAGGGACATAGGTATGTGCATAGAACTGTGTGGCTCCAATCACGCGAAGAGTCTCGCGCTCGTTCAGTATCGTGCGATAATAGTGTTTGATATAATCGAACACGATGTTCTTGGCTGTTACCACATCATAAGCCCATACCACGAACATATCCTTTGTATGTACGCCAGCTTTCGACCTGGTATTCTCTGGCTCATACATCTCGGTATCAATGAACGAAGCCTTAACCTTGAACGGCTCTTTTACAGGAGCATCTGCATCTTTTTCGAGTTCAGTTTCCTCCTGTTCAATGTCTTCTTTTGTGCGACCGATAAAATGAATACCTTCTATTATCTCCGACTTAGCGACATATATTGACTCGGCACCCTCAGTCTTAAAAATTTCGTTTACAGCACCCTCTGCGTAATCGGCTGCAAGATTTTGTGCACCTCGCAAAGAATCGCTGCGCACAATAAGTACGGCGTTATCTCCCAAACCATTGCGCACCATCACCTTTATTGGCATAATCCTATTGAACAAAGTTGACTCCTTAGCACGATGCGGAACGTCCGTTATCACTACCTCCTCGATTTTATTATTTTTCAATTCTTCGAGAACTTTGTCAGTAACCATACATCCTCGATGCGCAATATTCTCAGCACGCTCTATAACGACGTTCTGCTGAGTGTCCTCGTCAATAAAGGTCTCGTTCCAAACTCGGTTTGCTGACTCCGCCAAATAATGGCCTACTGCTTCTGCTACTGGCACTACCTTAGTCTGATAATCCTTTCTAAGCATTATTTTCTTCATACTCTATAAATGTTTAAGTTATACTTTCAGTCTAATTAAAACGGCATATCCTCTTCCTTAACATCCGGCGCAACAGCCGTGGGTGTTGTAGCTGCAAGTGCCGACATTCGCCTGCCCTGCTTGCGCGTCTTGTTGTTCTCCCAGCGTTCCTTCTCTTCATCGGTGAGCTGTACGATATTGCCGTCATCGTCGCGGTATGGCAGCGGGTCAGGCTGTTCGGCATATTGCTTAGCTATACGTTTGAGTTCTCGGTAATCCTTCGGTATTACGTCCTTGCCAGGGCGGTAGAAGAAGAACACGTGCTTTGAAGTTTGGAGATAGCGGATGAACTTCGGCTCGATGGTGTTGTCGTTCTCCCACTCACGACCGGTGAAGTATTCTTGCGTAACCCATGCCTGCAACTTAAAGCACTTGCGCTGTTTGTCGCTCTCGTTCTCGAAGAGGTGCTTCGGGTTGCAAGTGATAGACATATTCTCGCAAAAGTCGTATATCTTCTTCTTGAAGGTGGCTCGGCTATACTCCTTACTCTTACCTTCAGAAGCATCTGCCCAGTCGCGCATGAACTCATTAAACATATCATCCGTACATATCGGCACACCGTAAACCTCATTGCGAGAGAAAAACCACTCGAAGTAGCGCACGATGCTCTCGGTGAGCTTCTGCACCATCTGACGGCGACGCACATTGCCTTGAGGTGCAATGGCAAAAGTGTGATAGCGCATCAGGAACTGCACTGCTAAGGCGCAGAGATAGATGGTCTGGTTGCGGTCGGTGTCGGTGAGCTTTGCAGGGTCAAGCGTGAAGTTCTTCATCACGTCCGAAGGCGATCGTGGCGGCTCGTTTTTCATAGAGTTGCCTCGTGAGAAGCGATCTGAAAAACTAACCAAGGGGAATCGACCTACGGTAGAGCCTTCATCATCCGACAATGGGTAATTGGATGTAATGACGTGCAAGGGCGATTCTTCCATTTTCAGGGAGATAGGATCGCCATACTTGCGCTCTACATTAGTGCCTCGTGTCACCTTCACATAGAAGTATTGCAAGGGGAAACCTTTAGGTCGGTCTTCCCAATGTACCGTTCTGTACTTGCCTGGATATTTCAGAATGTCGGTAAGGCAGTTTTTTGCGCTTTCAATATCCTTAAACGACTTCATATCTATAGGCAGCACGTTTACGGCTGCATCCACCACAAGATTTACCATTACCGATTTACCACTACCGCCACTCGCCTGCTTCTCGTCAGGAATCTTATCCTCAAGAAAGTAAGGGCAGATATTCTGCATACCATCCCATGAACGATAGCACAAACGCCCGATACCGGAAAGCATATTGGCAAAGTGTGCATTTTGTATAGCTATTGCATCAGGCGTAAGCGACTTCTTATTGCGCTGGGCTTCCAATTCTTCTTGCCAAAGCACGTTTGAACAACCGCGCACCACACGAAGTATGGGCCATAAGTCTTGCTCGCGCTTGCTGCGCCACTCTACCAGCCATCGGTAGGTCTGCGCCCACTCCATAAGGTCGGAACGCATCTGCTTGATTTCTGATAGAGAGAACACCGGCGAACCGTCCTCATTTCTCATTGCCTCTTTGGTATCAATAGACCGAAGCCTACTCTGATATTCCTCGTTTTCCTTAATAACGAAAGGAGGATCGAACACTCGCATCGTGAAGTCATACGGCTTCTTGGCGAGCGAGGGGATGAAGAAGTTGATGTCGTCGTAAGACACCGTGCGGATGCTGTCGGGCGTTATCTTCAATGCCACATTATTGAAGTAGAAATACTCTGTCTTGGCATAGAACGCATCAGCAAAGTTTATCACCATACTCTGCAAACCTCCCGCAGACTTCTCGTTAAACGTCTTGTCTATCATGTTTGCGCAATCGGACATCATACGTCGCTCATTGTCGTTGTGCCGCCAAGCCTGTTCCACATAGTCCATCAATAGAGTTTTTGCAGCTTGCATTATGCTCTTTGCGTCGATATACTCGACAAAGCATTTGTTCAGATGGATATATTGGCCCACGAGGTCGGTGCTCTCCGGGTCTATCATACGATAATAACCGTGACAAGTCATAAAGAGCCATAATCTTGTGGGCGACACCTTACAGGTAGGCGGCTTTAGTTTTCCACTTCGAGGGTCACGCGGATATTCTATCTCAAATGGCTCCGTGTTTCTTGCTCCACGCAATCGGGAGTAAAGCGGAAGGCGAAGGTCATGATCAAACTGAAAGTTTTCTTCAGCGTTCATGGTATATGTCAACAGATAGTCGCGCACCGACCTTGGGGAACATCCGAACAGCCATTGCCAGCGTCGGCAATAACGTGAGCGGAAACCTTCGGGCAGCATTGCATAATACAATGAACTAAACTTGGTGCATATAGCTCCGCAGTCGCGCTGTGAGGCAATATCGTTGGGGTATAGGATGATGACGTGCTCGGCAAATCGGTTCATCTTCTGATATTGCACAGCCCTGAAATCAAGATTCTCCCGTTTCCATTCGCCACGCTCGATATACCAGAAATTTCTCCGTCCGATGGAGAACGCCACGTGATACCAGCAGAAGTCTTGAAAATGCTGGTCTTCTGCCTTGTCAAGGCGCAAGGAACGCATGGCATAATACACGCTCAATGCGTCTTCGGGTGTGCGGCAAAATACGATGTTGCGAGCCTTTATCTCGGCGGTGGGGATTTTCACGTCCACCTTTTTGAACGTACCTTTCGGTTCTCCGTCCTTGGTCTCGTTCTCTTCCCACACCTCCTTGGTCTCAGTATATTTCTCTTCGGGGTCGTACTTTGCAATGGCCGCATGAACGGCTGTGTTGTCGCTCTTGCGCTGATCCATCGCATATACAAACACATTGTCGCCCATGAGCCACTTACTCACCTTCCTCACGCTGTGCTCCTCGGCGGTAGAGAACACTATTGGTTCGCTCCCTGCCATTGCCGGACGAAAGAAACATCCGTATGAGTTTTGCGGACCTATCTCCTGCGAGGCGAAGCATACGAACAGCGGATTCCAGGGTGTGCCGTGGATAATCTCGCTAACATGCTGACCGTCACGTATCACATCAGGCAGCGTCACGCTCAGAAGGGAATAGATACGGAAGTCCTTGTTGAGCATGTCGGGCGTAAACGTACTGCCAAAGCCGAAGCGAGGCAGCCCCTTGTCAAGCGTCACCTCACACCCAAGGGCTGCAAGCTCTTGTGGCGAGAAGTCGGTCTTCGGCATGAAAGAGAAGGTCTCGATGGTCTGCTGTGCCCGAGTACGGTAGTCCATCTTGGCAAACACCTCTGGGAAGGCACAGCGCACCTCATCGGTATCGCCATACACATCCTTTGCGAGTCTCTGGCAGATACGCTGAAGACTATATCCGTGCATCGGAAGATTCATCTTGGCTGCATACAGCTCGATGGCTCCATAGCCAGTCTTACCCGTACGGGTGCATTTCCATTTTACGGCACCATGCTCTGCCATTCGGTTGTCGTCAACGCCCACACCCGAATACAGTCCACCTCGCTCATTCTCGTAGATAATGAAGTGAGGTGTCTGCTTGACATCGGCATCCGCGTCCTGTCCCTTCTTGCAGATAGGACAAAAACACGCGGTCTGACCTTCGATGCGCTGCTCGTTGGCAGGCTTCACGAGAAGGTGCAGGTCGATGTTGGCGAGACGATTTATTATAGGATGAAAGAACATAGTTTCCCTTTATTATTTAAAAGGGACAGCCGACGATGTGCCAAACTTCTTTCAGCCTTGCTCAATCTCCGAGGCCTTCAGTTCCTTATTACTGGCGAGGCTTACTTATAGGAGGGCGTTAACGCTACCTCCATCGTCGTGCTGTCCTTTATTCTTTTTGCTTTTACATTTGTTATTTATAAGTTCAGAAACGTCTCCGTGCGGAAGTGTCGGATGGTGCAGTTAGCCAAGTTCTTCATGCAGCTAATCAGCATCAGCACGAAATCCTTGAACGAAATGAAGCTCTCATTAAGATCGATTATCTCCACAGCCACACGCCAATAGCATTTGCCGTTTTTCACTCGGCAGGAATGCTCATTTCTTACTATTATATTCCCTACATTGCCTTGCATCATCGTGAACAACTTCTGGCACACATCCTTCACTAAGGCGAATGGAGCGTGGAAGAGCAGCACTTTGTTATCGCTGTCATAGTCGCGCACGGTCTCGGTATAAGCTATACGGTGCAGATATTCACGATGCGTAGGCCGTCCTTGCCTTTTGTTCCGGCGGTTGGGGATATAGGGGTAATTCAGATACTCGTGGTTAGGCATTATTACTCCGGATATTTCAGATGAGTCAATTTCTTCATCATCTGCCACGTTGAATATATGCTGCGCTTGCAATCAAACACGGGGTCATGCTCCGCACCCCTCTCCACGTCCTTATAGTCTTCCACAAGGTCATAAGCCTTTTCTGGATAATAGAACACACCACACGCATTGCATATCAGTCGGGCTGCCTCATAGAGAAATGTACGATGGTCGCGAAAATAGGTATAATTTACAGGGATGTTGATATTCAACTTATAACAGATATTACGCAAGATAGCTATGTCAAAATCTGAGCCCTGCGCCCAAAGACACACGTCCTGATTGCCATGCTCTTTTTTGAAGTCCTCTATCCACTCAAATAGGTCCTTAACAGCCACTTCGATAGGTCGGCAAGGCAACTCATAGCTGTCATTGCTTAACAACGAGGCTTTCGCTTCATCACTCTTTGCACCCCACCATTCTGCGGTCTTGCCGTCGAAAGTGTAATTGTTGACGAACATACTACGAAGGTCGATGTGGCAAGAGAATACACTTGAAGGATCCTGTGTACTACCATCTTTCAGATTATAAAAAGGAGATTTCTCGCTATCTCGCTTCCATGCCACGGCACCAATCGACATTACAGCCGCGGTAGGAGTCAGAGAACAAGTCTCAAAATCAAGCGTAATATCAAGCATATTTTTAGTACATTATAATTATTCGTTAGTTGTATAAGAAGTAAGAAGGGCTCGTATGCCTTCCTGCTCCCACGGTCTCCAGTTCTCGGTGGTGAAACGCTTTATCACGGTTGCCGCACTCATTCCTCGCTCGTTCATGTAAGCAATAAACTTGTTGCACATACCAGCGTTCACACGCTTTAGGCAAGAATAGAATATACCGGGCTCTTTGCTCTGCGCCAGGGTATAGAGATACCCCTTATCACCTTTCACCATCTGTAGGTCGTTCTCGTCCACATATTCTAACAATGGCTGCGACACGTCGGGCAATAGTAAGAATTGGCGTTTACACTCATTGATGCCATCTATCTCCCATTCAGAAAATCCCTTCTGAAAGAAACGAAGGTAGAAAGTGGCAAGAGTAAAACCCTTCTTTGCCAAAGTCACATACAGAGACTTCTTGTCTTCAACCGACATGTCATCTGTCTGCAATGGTGTGTATGATCTTGTGATTTTTTCAACAATTTCCTTGGTCATCTAATTCTTATTTCTTAAATTTGATGCAAATATAATTCTTAAAATTGAAATTATCAATACTTATTATTGATCAAATCAATTCTTTTGCATTTTTTAATAATTAAAGGTTCTACATTAACACTTATCACTATGATGTACCAATACAATTTCTCGTTTCTTAATGAATGGCTCGATGCTAACCCAGACATCCCCAAAGGTGAGATTCTGCAAGCTCTCGGCGCCAAGTCTAACAATCGTTTTAAGGCGTGGATAAGATGTGAGGGGCCGATGCCCGTCATCAGTATGCTACGACTCTGTAACACGTTCCAAATTCCTCTATCTGCTTTCTTCCGCGATGTAGATGCGGGCGCAGACGGAGCTGTTGTGCCTGGCATGCCTACACCTAACGATATTCTTGAACCAGTACAAGGCTACGCAAGTGGCACGGAGGAACGTCAGCACGGAGAACGCTCTATGCTCAACCCTCTTGATGTACGCATTACCCCATCAGTAGTGCCTGGCGTTGTTATGAAGCCGAGAGAAGCTGATGATACGCAAGAGACTGCAAAGCCTACTGCCAGCAACACTGTAGGCGAGAAGGAAAATACGAGTCTGCCTATAACTGACAATATCAGTGACGCTAACCTTGCGGCTATCGTGGCATTAGAGAATAGGCACATGACACAGCAGCATCGTCTGCTCGATGTTATTGCCGAGCAACAAAAACAGATAGCTAATCTCACTCGTATGCTAAACGAAGCGAAACACAACGCAAATATGAACATGGGCATGAACGATGGCTATATGGTCGCTGACCATCCTACACGTGATTGACATACAAAAAAAGCGTTACCTATCCATCACGGACGGGTAACGCAAAAAAAACTAATCTAAACTAAAACCTAATTATTAACCACTTATGATATACTACTTATTTATGTTCGTTTATCGCTGCCATCTTGCGACGATAAAACTCCTTTTCTTCTATCTTCGTTAGCGTCATGTCGGCGCTTACATACGGAACATCGGCATACCAGAAGCCTTGATGCAAGAACACGATGGGGGTGCTATTGCCAAATGTCATGGGCAATGGCAGGTTGTCTTTAGTACGCTTCGGCTGAAGGGTGAGTATGCCAAACAGCTCGGCCTCACTCACGACTGGCAGGGCATTCATCTCTTTCTCCAAGTCGGTGCCTTCGATGGGGAAGAAGAACACACGTCCGTCGGGCGACACTTCCTTGTCCCAACCGTCACGTCCAGTAGTGTCAGCAAACTCCACGGCTCCCACTCCACCTGCCATGCCTTCAGGCGACTCGTAGTAACTACTCGCGCCCTGTCTTTCTACCCATTCACGCGCCTTTTCTTCGGCTTCCTGACAACGGAGCATAAACGCCTGAATGTCTCGGCCAACATTAGATGTAGCCGAAATCTTGTAATAATAATGAAGTTTCTTCATATATTCTTAATTCAAATTAAACAATTCAAAAATCACCTTAGCGCAGCGTAGATTACCGGCTCTCCACATTCATCATCCTTCATCTTAAAGCCTCTCACAGCCAACTCCTGAAGGTACAATGCCAGCGGATCGCCCAACGGACACACCACTGCCTTGAAGTACGAGCGAAGCTGATAGTCGGTAAACATGTCGCAATCTTCACGCCAATGGTCGAGAGGCTTGTATTTCTCGCAGAACGCCTCTATCTTGGCAGGGATAACGAAGTCCTGTAGCGTCACTTCCGGCTGTTCCGAGAGTTCAACCATTCCTCTGTCTTGTCTTTTAGCCATGATAATAGTCCTAATATATATAATAATACAAAAGCCCAGAATGCAAGTTCCTTCATGGCTTTCCACATAAAGTCTTCAAAAGAAATGTCTTTTATCTCTTTTGTGTTCTTCTCCTTCGTCACATTCGTGCTGTCCTTCTTTGCCCAGTGGGTACCCACATTCAGCCTGTTGCTCAACACAAGGCTGTCTATCGTATGCTGCATACGTGATATGGTCGATTCCAGATGCTTGAAATGTTCCTCGTAAGAACTATTGCGCTCATAGTCACCCTTACGGTGGATGGTGCGGTCAGTAGTGGTGGTCTTGTTGCCTTGAGCGTCCGTGCTCTCGGTCACTCGCTCCTGGACGGTCTCCTCTCCCCTACCCTTCTCGCTTGTGGTGCCGGACGTATGACTCTCGTCTGTAACAAAAGCAACAGTGCTATCAGTCTTCACATCCGACTTCTTCACACTGTCCGTAATGGCTTCAACCGTGCTGTCCCGTCGCTCCTCGCTCTTGCTACCTTCCGTCTTCCGCGAAGCAGCACAGCCCACGAGCATGATTACAGCCATAAGCCATAACATAATATTTCTGATTTTTTCCATATATATGTCTTGTTGGTTTCTGCGTACAAAATTAGAAAAAGTCGCTGAGACCAACAGGACAAAATAAAACACCGCTTACCATTGGGAAGGGTAAGCGGTGTGAATGTTTATTGTTTTACAATCTTATAGTTCAGGGAAATTTTCTTGCCGAATATCTTAACGGCGCATTTCTGCGCATGGGACAAAACGGCAACATCGACAAAATGCTCTTCTATCATTTCTACTTGAGATTTATTCTCCACGCCCAAACATACAGCACCATCCTCAAACGATAGGTACCTAACCTTGCTCAAGTCGGACGCAAGTTGCTTATCAATCAAGCGCAAAAACATCTGCCACTCTTTTTCACCTGGTTTCACTTCCTCGACTTCAGCAAAGGCAAAAGTCTGTTGCTGTGCCTCGGCCTTCGCGCTATGCTGCTTTATCCATTGCTCCATAATGTAAAACACGAAGTCCTCCATCGTGCCACTCCATCTATGCGGCTGCTCCACTGCCTGGGGCACGCCATTATAGGCATACGCCTTGAAGTCGTTCCAAAGGTCTTCTGGAACATCAGCAACAAACGTCTTGAGCCGTTCTTCGTCGAGTGTAGGGTATAACGACATCAGCTTGGTGCACAAACGCTTTTCTGACGAGCCACGATGCAGCTCCAAATCTCGCGCCACACCCAACGGCGTGCGCTTAATGTGAAACTTTATTTTTTCAGGATTGCCTCGTTTTGCGCTGCCTCTATAAATAGGCTCGTAACCTTTTTTTTCTGGGTCGATGCACGAGAGCATTATCTCTATCTTATTTTCCTCACATAGTCGTTCCATGTCGCCACGCGCCACATCTAACACCTGTTTGCGGAACTGTGAGAATTTCTGATATTTCTCGGTAGTCACAACCTTTGCAGGTTGCGTATCGTCGCTTTTCTCAACGTCTACCTTAAACATTCCCAATGCTTCTTTTAACTCACGGTAATCTATAGCAGGGTGCATCTGTCCCTTGCTCGCATACTTCATCAGCAGGAGATAAAGACGTGACGTGTAAGCCGAATTGCAGAAATAGGCGATACGTTCAAGATGATTAAAATATCCATCTGTCATATCAAACACAGCTTTTGCAACCTCTATGTTTATCGTGACCTCGATATATCCGTCACGTCGAAACTTGCGTACTTCCTGTCCGTCCTCATCAATCTTAATCTCACCGTCTCCAGAATAATTGAAATCTTCGCCTTCCCGTGACGTGAAGTTCTTTGGAATAAATATCTTACTGAAGATTGGCATGTAGTCCTCGCCTTTTCTAAGTCCTGTCTCCGAATCAAACCGAGGAAGATGAAACTCTATTTTCTTCATTTGGTTTATCACCTTCACCGACTCGTCATAATGACTGCTATCTATGCCGAAGTCAGCCAGGCGCAAACGTATCGGTCCCATCTTCAACAGATCTTCTTTCGTTATGCCCCCATTAGGACGTTCTTTGCTCAAATAGCGGTGTTCGTTCAAGAACTTGGCAAAATGGTCTTGCAGCCGTCCGCTTACCAACAACATAACATCCTGTTGTATGAGGGAATAGCTTTTAGCGTATGATGTATAGTTGACAGGAGTGTTTATCCAGCGCAGTTCATTCAAAGCAAGTTGAAGTTTGCCTTCTTTGTCTTCTTTTTTCGCTTTCTTTGCCATAACCTACGTTTTTATGTACTTAAACCTACGTTTTTATGTACCAAAACCTACGTTTTTGTTTACCAACTCCTACGTTTTTGTTTACTTCATATGCTCTAACTAATTGATTTTCAACTCCTCAAAATCTCCTTAATATAATATAATATAAACTATTATTCTATTCCTTTTGAAAAGGGGAAAAAACATATCTTATAATTATATTATATTAAGAGGTTCCGAGCGTGTTGATTATCAGTTAGTTATCTACGGTGAAGTAAACAAAAACGTAGGAGTTAGTAAACAAATCCGTAGGTTTAAGTAAACAAATCCGTAGGTTTTGGTAAACAAATCCGTAGGTTTTATAAACCCAAAACAGCACACTTTTGTAGTGACTTGGTAAAAAGATTTAGTAGGATTTTACCTTACTTGTTTCGCTCTATAAACTCATGTATTGCTTGTAAAGCGAGGTCCTTCAACGTGCGCCCAGTCTGAAATTTCATCATTGTCAACTGCATATAATCCTCCATAGGCACGTTTACAACGATGCCGTTCTCAGTCTTTTTCCCCTTTGCAGCAAATGAGGTGTCTGTCAGAGTTCTTCTATGATTACGCCCTTTGGCTGCTTGTGTCGAGGTGTTTTTAGCTTTATTCTCTGATGCTTCATTCTCTTTATTGTCAACTGCCGCCTCATTCGTAGGTTCAGTTGTTGTTTCTTTTTCAGACTCGGGCACAACAGCAGAAGATTCCTCTTGCTGTGTGCTCTGTGTCAAAAGGGGGGCTTCGCCGTTGTCCCTTATATCTTCTGCCACTTTTTTCACTGGCGAATCGTTCCAATTAAATCCCATTGTTATCTCTTTTTATTGATTCTTGAATGTGTCAACTATCTCTTTTGCAAACGCCTCATAGCTCTGGGCTGCGTCACAGTCAGGAGCATAAGTGAAGATGTCCTGCATCATCGCCTGGGCTTCCACGATCTTTGTGCGACGCGGTATCTCTGTCTTGAACACATAACTGCCGTATTCCTCGTCAATATGTTTCGAGAAACCCACGCTTGCCTTTGTGCGCTTGTCAACCATCACCTTCAGTAGTCCGCGAAGCTCAAGGTGGGGGTTTATCTCGTTTCTCACTTCCTTTGCCCAGTGTATCACGCTCGACGAGCCAAATGTTGGCAGTGCCTCAAGCTGCATGGGAATGATGATGCCTGTCGCCACCGACATGGCGTTCTTCGTGACAAGGTTCATGGCTGGAGGGCAGTCGATGATGATATAGTCGAAGGCTTCTATCACACTCTGCTTGCCACCCTTGTCTTCTGGAAGCATTACGGGCAATGCGAACAACTTACACAGCACTTTCAATGGGTTTAACTCGCGCAGCAGAAATGGCTCCACGTTTAGCATGTCTTCAGATGAGGGAGCGATAAACAGGTTGCCGTGATAGTCCTGCTTGTCAATGCTCACCTGGTACACAGGCATCGCAGTCTTGTCTACCAAGGCTTCGTACATTGTGCCGTGCTTGTCCTGACGATCACGCCAACCGCACAGCAACGACACGTTGGCCACCTGAGCGTCGAGGTCTACAATCAATACTCTTGTTTCTGGGTTCAGCTTGATCAATCCGCAAGCCAAGTTGTGAGCTGTTGTGCTCTTACCTACTCCGCCTTTGTCATTCACAATGGCGAGAACTTCTCTGAGTCTTTCCATATTCTTTAAGTATTTAAATGTTAATAATATCTATCTAAATACATAAGTACGAACATATCTAAATATCCACGAACCTACGAACGTATAAAAGTACGAACGTATATGAATACGTAAATACGTGAGTATCTTTGTATCACGTTGCAAATTTAAGAATTATAATTCATATATCCAAACTTTTCAGCCTAAATATTTATCTATCTACGTAAATAATTATCAATGTATCTATCTACTTACTTACCTATCTATGTAGATAAATAAAAACATAAATAAGTAAATATATAAATAAGTAGATAAATACGTTAGTACTTACGTATAAACGTACATAGGTATATATGAAAATACGGAAGTATAAAAGTACTTAAATAAGAAAATATCTTAGTACGAAAGTATAAACCTATTCCCATTCGTCATTTACAGTTATGTCCACACGCCAGTCATCAGAAGAAACGGATGAACCCGATATTTCTTTAACATCGGATTCAACCGTTTTACCGGATTTTATCCTACAAGCGACCTTACCAGGTTTTCGCCCTTCTCCGTCAGCTTGTACACGTCCTCACCGAACATGCTCTGAAACCACTTCTCAAGATACCCTGCTTCCACGAGTTCCTCCAGTTCCGGACACGCTGGCTTTCCGTCTACACGTCGATAACCCGCAAAACCTTTCTTCTGGATGTGCTTCAATGTTGCAATCTGACTCTTTGTAAATTTCTCTGTTTCTGCCATAATTCTATAAAGTTTTAAATTGTTAATAAAAACTGTGCGATATATTATTTCGTATGGAGCTTCTTGTATTGCTCGTCATCAAGTTGCCCCTCCTCGTGCAGGTGCTCAAGGTAGAGTCGTGCAATGATCCCCGTCGCATACTTAGAAGCCTCGTATGCGAGTCGCAGGTTGTCGCCATCAAGCAATCTGAAGTCAGAGAATTTTCCGTCTTTCCATACTTCCACGTTCACTCCTAATTTCTCGTCATCGCCACCTACGGCAATACGAATCTCGAATTTCTGGTTTTTCATAAATGCCCTATTTTTTATTTAGTTTCTTAGTTACAGATATGCTGATGCAATATCCGTCCTCCGTCTCAATCTTTACGCCTGTCTTGTCTGCTCCGGCGTTTTCAGTAATAACTTTCAAGTGATTAAAATACTCTTCTACTGTCATAATTAAGTAGTCAAAATAAAATTCAAAATTGAATAATTCAAAATCGGCAAAGCCGACAATTCAACATTCAACATTCAACATTCAAAATTCAACACTCACTCTCGCTTTCCGCCAATCATCGGCATTAAGAACACCGCAGCGCCCGCAAACGCCAACATCACGACTCCCGTTGACACTGCCAGCAGCACCGCCAGTACACCCGCCAACACTGTCTTCACGCTCATGCCCTTGTCTTCACTTTCCGACGTGTCCTCGCGTTCCTCTCGTAGTGTCGGCTCGCCTACCTGCGGATAGTTACGCTTGCGTTTCGGCTTCGGCTGGGGTATAGGTTCCGGCTCTGCTTCCAGCTCCTGGCTCTGATTAATCTCAGGCTCTATAACGCAAGGCTCTACTTCCGGCTCCTGACTCTGATTAATCTCAGGCTCATCCTCCACCTTGCCATCCACGCACACGATAACATCTCCGTGCAAGCTAACCTCTATCTTGCAACCTGCCACAAGGCCCTTCTGGTTGAAGGTCTTCTCGCTGCCGCAGTTGGCATGTGCAAAACGGTGTCCGTTCATTTCCACCTCGTCAAAGTCGGCGACATACGTCACCTTGCCAGTCTTCTCGCCTATCGTGGTATGATGTCCGCGATATGTGGTAACAGCCTTGAATACGGGGCGAAATTTAAACGCACAGTTGTACTTTGCGTCATGGTCGGTCTGTCCGATGCGGTCGTAATAGTCGTAATTGTCAAACTTGAAAACGAGTCCGTCGGTAGGGTAGGGCAGCTTCTCGCGCTCCACCTCGGCCGTGCATACTATGCGCTCCACGTCCTGCGTCAACTCGTCGTCGCTCTTGCCCATGTCTATCTGCTCCACGAAAACGCAAGTGAGAAAACCTCTATAAGCCAACTCGTCCATAGCATAATAATGCAATGTTACCCCGTCGGCTATTATGCGGAAGGGATGAAACTCCAGATGGATGCACTCCGACGGCACAGCCTCTTTCTTCGACATAATGCCATTGCTTGTAGATCTTGGCGACTTACCTGCCTTGCTATAACGAGCGAACTCTTCAAGCGAGATAATCACCTCGCCTCTCAGCTCCACACGGTCCTCATCCTTCCATTGCTCCACATATCCCTCAACGCCATTCACATACTTCATATGATCCAGGCAGTCGATACCGAACAGCTCTTTGCCATGTCCGTAAGTGGCCTCCGAGAGTCTCCCGCGACGATAAATAAGGCTCACCGTCTCGCCATCGAATTTCCACTCTACATCCACCTCCGTGCCCTTGCCGTTGATGTTGGCAGCTTTCTGTTGTGCTCTCAGGTATTTCACCACCGATTTGGCATCATGCAGCTTCTTCATCGACAGACAAGCCGTACGACGTGCCACGGTACGCTTGCCGTTGCCATTCTCACTGTAGCACTGCTGAGTAGGTGAGTCGGGCAATATCTCGTCCGCGTGCTGCTCTTCGTACTCCTGCACAGCAAAGTACATAGCATCATATTCCTCGTCGCTGATGATCGGACAGTTCAGCCCGAAGTATCTATAGTCGTGCATCTTTACCACGTCAACCAACGCACGATAATCGTCGAAATTCTCAATTCTTTTCATATTCCATGAAGTATTTAAAATATTATTCCTATAATTGTTGTTTATTTCTATTCCGGTGCTACCGCCATAATAGTTCTCATAGTCTCATTGACATAGCTGCCACCACCATGCGCCATAATCCACTCTCGCACATCGTCAGCAATGAGCAACTGCCGTTTGTTCTCCTCCATGTCGCGGATCGTCCGGATAGTTTCCGTCAGGTACTTACCGCCACCGTGTGCCATTATCCACTCGTGCACATCGTCAGTCACTACATATTGTCGTCTAGTGCCGCCGATGGCAGGTCTGCCTGCTGTCCTCGTCGTTTTACTTTTTTCTGCCATAGTCTATAATGTTGATTAAACGTCCTTGATGTCCTCATATGCCGACTTCACCGATGCAATAGCATTGCGCAGGGCGTAGTATTCGGCTTCCAAGTCCTTACCGTTCTTGTCTACCAGATTATCGTCAAACTGTCTCTCAATATCTTGCAGAGCGTTCAACGCCTGACAAACTTTCGTAGCAGCTTCTTTTATCTGTTCCTTTAATGGTGATTTTTTCATACATTCTAAATCTTTGTTAATAATACAGCCAATTTCTTTGTCCGTACCGTTTTAATTCTTATATTTGCACCTGTCTTCGGAGGCTTTTCAATCGTACCTTCATGGAATAGAAATAAAGCAACAACTTCCGTTGACAGTCAATTCTTCGGAATTGTGGATTCAAACGCTCACAAAAGAGCTAATTTCTACTATGGTAGATTCGAGCCAGATGGCTCGCGTAGCCCGGCTTAGGTCGGGCTTTTTGCTTTCCTTACTCTTCGTTCTCCTCGTCTTCTTCCTCCTCGTCTTTAGAATTCTGATACTTGTCACTGTTCGCAACCAAATCCTTTAGAGCGGTCTCGAAACTATAGTCTGTCTTAAGGTAAATGGCACAGTCACAATCTAAACCTTCATAACAACCATCATCTCGTTCGTCTTCACAAGAACGAAGGATTCCGCCCTCCGGATCAATCCAGAAAGTAAATCTATATTTGTCTTCCAAATCTCCTGTTGCTTCGACGTTTATCTCGTGGCCGTCATAGTCAATCGTGAAAAAGTAAATAGTATCTAAAAACTTCAAACCCTCGGTGTCACCGGCAGCTGCATAAATACGCCCGTTCTCGTCTTCACGCAAGTCAAACCAAGCAGTTTCTATGTGTTTTCTATACCAATCGGCCAAGACCTCAGAACGATTCGAAGCTATATATATATACTGCTCAAACCAATCAAACACACTGTCGTCTACTACTTCTTCATCCAAGAAGCCTTCACCTAACTTCTTATATTGTGTGTTGTCAGTCGGCAAATTTACTTCTTTCAACAGCTTAGCGCAATGGAGACCTTCTACTCTAATAAACATATCGTTCCGCTTGCCGTGATGCGGTAGGGCTGAAACTTGTGATTAATATTCTTTGCTATAACAAAGATATTACTCTTTACTTTAATTGCTTTTTTAATAAACCAAGCATGATTTCCTCCTCTGCTTCATCGAGGTTATAACAAGCATGAGGAACGATGGTTGTTTTCGTATTGCCTTTATGCAGATAGATGATATTCGCGTTCTCATGCCAAGGACGCGACTTGTAACACCGCTTCACCATTTCTGAGAACGAAATGTTCTCCTTCTGTGCGTAGTCAGTGTTCCAGATGTTCATAAGAGCAACGAGCTGCTTCCAACTTAATTCGTTTAACTCTATATTGCCATTCTCTTTTACTGTTTTCTCTAAAATGTTCTCCATATCATTCCGCTTAACCGTGATGCGGTAGGACTGAAATGTTCTTTATCTCCAATAATACACTGTGTCCTGCAAGCGGTATTTATGTCGGCATCCTATAAGGTAAGCAGCAATATTCACGTCTCCGCTTGCCGTATAGAAGCGTTCAAAAAGATCTTCGCAATGTGTCACATTGTCGCCATCATCAAAGATGACAGGCTCTTTACCGTTGTAGGTGATTTTGTCCTCTTCAAAAACAACGTCATCATCTTCCAGATATTCGAGGTTTTCATCCGTCTTAGGTCCGAACTCGTCAAGGTATTTCGCGTTGCATTCTATGTACTGAGATTCCTCCAGCTCCTTATAATAGAAGTTAGCTTCGGACGCTGTTGCCATTGCAGTTCCGCACACCGCATACTGCTTGCCCGTTGACCTGCTGAACATGATGTCTGCCCAAGCCTCCGGCTCGCTTTCGTCATACTCCAGGCCGAGGATTTCCGCGGCCTCACTTGCGTACTCACCACTGTCGCCAACATCTTCCAAGAAGCCGGCCTGACTTGAATAAAAACTATCGCTGCAAAAATCGTAATTATTAACCTTCATCATATCTATTGACTTAACCGTACTGTCGAGGGCTGAATAGTTGTTATTTTACATCGAACTGCTTTATCTCGTAAACAAAAGTCTCTTTCGGACAATATATAGATAATCCCATCATATCCTCTGTATGCTCTGCTACATGAACATAGATAGGTGTATTCAGATAGAAATTATCCACTGTAGGGATAATTGTCTCTTCGCCATCGTAAGTACGTATAGTCTGAGTGACTTCCGTGAAATCATCTTTCTGAGGAAGGCTATTAAATGCCTTTTCCTTAGAATCGAAAACATTTGCGATAATATTGTTGCAACGAACAATATATACTTTCTTGTCGTTCATCTTCTTTCCGCTTACCGTGTTGCGGTAGGGCTATAGATAGTTTGTGATTAATATCACTTGTTATAGCGTATGCTCGCCGTTCTTGTAGGGTATTACAATCTCCAACTCGTCGCCGTTCTCAAAGATGTGCGTATGGTGCAAGCGGTCTTCCTTATCAACATAAAACTCGCCATCAACCTCAGACGTCTTACCGTCGGCTTTATACTGGAGGTTGTCGCTGCCATTACTGTGCTTGGTGAGCATGATGTCCTCGATACGGTGCTCTATAGGCGTTGTATAGTTCTCGCGGAGGTAAGCCTTCAACTCCTCGATTTGAGCCTCAGAAGGTTCGCCTGTTTCGTCAAGCTCCTCGTCGTCGAAATACTCATAATAGCCGGTGCAGTTCTCTGCATCATTGATGATGTAGTCGGCTATTGTCATATAGTTCTCGCGGATTTCCTGCTCGTTGTCGTGAGCTATCGCCTTAATGTAAGTGTCGATTGATTTACGCATATCGTTTTAAGTTTAAATTAGTTGTTCTTTTATCTGATGCAAAGGTAGCATTAATATTTGAAACTACCGAATAAATGACGCATAAATTATATATTAATGCGCATTTTATTATTTCTTTTGCATTTCCAGTGAATAATTCAAAATTGAGTAATTCAAAATGCGCCCACGGCGCACAATTCAAAACTCAACATTCCTAATTCAAAATTCAAAAAGCTGCTCGCTATCCTCGCGGACCGCCAGCAGCCTGAAACAAAAAAAATACTTTGATTATGATTATAAGATCCCACCGAAGGAGTCGAACCTTCGCAAAGGGCCTTGCCGGGCGCGGGATGGAGTGTGTTAGTTAGCGAGCTTGTTGCTCTCGCCGTCCTTCTTCTCGGAGTCGCCTAACAGCAACTCCTTGAATTTGTCTAAGGCTATTGATGCACGCAGTCTGGCGTAATCACTTATCAGATCCGTCTTTTTGTCAAGCGCATGCAAAGAATACAATACGTCGCTTTTCTCGCCTGCAACAAAAGTGGCTACGGCAACGTTGCCGTCTTCTTCCGCCGGCTCTATTTCGTTGTGATGTACAAGCACAAGGCCGAAGCCTTTCTCTCCTTCCGTCAACTTCTGAAAGTCGGCGCGAAAGTCATTGATCAGCTTCTTAAGCTTGTCAGATTTCTCTTTGTTCATAAATTCTGAATTTTTGTTAGTTAATGATTTGATTAATACGTATGATGTTATATCATGCCGTCTTTTTAGTAAGTTTGGCGCAAACAGGTGAATAATGCGTCCAGTCCTAAGTTGTACTCTATACGCTCCTTGCTGCCGAACTCGTCGGGATCGGGAGGTGTAAGAGTGATGTACTCGATGATGCGTGTCATTGCCTCACGGAGGCTTGCTTTGTCCATGTCGATTGTTATAACTGTCTTTTCCATTGTTGTTTATTCTTATTTGTTCGTAAATACTTCTCTATTTTATAAAATGATTTCCCTCCAGCTTCTCCATCGTCTCCAGATATATCATCTGCGAGGTGTAATAACAGAGGTTCTCATATGTATCAATCCAGTTATCATATTCTTTTTTTACTCGGTCGCTATTATTTGAGAGGTTGAAGAGCCGCTTCCAACGCTGATAAATCTCATTTGTGTAGTCTCGCAATGGCAAGAGGGTAGTTTCCAGGTCGCAAGGCTTAGAGTATACAGGTACCGGATGAATAATCTCACCACTTGCCACCTTATGGAATACCTGACGGTAGACCTCGAACACTGGGCGAACCTTACGGGCGATGAAGAACTCAAGGCAGGGGACGGAAAGCATGTAAATCTCTGTCGGGCGACCATCTCTGACTTTTCCCCCGTTTTGGGCTAAAACTCCAGAGTTTTCGCCATTTTGGGCTAAAACTTGATAATCAACGTTTTGCAGAAACAAATCGTTAGATTTTAAAGCTCTGACCGCTTTTTCTTTAGCCGAATACACCAACGGCCACACATCATCCAGATTAACCGAAAATTCCTTGCTGTCTTTCGACAATTTTAATACTTCTTCAAAGTACGCCTTTATTTCTTGGGCTGTACTCTGTTTTGTTAATTGTAGAATCATATTGCTTAATTTTTATAGGGTTTATAACATAGTCGCCCATTCAGGAACTCGAACCTGGTGCCACGCCTTGCCGTGGTGGGCGTTGTGCTGTGGCTATCCTCGCGGACCGCCTGTAATAGGTGATGGCAATGTGCCGTTCTGGGTGCTTCCCGTCGTGGTCGCCGCTTGCCAGGTGGATGATGCAGAATGTGCGGTCGGTATCGTGATGGGCTATCATGCCTCGCTCCTTGAGAGCTGCCACCGTGCGATCGAAGTCTGCCGGAGTGGTGGGTATAACCTGCAACACGCTTCAGGGGCGTTCCTGAGCCGTGAGGAGCGTATCCTTCCTGCTCACTGAGCAGGAAGGAATGAATTGTACTGGATGTTTTCATACAATCAAGCAACTTTTATATCCTTCATATATGAAGTTACGCTAATATCTTTACGTATGCGACCGCATGCCTCGTATTCAAGACTTTCAGTTTCTCCTGTCGCTATATATTCTGCCTTAACAATATAATAGAGCATACAAAAGAGATAGGCAGACTGAAAAGTTTCATCGTTGTCAAATAAACGAATGGGCCACTGATCGATGTCGTTGGATAGATTAGAAAAGAAGCCATCATAGCTTGTGTGGTTCTTCTTTATCCACTTGGCCAGCTGATTGCGGTGTTGTTCTATCTTGGCTATAATAGCATCCTCCGCAGCCTGTGTCAAGCTAATTTTTACGCGACAAGAATCATTTTCGAAATTGTAGTATCGTGGACTGTGAACCTCTACGAACTCCAGTTCTATATCGTCGCTGATAAACTCCTGCATCCACAATTCCCAGACCTCCGTATATGCTTTGCAGATGTCGTTCTGATACTGCTTATAGTCGAAGGTAAAATCAACATCCTCCTTCAGATCTTCTTCTACGCACTCATAATATAATTCATCATCTGGGCTCCAGATTGAATCATAGAATCCAACAAAACTTTGCAAATTACCTACAGTCTCGTCCACAAATATCTTTGCCATAATCCTTAGTATTTTTAATGTTCTATAATAGGACACCCTTGAGGGGCTTTTTTACCATTTAATAGAGATTACTGTTGCCACGAACATTACCATCACACCAAAGCCGAGATATTGCCATCCGGTCATAATCAAAGGGTCTTCCTGGTCGGTGAAGTTGTGGCGAGTATTAAGCCACTGACACACGCTCAATACTGCACGCTGTGCCAATCCGAAGGCTTTCGCCATACACTGCAAGAGGAACATAAGGCAGAGCGCCAGGCATCTGCCGAGAGATCTTGCCACGTCCGCTGCGCTCACGTCTGGCGCGGTCGGTGTTGTTACTGTTGCTTTCATATCGTCTAATTTTTTATAGGGTTTATAACATAGTCGCCCGACAAGGAGTCGAACCTCGTCCACGTGCCATCCGTGCGGGCGGTGTGCTGTGGCTATCCTCACGGACCGCCAACAGCCTAAAAACAAAAAATACGATTCTATAAAGTATTAAAATGTCAATGCTTCGTTATTACTGAATCTCCACCAATTCGATTGATCCGTAAATCAATTTACTCTGCAAAAGAGAATAAAAGGTGTTGCAATCTGTTTTTGCATCTTCACGCAAACTTTCTATTTGTTGCGCTATATCCATATACTTGTCTTCATACGAAAAATAGTATTTTTCAATGCCTGCAATAATAGCATTTAAAAGACGACGGGTGCCAGCCTTAGAAGATGCCCAGATACCATAAAGATGGAATGAACTCCACGATTTCCATTCATCGCAAGTGTTTAATATATATACTCGTTTCATAAGTCCTCAATATTTTATAGGGTCTATAATATAGGTTTAATAAATTTTGATGTCGCCGGCTCCGTTGATTCGCTCCGTGAGCTTTGAGCCAGGGCGAAAGTGCACAAGCATTTCAAATGCTGCCTGATAGGTGGCGAACTTCTGAGGAAAGGAGCAGCCACCGCCGTTCTCGTCGCTCACGTTGACGAACACCATGAAGCCAGAAGGCACGCGCTGAATTTCGTGGCGATAGTTGCCTGATGCTGTGGACTGAATAAATACCCATGTAGGGAGGGTGTTTGTTATAACTGGATTGTGATTTGCCATAATTTTCTAATGTTCTAAGGATTCTATAATATAGGGTTTCTTTCTCGAGCGTGTGCGGAATCCTCAATATTTCGCACACGCTATAATATAGGAGTTTATGCCGCAGGTTCGGCAATCAGTCGCACACCAGGGCGAAGTTTTTCAAGTTTCGCCGCAGCTTCTTCGTAGGTGTTATAACTAACAGAAAAGGAACCCTCGGGGAATAGCTCGCATAAATTAAACACGATACTATAAACCCCGCCAAACTCTCGAATTTCGTGCAATTCGTAGTCGATGGCGTTATACGTTCCCCGTGCGAACTGCCACACCCTGCCGCAGTCCTCGGCGTGCTCCTTGCTGCAACCGTACAACGTGCGGAACTCGTCAGCCGTGAGCACTACGGCGGCACGCTGTCGCGCGTAATAGTCGGCCTTGTAGTCGTGAAGCCGCACGAGGTCGGCAACGTCCACGCCACACGCAAAGAGGGCGGAAAGCCGCGCATTTACTGCGGCTACATGCTCCCCGGCTTGTGTCAGTCGGTCAAAGTCAGCGGCAGCACTGCGCAACAGTTTCAGGCGGTCGGCTGCCAGCACGTCCGCAAAGTCTTCGGCGGTGTCGGTCGGTGCGGTTGCCGTGATTTCGTCGGCCTCGTATAACGTAGCATCTGCGGCAGTCTGGGCGGTTGTGCTGTCGCTCTCGGTGGTGTGTGTGTGCTCGTCCTGCGGCTCGCTCTCGTTGGTTGTGTCGCCTTCTTCAACGGTCGGGGTAGTTGATACCCCGAACCACTCGCGCAGACGTGCCACGGCCTCCGGCTCGCTTGCTTGCCACTGCTGCGCGGTCTTGTTCCATCGTGCGCCGTGTGCTTTTATCGCCTTGCGGTTGCGGTATGTCGTGCGGCTGTCGCCTATCACTGCCACGCCCTCGGCGGTCTCTACCAGCTCCAGACCTTCGGCGGGTGCGTCGTCGGTCTGTGCTGCATCCTGAGCGGGTGCGGCTTCGGTCTGCTCGGTCGCCTTCGCCTGAGCCTTGCCCGGCTTCGGGTCGGTAGGCTCTGGCGTTGTGGTCTTGGTGTAGCTGCGCACATTCCAGGCACGGCGGGCGATGGTCTCGGCGTTCTCGGTGTAGCCGTGCGCGAAGATGTCGAACACGTCCACGCCTAAGGCTGCGGCCACTGCCTCGGCCTCCTTGTTGGTGTAGGTGTACGCTACTGTATAGCCGTATTTGTCGCGGTTGTTGGCAGCTGGCACGGCCTCGAAGATCTGCGCCAACAGTTCGGCGCGTGCCTCGTCCGACATTTCGCGGATGGTCTTAACGTTTCCGCCGTTGCTGCCCATCGTCAGGCGTGCGAAGTAGGAAAACTCGGAGAAAATAACATCGGTTGAATCGTCCCAGCCGTCGAATGTGTCGCGACGGCTGCAAAACAAATTAAGGTCGGTTTTTTCGTTGAACTCTTCAACCGTCGGGCCGTCGGTCCATGTTAATTCAAAATCGGCACCCCAGCCACGGCGAACAGATACGGAGAACTTGACACCGGGGAAGGCAGCGGCACACATGGCCAATATATTAGCCTTTCGAGCGTTGTCTATCTTTCGGGCGGTTGCTGTGCCGTCCTGCTCCATTTCCTCCACGTTACGCATAAGGGGCGACCACTTCGCACAGCGTGCGCGATACTCAGCGAGGCGCTGCGCCTTCTCCTCTGCTGCCTGGCGCTCCTCTTCTGCCTTGCGTGCTTCTTCCTCTGCCTTGACGCTTGCCACCTCGTCGGCGAGCATTACGGGCCATTCGATAGGGACGTAAATATAACGGGCGTAGTTGTAGCCCTCGGAGTCGATTAGGTAGTATTTGCCCGACGGCGACACAACGAGAGCGCCAACGGTGTAAAAGGTTGCCAATTTCTCGGGGTCGTCGTTATATGTGTTATCATCTTCGTTCACATCCTCAGAGCGTGCGAAGCCCTGAAGGTTGTAACGTGTTACAAGCTCGTCGGCGAGTCCAGGGCGTGCAAGATCTTCATCAGATACTTTTATAATTTGCTCAACGCAGCACAAGCGGGCGGGCTTCTCGGCTGCGTGTGTGTAGTAGTTGAGGGCGTGCAGCTCCTCGAATAGGCCGCGGCCTCCGTCACACTTTAGCCCGCTATTATCTGCCCAGAAAAAGCCACCAACGGCGGGCACTCCTTCGAGGTTGTCGGCTTCGCGTGCGTGCTCTGCGTACTTGGTGCGCTGGCGTGCTGCCTCCTTCTTGGCGATGATCTCGCGGGCCTTGGCCTCGGCTTCCTCGGTTGTGTCCTTGCCGAATGTCTTAACGTATGCCGGGCGAGATACGGGCGACATGATGCCACACCATCCGCACAGGCAAATATATTGCTCGTTATCGCTGTAATACTGTGCGCTCTCGGCCTTGTCGGTTAATACTTTTACTAAGTTCTCGATGATTTCATTAAATGTTGCTTTCATAATCTTGTATTTTTGTTTTGTTATTTGTTTACGCTTGCAAAGATATAGTAAATACTTAGTATAACAAAATAAAACAATAGAAAACACTATACATTTGATACTTATTAACTAAGTATATACTATATACTTTTAATATTTTATATACTTTTGCAATACCAAATACTAATATTATATATTATGAATAGGATAAAGCAAATACTAAAAGAGCGAAATATTACGCAAAAGGAGTTCGCCGCCCTGCTCGGTATCTCTCCAGTCGGTTTGTATCAGCAAATCAAAACGCCATCATATCCCACGTTAGAGAAGTGGGCGGCCGTGCTTAATATTCCGATGTGGCAACTTTTTGCCAGCCCTGAAGAGGTTGCAGCCAGCACACCGCAAGAGACGGGGCAAGGCGTGCGCCTTGTGTGTCCTCATTGCGGGAAGCCTTTACACGTTGATTTATCCAAGGATGGAGAATAACGCCCAGCCTTGCGCATTACATTTACTTTGCGCTGGCACTCTCTTTTTGTAGGAGCTGCACAAATTACGCCTTTATCGTCTATAGCTTGCCAGTTCCAGGGGGCGGGGCGTTTGATGAAGACAACCGCCCCCGAAATCGTTGTAAGTTCGTTAAAATCCATATTGCTATATTATTCGTTAATAATGTTATATGCTTCTTCTAACGTTGTAGCGGCTGTTATACCGTACTTCTTCAAGGGGCGAAGCTGTTTTGTATTGAAATACAAACCCATGCAACCGCGAAAAACGTTGAACTCTCCGAAATCTTTTATTTTCTCTTTCATAATCTTGTATTTTTTTGTTTGTTATTTGTTTTCGCTTGTAAAGATAGTAAACATATCTTTACCAAGCAAACATATACGAAAATATTCCTTTACCTTAAACATTAATTAACGTAAACACTTGTTTACCTTATATATAATATGTGTATCTTTGCACAAAATAAATAAAAAGATGAAAGCATACATAAAAGAGATATTAACACAAAAGGGCATGACGCAACAGGCTTTAGCCGACCTTTTAGGCGTTACGCGTCCCAGTGTGTCCGCCACAATTTCGCGCCCCTCGTTTCCCACCCTGGAGCGCATTGCCGCCGCCTTAGATGTCGAACCGTGGCAGCTCCTCGCCCCTCCTTCCGTTGTGGAGGAGCTGAAGCAAGCCAGGGCGCAGCGTTCAGCCGGTGGCGGTGGTGGCTTGGTGGGTGTTGTGCGTGCAGGTTGTGAGATCTACACCGCCGACACCGTGCAGCAGCTCCGCGCTATCGTTGAGAAGCTGGAGCGAGAAGAAGAAGCAAAGAAATAAAAAGCAAAAAAAATCCCGACAGGGTGAAAACCTTGTCGGGATAAAATGAAATGAAACGAAAGGGCGCAGCCCTTACACGAGCCGAAGCCCGAGGAAGTCAGCCCCTAAACGGTGCAAACCGTCTTCAATCTTTTGTAGTTGCACATCAGAAATATATGTATTTCCTTTCTTATACTGACGCATTAAAGTCTCGTTAATGCCCAGATAGCGCGCAAAGGCGCTCACGTTCAGCATCGAATAATATTCAAACAGCGACGAGAGATCGAAGCTAAACACAGGCACAGCCGACAGAATGGGAGCGGCTGCGCCTTCCCTTTCCTCCTCGCTTGCCTTTACTTCCTGCATGGAGTTTGCAAAGTCTGCCTTTGCTTCCTTCACTGTAGCCCCTCGCCCTATGAGCGTGTAGGGGCTTTCGTCTACGTTGTACGCTATAAATGTGCCGTCGCTGTCTTTCTCGATGGTCACAAAAAAATTATTATCTTTCATCTGTTTAATATCTTTTTAAAGGCGAGGGGGAGGAGTGCCACCCCCTCGCCCTTGTTGTTAGAATCCTATTTGCTTGCGAAGCTTTAAGGCGATGCCCTTTTTTGCTTCTGCAGCTCCATGTCTTTCAAGTTGCACGGTAACGCCTGTTTTTTCATTAACATAAATATCGTGCTTGCTGCCGTGCTTGTCAAGTACGAAACCATGTTTTAAAGCCTGTCTTTTTAATTCATTCCATTTCATTTTGTTTTTAATTGATTAAACATTTGTTTTATTAACACACTGCAAAGGTACTACAAAAACGTTATACAACCAAATTTTTATATAACTTTTTTGTAGTATATTTATTTTTTTTCTTGCTTGCTTATTAAAAGAGGTGAGAGGCAACCACCACCACCCACCACCTCGCCACCGTTCAGGCATCCACAGCACCGACAACGAGAGCCACCGACCGCCACAAGATCCACAGCTAACACCGCCGACACATCAGGAGCCGAGCACCGACCGCCACACCCTCGCCCCGTCTGGTATGCCTCACGCCCTGAGCCGTGCGCCCTCTGTGCCCAGCCGTGCACCCTCGCCCCGTCTGGGGTGTGCGTCCGAATATATGGTAAGATTTGACTAACCGACACTAAACCAATGGGTTACAGTGCGGTGGTTGCTGCCCGTTGTGCGGCGGCATCGAAAACGCTAACTTATTCTCTATCAAATAGAAACTTAGATTCGATTGCAGGAGGCTGCACGCAAAGACGGCTCTTTACACATAGGGAAATAAAACAATGTTCTTAGGGTATATTTTATTAAAAAAAACAAGGCTATTTTATCCCTAAAAATAACTAAAAACTACACTCACAAAGCTTATTTCTTACAACAAACTTAACCAAAAACGCCCGAAACGCACAGTATGTCCGACCAATAAAATAAAATACCTTAACTTTGCATTATATACACAACACAAACAAACAAAACAACACTGTATTATGGTAGATATTGAGATTAAGAAGGACGGACGCAAGGTGATACAGCCTTATACCCCCGTGACAGAGTTGAACATCAAGGAGACGCTGCATCGAAGTGGCGTATCGTTTCAAGAAGTGGCAGAGCGATTGGGCGTAACCAAGGCAGCCGTATCGCAAATGATTTCGGGCAACCCGAACATGTCAACTATCTATAAGATAGCATGGGCAATAGACGTTGACCCTCGCGACTTCTTCTATCGCATGGCTCCCGATGGCACCATCATCGAAGAACCAAAGGTGAGCTTCGAGAAACTGAAGGAGTATGCCGAGCGTGAACGGCTCGGTCCGCTCTTCGCACAAGAACCGCAAAACGCACGTCAGGTATTGGTATGCCCCAACTGCGCCACGGCTTTTCTCGTAACCAACATTCCACGGTATGCAGAGGAGAAGAATGGGGTAGGGTAAAAACATAGGGGGGTAACGCTTTTCGACTTTCTTTGTTTTTATGAAAGATTGTTTGTATCTTTGCAACACTTTTACATACTTTACAGCAAACAAAAAATCCCACGGCAAGCCTCGTGTGCCTACCGTGGGAAATGACCGCCTTAGCGTGTGCGACGGACTATCCATCCACTTCGCCTGGATTGCCCGTTGAGCCACCGCCACCTTCAGTGGTGGAGCCGCCGGGCTTCACGCCACCCGTGATATCGTTGCCGGCAAGCATGACCTTGAGGTCATCGGTGACGAGGGAACGCATGTAGCTGTAAGGGTTGCCGATTTTGTGCTGCGCCTTGTAGGCCTTCATCACGGCGAGGTAAGCCTCCGTGCCCTTGGACGACGTTGCGGACGGGCGGTTCTGCTTCCACCAAGAAGACGCAAACTGCGACTTCTTTTTGAAGGAGGCGCGAGTCTGCTGCTGCTCGGCAGTGTTGGCATCGTGATGACTGTGACGGTCGGAACGGTAGGTCTCGCCCGTCTGTTTGTTCACACTGTAAATTACGCCCTCTCGGGAGCATAACTTACCGGAAATGGACTGAATGTCCGAAGAAAATCTAACCTTTGGCATACGCAAAAAGATTTAGATGTTAAACATAAAGTATACAGGAAAACGTGAGCGTGGACCGACAACGAGAATCCGTGAAACATTCCGCAAGAAAACGACCGAAAATGACCGAAAAAGCAGCCGAAAACGTCCAAAAACGTATTCACTGCATATTCACTTCATATTCACTTGTTATTCACTGATTGTTCACTCCAGTCCGACACCCCGAACTTTCCACCTTTAAAGGTATAAAAAAGGCGCGTGAAACATCGGACATCGGGGTGTGGCGTAAAAAAACTACAGAGAGCACAGAGGACACGAATACCCCACAATCCGTGTTCTCTGCGTCCTCTGTAGTTTAAAAAAATAACATTATTAACTAAAAACAATAAATTCACAATGAAAAAGATTTTCAGTTTTTTGTTCATGTCAGCCATGCTGCTTGCCATGGGCGCAAGTGTAGCGAGTTGTAGTAGTGGCGAGGACAAGGAAGAGGAATATGTGCCGGTGGAGTCGGCTTTTTCAAAACTTCTCAAGGAGAAGCCAGTACATCAGTTGAGTTACGGACAGAATTACGGCAAGGGTTTTTTCGCCCTCTATAGCGACCCAATGGAAGGCAATTTCAAAAACGACTATTATACAATAGGAATAATAGTATATAATGCTCCGCAGAACGACATGTACGACGGTCGTTATGAAGTGATGCAAGTAAATGCTTCGGTGTGGGGATGGAAGGAGCAGTGGCAGCCCGAATACAAGAAGAACGAACTGAGCACATGGGACAACAACCAGCCTGTCAAAGGCGCATGGGCGGAGATAAAGACTCTCGACAAAGGCGACGAGTATGGAAGAAAGACGTTCCGCGTGACGCTACACGTTGACGAAATGACGGAAAAGAATGGCGACTATGCCCGCGACATCAACATATCGTTTACAGGCCGCAATACAGGACCAATGCTTGTCAATTAATGCGAGCTGTCTTGCAGGAGAAAGAAAAAATGTGTACCTTTGCACAAGTATTTTATTAGAATTACATATTCTATAAAGTATTTAAAATGTTAAAAACTTAAAGGCTGCTATCCGTGAGGACAGCAGCCTTATTTTTTACCCTTTTGCCTTTTTTACTTTTTTACTCTTTTTACTTTTTTACCTTTTTTACTCTTTTACTTTTTTACATCGTTGCTCCAATTACCGCTCCCACAGCATCTGCCGCCACGTCCTTCATGTCAAACTCCTCTCCCGTAGCCACATCATACAGCTCCTTAAGCAGTCCTACACCAAGGGCAACAGCAGCTCCTATCACCACACTGCCCGAACATCTTTTCGCCACAACAGCTATAAGCGCACACGTCTCAACGTGCATCACCTTATCGCTACCCACCTTATCCACAAGCTTTGTAATAACATTCTCCATAATTCAAAACTCAAAAATTAATAACTCCTAATCGCCAAAGGCGACCAATTCCTAATTCAAAACTCAAAATTCAAAACTCCGCGAAGCGTCCCGCTTCCCACCGTCTCCTCGTCTTCAGTCCTTCAATCTGTCTACCTCCGGCATACACCCACTTCAAGAACTCCGCCTGGATAGCAGCCACCGAAGCCTTCTTCTGTATCAGCTTAAACAGCGTAGCCCCACGGAACGCACCCGTACCAAGATTGAAACAGAAGTCCGCACAAGCGTCAAAGCGTCCTTGCGACTTACACACCTCCGGCACGGCAGACAAGAAGCTCTCGATAGGAGCAAGGTCAGCCCTCAGCCACTCCTCCGCCTTCTTCTTGTCGCACACCGTGCGAGCCGTCACACCCTTGGTATGCCCATACCCACACGTCCACACCCCAGCAGGGCATCGGTACGCCTTCGCCCGATACCCTTCAAACTGCTTAATCTTCTCAATCAATACGTCACTTGCTTTCATAAATTTATAAGTTAAAAATTTAACACAAAAAAACTCAATTCATAATTGAATAATTCAACATGCGCCAACGGCGCACCATTCAAAACTCAACATTCAAAATTCAACATTCAGAATACGCTCCAGTACGTCAACAATACCATCCATACAGCCGTTATCTCCGCCATAAACCACGGATGGTCGTCCTCGCTCCTACACGCCCAGAACACTGCATACCACCCCAACAGTGCAACCACAATCTTCCAATCCACCGTCAGACACCAGCCTACGCTCGCCACAGCCGACACGATAGCACCCGTCTTATGCACCTTCCTCTCGCTCTCATCCAGGAACCTCGGCACAGCACCCACGAACATCAGCCCTGCACAAGCCAAGAAAGCAAGGCACGGCACACCCAGTCCGCTGTCGAGCAAGCACACCATCATCATTGCACCAAACAGCATCATCACCACTTGGAACACCCAACCCTTCTTGCCCATCAAGTAATAGATAGACGATACCATGTCAGGCACTCCATACTTATTAATCACTATGTACAGCAAAGCTACAAACAGCAATGCCGCAATAAAACTCAATACTACCATATTCTTAAAGTTAAAAGTTAAACGTTCATCGTCAGCACCTCTGGGTACCCCTTCGTATAGTCATACCCCAGTACACTCTCCACCGTGCTCATTTCCGCTACCGCCTTCTTATGCGCAGCCGTAACATTAAAGCACTCCAGAGCATACATCTCCAGTGCCGAGAGCAACTGTATCGCCTTGTCGCACTCCACCACCAGCTTCGCATCGCCAAGCCACAGCGTAGTAGTAGGCTGTCCCATAGCCTTAGCGATAGTAGTAGAGTTCATCAGTCCCACACGAGTCGCCTTGTCCAGCCACACACGCTGTCTGTTAAGGATGAAGCTGTTTACAGCAGGAGACGTGTCGTACTTCTCAATCTCCGCCAACACCATCTTCTGTGCCGCAGCAGTAAGCGCAGCCTCCGATGTCATGCCGCCCGTCTCCAGGCGCACACCGTCATATACCCACACCTTGCGCACCACCGCTTCGGTAGTCGCCATTCCGTTCTCGTCAGGCATACCGTCCGAAAACTCCGTCTCTTCCTTGCCGTTGATAAGCAGCAGAACGACACCGTCGCCAACAGTCAGTCTCGGCTGTGCCTCGTCAAAATAATACTTCTCCATAATAAAAAATTAACATTAAACATTTAAAATTCAACACTCAACATTCATCAATGTACTGCATCTGATTAGTCGAGCCTTCAAAGATATATCCGCACTCGTCCACAATCCTCACGTCCTCCAACGGCAGCAAGGTCTTCTTGCCATACTCCTGCTCCGCTGCCACCATCCAAGCCACAATGCCCATCATTCCACCATGCACCTCCCTGGCAACAATCTTGCCCGTAAGCTCGCCGTCTTCGGTCACCTCCGGCATACCTATCAGCATCTTAATCCAGTTAGGCTCGCCCGACTTCTCGCTCTTGCGTATCTCGTAATCGAACACCGTGAACGCCTGTCCGCTACGTGCCAACTCCAGAGGCTTGATATTCGGAGCGTCCATCTTGCGGTCTATGCGAATCTTTTTTGTCAGTTCTCTTAACTTCATCTCCTTTTCTATTTTTACCATCTCTCCGAATCCGTCCGTGTGCCGCATCAGTCCGAAGTAGCTGCCCCACGAATTGTCGTTGTTACACATCCTTGCTCTCAGCAATGTGCCCTTGCGTATAAGGCAATATCCCTTGTTCGAGTCTGTCACGTTCTTGTCGGCGTTGCGTATCACCCTATAACCGCAGAAGTCAATCCCTCTACCGTCGTTGATATTAGCAACCTTCGTATCTGTACGCTTCGCCCTCATCTTCAGCTCATACCACCAATACTGCCTTATTCGCCACTTCATCTGTTGTGCTTCTTCCTTCGTCCGGCAAGCTACCATGCAGTTGTCGGCATAGCACAGCCGCCATTCGGTGTTTCGGCACAGCCATTCATGGAATCTCAGCATCAGTATGTGGTGAGCCAGCGGACTCGTAGGTGTGCCTACAGGCAACTGCCCGTCAACAAAGCACAGCTCCACAGCGAAGTCTATCAGCCACTTGTCGCCAATAAGATATTTCAGTTCCTTGCGCAGTACGCTCGGCTTCACGTGAGCGTAGCATTGACGTTGGTCGGCAGTCACTACCCAGTCCATATCCCGCAGGTCGTAGAACAGGTGCTTCACTCTTGGCAGCACATAGTGGCTTTTCAGTTCCTTGTGCTTCGCCGATGGTGTTATTCCGCATCCTTCCTTGCAGTTAATCGACACCAACGGGTCGCGTCTGCGGTATATCGGCTCCAACTTGTTCTTCAGCAGATGTTCATACACTAAAGTTCTGAACGTAGGCGCGTCGATATGCCTCACCTTCTTGTTGTTGTTCACCTTGGTCAGCTTCCGGTACTTGATGTCCTCATGCCAGCTTCCATCTTTGAGATGTTGTTCAATACTTGCGCATAGCCCTTTTACATCCTTCAATGCCTCCTTTACCTCGGGTCTTTTCTTTCTGCCTTTTGCGGCACTCCACACAGCCTTTATGTAGTCGTCGGCAGTGAAGGGGATGTAGTTAGGTCTATGCACGTTTGTTATATATATGTTTTTATGCGGATTTCTCCGCTGTTGATATTCAGTGTCGGGCTTAAAAGGTTGACGGGACTGTCTGCCCGTCAGGATGTCTCTCGGTCACGTTCGCCGCATCACGTACAGCCATCGTGCTACGCTCACATCCCTTGTCTTTGATATTTTCTGCTTCTCCTGAGCGAGAGTGGTGTTCCCGTGTTCTTAGTTCTGCATCATTTATGATGCCCGACGTTGGGCAGAACCGCCATTATTCACGTTCGTATTAGCAGCCGAGTTGTTCGCATTCAGATACCGAGGCGAACAATTCGCATTATTCGCATTGCCACGAAAGCGCACGGCTCGGAGACACCAACCTCTTTAGCTATCATCTATATGGATAGCGTCACCTCTCATGCAGGCTTCAGAGGCTTCGGCCCTCATGCTGAGCTTGTCCTGTTTTTGAGGAAATATTTTGTCTTGATTCATTTTATTCTATCTTTTAAACCACTATAAAGTTACTAATTTTGTTTCTGATTGCCAAAGACATGGCGCGGTTGCACCGCGCTGCACTGGGTTGCACCCGGCTGCGCCTATTGCACGATGCGACACTGGGCAGAACCGCCATAAGACACGGACGTATGAGCAGCCGAGTAGTACGCATACAGAAACCGAGGCGAACAATACGCAGCAGACGCAAAGCCACGAAAGCGCACGGCTATACGAACGCGCTGCCCGTATCGGTCAAGCCAATACGGTTCTGCCCATCCGTAGCAGCATTGATAAGAATCTATATTTCCGCCGTTCTCCGTCTTGTAAGGAGTTAGCCCCATACGCTTCTTGAAGTAACCGCCGCCTAATATTGGAGGTCCGAACGTGCCTATCTTGGCATACACGCCCTCAAATGCAAACGTCTTGAAGTCGCTAAGGGTGGTTTTATTTTCCATGAGCCAGTTCTTCTGTTTTGGCTCAAGGTAGAAGTCTATGTAGGTGTTCTTTATCTTGTCCTGGATAGTATTCTCCTGCTGCTTTCCCGTGCCCACCATTTCCATGCCGCCGCCCCAGTAGCCGAACACGTCTCCGCTTAGGTTCATACCATGTACAAGACTAAGACGTAGACACAACTCACAGTCATACTCAACCTTACTGTCCGCAGCCTTATAACCCATACACGCACCTGTCTTGATGCGATACACCTTGCAGTTCATCACGCCGTCAGCCAGTCCCTTTACTCCTGTCACATTTCTGTAGCGATACGTCTGTCCGTATGCCTCATACTCCGTATCTTCTGCTATGCCAAATTCCACAGCCCACGATGCTGCCATCTGACTCTCCATACACTGCTCCTTCGGTTTCTCCTGATTGACAAAGTTCGAAAAACCAACCTTGCTCATATCCGACTTTACGCCAAACGGCGTTTGGTCGCCCCATTTTTTATATGTCCAGTCTGTAGTGCCTTTCTCGCGCACCCTCACGCCACCGTTATTCATCCAGTCATCCGCCGATGCACATGAGTCGTTGCTCGATATTCCCGAGCCGAACAAGTTCTTGTCATGCAGATACTTTGTACCATAAAGCAGTTCCATGCACAACGTGAAGGTGTTGATAGCGTGATAACCGCCTTCGGCAAACGGCACTGGTGCATTTACGTCAGCATTGTTAGCTCGTGCGTACTGCATGTCACTCATCTGGTTAATACTGTACCGCGGATAAGTCCTGTCCTCTCCGTCAAACATCGAGCACATGTCCGCGCCTGCTGAGCTCGCACCGCTTGCAGTATTAGCGTCACCTACCGCATACGCAAAGAAGAAGTTGCGTGTCTTGTTGCCCACTGTCGTCACCAGGCATGGTGCCAATGCCGTACCAAGCAACGGGTATTTGCCCGTATCAATGCCGTCGTAGCGCACCTGACGCTTGAATATACCCGACAGCACCTTACCGCTCTCGCCTGTCTGGCGGTCTACTGGATATAGGGTGTCGTAGCGACCAATCATCACCGAATACTTGGTCTCTGTGGTCTCCCAAGGCAATAACTGACGCACCTTGTTACCCTCGCCGTCGTACAAGTCTACCAAACCAAGCGAGTTGTACACCTCTGTTGCATCGTAAGGATGTGCGCCAGCCTTATCAGTAACGACGACACCATTTTTCAGTGTCAGTGGGGTAGTGTGCTCGGCATCGGTATAGAGTTGTACATCACACGCAGCACGCATTTCCTCTGTAATACCAACGGTAGGCGCAAACGCACCCGACACAAAGCGGAAGTGATTATTGTCCATCAGCTGACCTACGGGGTGTGTAGCCTCGCCAGTGTTGTCGGTATGGTCGATAAGGAACGGATGCCATTCGCCCAAGAAATCCTTGTTGCCCTTGCAGTTCTTGAAGTGAGGGTCGCCCGTCACCTCGTCGTTCTCGCCTACATAGTAGTCCTTAACGTTCTCCTTCAGTTCGGCAATGTCCGCAGCGTTCTGTGCCACAGCCTCCTTAGTCTCCTTCATGTCCGCTACAAGCTGGTTCACCTTCTCGCCTTCACCTACTTTCACGCTTTTACTCTCACCGTTGCGATTAGTCACAGTCAGCAATCCGTCGTCAGCAAGAGTCGCGTTAACGTTGCTGGCAGCAGTTACCGCAGCAGACACCTTTTCTGCGCCTCCGTTAGCCTTCTCGGCAGCAGTATTTGCAGAATCAGCAGCCGTGTTAGCGTTCATCACAGCCTGCTGGCTGGCATCTGCACGCTCATGCTCAGCCTTCACGCGCTCCTGCTCATTAGCTGTTGCCGTATTGTTAATAGCCACAGCCTTATCCACCTCCGCCTTAGCCTTACGCAGCGTGTCGGTAAGCTGTAGGTTGAGAGCTTCGCCCTGCTCAGCAGCCTCCTGCGCACGGCTTGCCTGAGCCTGTGCCGAAGCCGAAGCCGAAGTCGCAGCCGTAGCCGCTGCATCCACCTTGTCCAAAGCAGCCTGTAGCCCTGCCGTAGCAGTAGTCACGCTCTCCGCAGCCTGGGCAGCTTCCGCAGCCTTGTCATTAGCAGTCTGGGCGGCAGCGTTAGCCGCTTCCGCAGCCTCCTGCGCACTCTGAGCACCGTCGTGAGCGCTCTTAGCGTCCACGAGCAGGCTCCACCACTCGTCCTCACCCACAGGCTCGTGCCCGATGTTGCCGTCCGCCTTGCTCAGATAGGTGTTGCCGCCGTGCGTCACAAGCTGTAGCTTACAGTAAGTCACACTCGCGTCGTATGCCCCTTTAGGGTGCATGCCGACACTACCCATGTCAATGTACTTCTTTTCCATATTCACTTGTTATTATAAAAATCGTTCTTCGTATTAGTTCTGTGCTACGAGCAGATGTCCTTCTTCCGACAATTTGAATCTGTCCATATCGCCCTCCGTGATACAGGCAATCAGCTTACCTTCTACCACGTCAAACGTCGGGTAATCAAACGAACCCTTGGAGTATTTGTCTGTTTTTTCATATTCTCCCGTCTCCTCATTCCACTTCATCCAATATCCGTCCTCACCGATGATGTTCGGATGGTCAGCCAGCGCCTTGGCACGGTCGCCCTGCTCGTTAGCATATCCGGCAGCGGTATTAGCCGATATGGTAGCAGCGCCAGCATCCCCTACAGCCTTGTCTATGCGCACGTCCACCTCGCTCAGTTTAGCGTCCACCTTGCCGATAGCCTCGCCAGCGCTCTCAATCAGCTTGCCCAGCTCCACGCTCGGAGGCAGCACAACGATAGCCGTGTCCATCTCCACCGAGTCCTCGCCCTCTATCACCTCGCCAAACGCCGTATCACCCTTGGCATTATTGTCCACGAGCATAATCTGCTCATACTCGTTACTGCGCCAAGAACAGCCGAACAGCTTTCCGTGTACCTCCAGGGCGTATGAGCCGAGTGCCATTTCCGAGCTTCGCACCGTAGCCTCTATCAGCGAGTCGTCTTCCGCACTAATCGCGAACGTCAGCTTTCTGCGCCTGAAGGCATTCACAAGGTTCACCTCCACCTCCTCACAGGCAGGCAGCGGAAATTTTTCCGTCTGCCCACCCACGATTTTACGCACCGGGATGCGAAGCGTAAAATCATTACCTCTTACAATCTTTTTCATATTTCAATCAATTATGTTAGACTTTTTTAGCATTAGCTCGAATACATTCTGCTGTTAAAGTAAGAGCAGTTCCAGTCAGTGCCGTCAAACACAAAAAGACTTATCTGTCCCTGCGAGTCGCTAATACGCTGCTGCGTAGCCGAAGACTCGCCAGCTGTGCGTATGTTCGCCGTTGTGCTTTTTATTTTCACCTTGCCGCGGCCCTTCTGCACCACCGTCACCTGCTGTCCAGCTATAGGGTTATTCGGCAGCTTCACCGTGATACTGTAGCTGTTGTTGGTAGTGACTATGAGTCCAGTGCTGTCACCTGCACCCGAATCGCTGCCAGTGTCGTGCACATGACTGATAAAGGCAGCACGTATACCTGCATTCGTCTCCATCACCACGCCACCCTTCGGCTTGTACATGTACACCGACGGCGTATTGCCGCTATAAGGCGAGTATACGTAAGCTACGAATTTCGTCGCGTCCACAGACTCATCCGCCATCTTGTATGCCGAAGGCAGACCCCAGCTGTTCTGCTTTCCGTTAGCAACAGTATATGCAGCCCTGCCCAGCCACACCCCAGAATAGTACTGACCGCTGCTCTCGCCGAAGCCGAACTCCGTCACGTAAGCGCCCACACGCATGTATCCGCTCAAAGGGTCGCCGCTCCTCACAAAGGCAGGGGTGTACTGTATCATGCTGCCGCTTATGTTCACCCCTCCCCACGTATCAACATTGGCAGTGATGATGTCGCAGTTATAAGTACTGTCATGCTCAATCTTCCATATTCCGAACGTACTGCTGCCTGTCACATTCAGATTTTTAGCTGTCAATTCATTGGTTTTTATTACATTAGCAACAGCATTATCCACATTGAGCAGCTTTGCATTAATACCCTTATCGTCAAACACAGCCACCTCATCCCCAGACTGCGTGCGGAACTTAGTCTTGTCTGCCGTCAGCATTATCTGCTTGCTGTTTATGTCTATGCCAGCGTCAAGCAGTCGCGACGACATAGAGCGGCTTGTGGTGTAGTCCGTCACCGTAGCGCCATACTCCAGCTTAGGCTGAGATATGCAGAGGTTACAACCCTGCACACAGCGTATAAGCACGTATTTAGGCAGATTGCTGTCTACCACTCTCCAATGCACCCAGTACTGCTTCCATTCATAATTCTTGTCAAACTCCACCATGGCGTAACCGTCACCGCTTGTCAGCTGGTTATGCCCGTCAACATGGTCAAGCACCTCTGCATAAATACCCTGCGAGCCGTCCTTATACAGATATGCACAAAAACGTTCGCCCTTGTTGCCTTTAGCCCAAAAACTAAGCATATAGTCCTGTCCTCGCTTAATAAAGCCCGTATCACCCAAATCCCACTGTACAGTGTCGATGTTTTTCGTATAGTAGCGAGCGTCCGAGTTGAGCGTAGCGCAACCGTTATAAGTCTGCCGTGCAATTTCGTCCGCGCTGCCGTTTGTCGGATGCAGCCACGTATTCTCAGTCGCCACTGTCAGCGTGCCGCCAGTCTTCAGCGTATCAGTATTATCCAGCAGGTTGCCGCCAACATACTCAGCATCCTCCTTCGACATAGACCATCCTACATATTCGTCGCCCTCGACCAACATGGGTTGACAGAACCAGGCATTAGTAGTTATTCCCTCGGTTTTGTTGTTAACCCAAAAGTTCATTTCGATGTAGTCCTTGAACTTTGTCTCGTCGTTGGTGTTGAACGTCACCGAGCAGAACTGCCATGTGTTCGCCTGCTTGACAGAAAACAGATTGTCGCCGCTTTGTATCACGGAGTCAAGGCGCTCGCCACCAGTTGCAGTCTCCGCCCACTTAGCCTCGATGTAAACCTTAGCATCAGTTCTGTCGCATTTCACCCAAACAGATGCCGTGTAAGTCTTGTTTTTTTCAATCTTTATACACTTCGTATCATTGGGAGTGATTCCCCACCAGAATAATCCCGAGTAGTGATTCGCTGTTGTAGCTACTACGTGAACGCAATTCACACCGCCTACGCCTCCGATAGTCTCTATACCGCCACCTTCTTGTGTTTGTATTCTCACTCCTTCACCCTGCCGTCTCAGCGCACAGCCCACAAGCATATTCTTCCTGCCCACAGCCGTTTCGCTCACCTTCAGCGAAATATCCCGTGCCGTCTGCTTGATAGTCGAAGTATAGTCCGTCAGCTCGCCCTGTGTCTTCAGCGGTAGGCCATTGTATTTATTGCTAATCTCAGAGAAACTACTTGTCAACCCGTACATATTCATCTCGATGCCGCCCCACACCGCCGATACGTTGACGTTGATAGACAGCGTTGCGAATACGTGAGTGAACATGCTCGCAGTCACCCAATAGCGGGCTGCTATCGTCACGCTCGCAGTAGTACGAGGCACCGTTATCGACTTACCGTCTTTAGTTTTTATACTATCATGTTCAATGCTTAATATCTTAACCGTAAAATCGCCATTCTGAATCTCGGCGGTCGCATGGCAGTTTACCTCATTCTGCACAGAGATTTGGTCGATATATCTTTCTCCCCAATTTTCGTTGTCGCGCCAAAAACTCACTCGTGCCGTAGCATTGCTACAGTCAGCATACACATTGCCACTGCCGTCGCTCGTCGTGTTGATAACAAGCGGATTAGGATACCATATCACATCAATCGCACTCTCACCGTCCGTACCGTTTGCACCGTCGTTTCCATTTGCACCGTCAGCGCCCTTCTTGCCGTCACTCAGCACGGCAATGTCTGTCTCTGCAAGCACATCAGTAGCATCCTTTGCGCTGCAAGCTACCAGCTTCAAGGCAGTCAGATTGCGAAGTACACTCTCGTACAGGTCAGCAAGACTAAACGTCTCCGTGTTTCCATCCTCATACGTCACCTCAGCCTTCACCGTGTATTCATCAGCCTTTAGCACCGTCTTCGAGCTGCCCACACGCTTTATCACGTCCACCCCGAAGCCATTCGGAGTCGTCGTGCCGTCGTCGTGCTTTACAAGCGTCCTGCTCGTAGGCACCAGCTCATACGACACCACGTAAGGCTCAATCACATTGCCCGTACTGGCCGAAAACAACTCGAACATGTCAGCATTTATTCTCACCTTCCCCGGCGACAGAATACACGTCACCTCCTGCCATACGTAAGGCGTGACCGCAGTGCCCACCATGCGAGGCGCGCCAATGCCGTGATACATCGTAATAGAAGGAGCATTGCCCGTGTTATTATCCTCGGTCGAAGTAGCGAGCTTTATCACATTGCCATACGACTCCCACCTGATCTGGTCGCCCACCTGCACAATCACGTCACCCTCCGCAGGAGCGTCAGGCTCGCCACCGTCCACAGCCTCGTAGCCGTAAAACCTACGGCTCGCTACCGGGGTTTTGCTATCGTCAGCAGTCTTTTTCTCGTACTCCTCAAACAAAGCAGACAACGGTCTTATATCCCCGTGCACCGTACCATTGCCGTCAAAATCCTTTAAGTTCGACAACACAACATAGTCGTAAGTCTTGCCGTCAGCCAGCACCTCCTGCCCGGTGTCAACCACAAGTCGCCAATAGTATCGGTTCGACACATCATTGCTCGTGTCCGACTTCACGTTGAACGTCTGACACAGCGCCATCATGCCCACATGCCACCAGTTCATCGTTTTCGTAGTGCCGTCGTCGGCAACGGCATAGCACTTGTACGCCACTGTCTCATTGCCGTTTTTCAGCTCCATTACCTTTGCTATAGTCGAGCCCGCGTTCGAGAAGATAGTCGTGCCGCCCGAGTACGACACCCTGCGAATCTCCAACTGTGCGAAGAAAGCCTTCACCCTCGCCACCAGGTAGTCAATATACAGGTGACTCTTGCCGTCTTTGCCCAAGTACAGGTCGAAGCCCTGTGCGCCCACAACCACACGGTCGGCAGGAGTAGAGTCCACGTCATGCACACGGTCAACGATAACATCGCCCAGCACAGCGTCACCTACTCCTGTTAGTCCTTTTTCCGTATTCCCGAGTTTCAGCCCGTTCAAAAAACGGATCATTCCCTGCGCTTCATCGTCATGTACTTTCGAGAGGGCTTTCAGGTCAAGATATTTAGGTGTCACGATTCGGTCTTCTACTTCAAGCGAAGTGTTTTCGTGAGCTATACCCGACAACGAAGCCTGTTTGTCACCTTCGAACGTGATACTGCCGCCTGACACTATAGTAACGGTCTTAGCGAAAAAATCACGAAACCAAGTACCCGCTTTCATGGTCATATTCTTTAGAAATGTGACCGTATTAGACACTGTACTGTAGCTATACCAAACTGAATCGTTCAAGATCGATGAGATAGCTTCGTCGGAAGACAAATAGCCAGAGAAATATTCAACTTTCCAATCTCGATTTACCGTACCGTTATCGCCCGAAGAAGTAATAATGCCTTGCAGGAAGATATAATAAAAACGCTCGTCACCAATCTGCTCTTCTTTCTCGTTTTTGCCGTAGATATCAATCTGTTCGGAAGGGAAAACAATCCATGCGGACGCAGCCGAATTTAGACTACGAGGTATAGCCGCATAGACATATTTTTCAGAATGACTATTAAAGACAGTAGGCGAGGCCTGCAATGGCCAACGGCGATAGTTATGTCCAGCATCGTAGTCAATGATGTCCTTGACATACACAAGTATCTGAGCTTCACCGGTACACGATGCCTGTACGTAGTCGGGGCGTGACATAGCGTTAAGTTCTATGTGTAGGGCAGTGGGCGAGACCCAATAGTCTTTAGTTGTTGTTAATGTCATATATTTAGTTTTTTCTACTGCGAATTTAGTATAAAACGTTTTATTCATACGGACATACGCAAACGACCAATTCTTAAATCCTAACTCAAAACTCCTAACTCGTAATTCCTAATTTAAATGATTGTGCTTCCATGGAAGTCGAGTTTTGCCGTGAACGACACACTGTGCATCGTTTCCTTAGTCTTATCGTCAAACGAGATTTCTTCGTCGGCTGTAATGGTGCAAGGCAGGAACTTGCCGTTGATGTTTATCCATGCGTGTTCGGACATGAGCAATTCGTGAAGATACCAAGCGAGCCATTTTTCATCCAACGGGTCGGTCATATAGTTCCAACCTTCCATGTTGCCCTGCTTGCGTACTGTAGCCCGAGAGAACGAGCGTAGTGTTTCCTTCCGTGTCACGGTGTAGTTGGTGGTGGTAATGCCAAGTTTCTTGCTATACACTCTCGGCACGCTGACGCTCTCCAATACGCCGAACGAATTGATGAAGCGGAACTCCGTGCGACGTGCTGCCTCGGAAGCAGGCAGGGCAAAGAGCTGCTGTCCGCCTACGGTCTGTGCGCCTTCTGCCGTTATTTTGTAGGCTTTGGCTTCGGGAGCTTCCCATGTGGCGGTTGTGAAGTCAACGGCAGGAGAGTATGGCTCTACGTAGATGATGGTTTCGCCTACACACGCCAACTGTGGTATGGTGGTAGGCTTGCGAGTCATTCGGCTAACGGGCATAGTGTCGTTTGTAGCCATAAGTCGGTCGTAGTCAGAGAATCCACCGAACAAGGTTTGCTTCACGTCCTCGCCAGCGAGATACGACACGGGTTCCGACTTATGCAGTTCGCCATTAGTCATATACTCGTCGTATGCCGAAACGTTAAATTTCACTACTGGCATAACACCTGGCTCAGGCGAATACTCATAGGAGTCGCGGAAGGAGCGCAGGGCAGACGAAATATCTACAGTTATTGGATTGCCTTTTTCGTTGTTTATAGGCTCGGACATCTTTATTGTCTCGTATTTGCCGTCACTCATGCCACTCATGCGACACTTCACCTCGAATATCATACGATGAAACGAAGGCGTTTCTTTAAGTGCGATAGGCCAGACGATGAAGACAATAGGATTGCCATTAAATACCGAACCTGAATGTAATCTAAGTAAACTTGCCATTGCTTCAGTTGTTATTTAGTAGTTATTATTTAAATGCTATAAATTTCAAGCTCTACTTCTCCCATTCCTTCCTTTGCCGATACGTCAGCATTTACCTTGTTGATAAGGCATTTCTTGCCGTCGATGGTCCACCACTCTTTCCAATGATTCTGAATATCGGCTATCTGAGCGACAGAGGCAAGACACTTGACGTAATACTTCTTGCGATGTAGGAGAAAATAGATGTAATCGACGAGGAACACGTCTACATAGCCACGGTTCTTGACCGACGGAGTGTTTACCACAAGCGGAGCATCTGCCCATTCGGGCTGCACCCAAGCACGAGGCTTCAGGGAGAAACGCTCCTCGTTACCATTGCCCGGCTCAATGCCATTGTAGTCGTACTCTACGCCGTAGGGGTCGATGGAGTCGGTAGTCAGGGCATACTCGCCCGCCTTGGTGCGCCATTTGGAGTTACCGAACCCGTCATAGTTGTAATCATAGGCTTCGTGTGTTGAGTCCACGCCGCCACCTCGCATGATAGCCACCGACAAGCCCCAATCGTATGACTGAAGGGGCGAGTTGCCGTCATCGGTCTTCGAGGGGTCATAGCTCTCACGCAGCGAGAGTTCTTCGGTAACGTAGAAGTCGGCTACCATTGACGACATGGTATTCTTGATGTACTGCTTCACAAACTCATGCTCCATATCCTCGTCAATGAGAGCTGCCATCTGAGTCTTGGCGTAAGATCCGTTTATCTCGCCAAACTCATATCCGCTGTATTGCTTGCCCACCTCGGCAGGTTGCTTTGTGTTGTCAGTGGCGCATTTGCTGCCCGTGCTTGACGATAGGGCTTTGCGATAGTTGGCATCCACCATACCAACGGGAACGAACGATGACTTAAATTCCTGAATAAAGTCTTCGTTTATTGTCGAACAATCACCTACTTCCACTCCCTTCATGGCTGCCACCTCAAACAAGCGAGGCTCCATATTGCTTGCATCAGTAAAATTCTTGTCTATCTTTACACGATATTTGTTGCCCGTCTGAAGGTCTACGAACACGCTCATTTCAGTATTCTTGACACGATGAATGATGTCTTTATATGTAAGACTCGTCACGGTGTGGTCTTTAGGGTATCCGATATAGTCGTAATCGGTATTGAAATCCTTAACGGCATTCTTTACGTTGTCTTTCTGCTCTTTCGCCTCACTCTCGGCTGCATATCCGGCACGTACACCGGTTATCTTCTCCGTCATGGGCACCATAGACAGCACTTCGGCATGGAAGGTGCGAGGGTCGGGATTCTGCTTGCGGAACACGTCACGGATAAGATAGGCAGTTACCTTCTTCTGCTCGTAGTCGTAATGAAACTTAATGCCGAACTGCTGCTCAAGCGAGTTGATAACATCTGATACCGACTCAGCAGGGAAGTTCTGCTCATTGGCATACATACGGAAGATACTTGCACTCATCTGTGCCGACTTGATGGTGCTCTTACAAGTGATGCTTGCCACTTTATCGGTGCCTACAGTGACGGTAGTCCAACTATCATCTTCCACCGTCACAACCTCGGTGTCCTTAAACACGCCTTGGTTGTAGAAGCTACCATCATACGGCTTCTCTACTACCTTATACGTCACCTTGCGATACTTCACCTCCTGAACGCTCTTGTCTTTCGGATTTTCAAGTTTCAGTTTGCCGCCACAACCGCGCGAACTGAGCCATGCGTTTACATCATCGAACAGATTAGCAACGTCCTTTTCGCTGTTGGCTTGTTTCTGGAAAAAGCCAACCTTCACGTCGCCCTTTTTTTTCAGTCCGGCAATAACCTCTTTATCGTTCTCCTTGTAGGTTTCCTTGGCATAAAGCGGTTCGATGTTGTAGGCGCATTTTGTGGTGAAGAAGCATAAGCGGTTCAAGTCGCCGATGGCTGTAAGAGCCGAATTGTCGAACTGTACGCCAAGATGTTCAAAGAGACAGTCGAGGAAGAACAGCACATAGAAGCAGATGCCCGACTGCGGGCGGTCGGCATCCAATACCCATACAGGACCACGGTCTTCGTACATTTCCTGCTCCAGTGTGCTTAGGTTGTTCTCACCATCACGACCGGTGATAGAATTTACTACATCGGATGATGTTTCTCCTTTTTCGTCAATATCGTAATGCTTATAGCAGACACGGGCATTGCAGTATGGCTTCAGAGGGTAGGGGTCGCTTACGTTGATATATGATTTCAGCACTTCGGGCACCTTAACTTCGTTGCCGCGCGGATAGGTGTAAGTCTTCTTCAGCTTGGCTTCGTGATTGTTGCCTTCCTCCACACATTGCGCCGGATAAGAGAAGCCGAGAGCTTGCGGAGAAAAGGACGCTTCGGTCTTGTCTTCGCCCACCGAGCCATACTTCTTATTGCCTTTCTTGCCTTCGTATTTTATGACAACGCTCGTGTTGTATTTCACGCTCACGTCCACCTTGTCTATCTTCTCGCCTATCAAGAGCTGGTCGTGATATTTCTGCGGTATAGGCACTTCGTTGCACTTGAGGTCGCTAATGAGGTCGGAGAACGACTGTGTGCTTGCATCGACATTGAGCGAGAGAGAGTCTTCTATCCGTTCGTTTTCCTGAATGATGGCTGTGCCGGAGGCAAAGGGCACTCCGTCGGCAATGATCTGCATCGGCGTGTGTTCGTAGCTCACTGGACGGATGTCGCTGCTGACATCATCCACGTTTTTTAGGAAATGTCGGTTGCCTTCGATGGGCAGCTCCACGGGATAGGAGAACATCTCGGTGTCGTTGAACAAAGGATTGCTCAACTCTATGCTGATGGATGCGTCTTCCTTTAGGGCGAGCGGCTTGCCGTCGGCAAGAATTGTGAGTTTGCTGTTCATTTTGGTTGTTTTTTAATGGGTCTTACAGAGCCTTACTGGGGTCTACTGGGCTTTCTTGTTATACTATTATCTTGGCGTTGCCGTATAGTGTGATATTGCGGTCGGTTTTGCTGAACACCTTGGTATCGCCATAGGCTTCAATCTTCAGATAGCTGATGGTATGTATCTCGCCGCCGTGGGCTTCGCACGTCACGCTGCCATTAAGCGAAGCGTTGGTGGAGGTCCATAGACGAGATCGACCAAAGGCTACCGTCTTACCTTTGCTGACGTGACCGTAGGAGTAATCGTAAAGAGCAATGAAGGCTCTTTTGCTTTTTTCGCTATACACCTGGGCGTGATCCAAGGCTCGAACCCATGCCTTTCCAATGACGTAACACTTGGCGTAGTCGTTTATCTCAACGATGTGGTCGTAGTCGGTAACAATAACAAGGACGTACTCGGGTGCTGTCTGCGGACATTCGTTGACGTAGATGCCAGCTGCGTTCATTTCTTCCTTTAGTGAGGGGTAGAAAACAGGAAGCAGTTCGTTGATAATGTCGGCGTATTTGCTCTCAACGAGGTCTTCCCAGTTGGCTCGCCACACAGCCATTAGCTGACTGATATTTTCGGTGGCGAGCATGGCACGATAGCCTTCGGCGCAAGCGTGGCGGTCGTGGCAGGCGGTGGTGCAGATTTGTTTGAGTTGATCGAATGAGGTCATGGGTCTTGTATTTAAGCCTTACTAAGCCTTTTTATTTTTGACTGGGCCTTTCTAAGCCTTTTTAGGCCTTTCTAAGCCGTGGTGAAACTTGATTGCTCTTAGCTATTGGATTTTTCACTTTTCACTTTTCACTTTTCTCTTAACATTCTCTAAGATAGCCTCGTAGCCTTTCAGTTCGTCCTCGCTCACAATGTCGGCGTAGTCTTTGCGGAGCTTGGCGATACGGTCGGTAAGGCCCTTTATGCGGGCTTTGGTCGATGGCTTGTCCTTGCGCATGATGTACTTGATGAGAGCGTCGGCTTCGGCTTTATGCTTGGCTGCTGCATCGCGGGCGGCTTTCACCTCGGGGCGGTCGTTGGCTATCTTGTCGGCTACCGACTGGGCGAAGAGAGGGTCACGGGCGAGTGCCTTGTCGTAGAAGGGACGGAACTGGGCGCGTAGGTTCTGCGGTGGAACGTTGCACGCCTTCTCTATTCGGGCGATGTATTCGGGGTCGCCGGTGCGTGGGGATAGGCGAAGGTATGCCTCGCCTATTTCGCGGTCAACGTTGATGTAGATACGAGGCAGGATTTCGCTTTCTATCTTTACGGCACGGGTGGCGAGAAGGGCAATCTCTTCTTCGGTGTAGATAGGTAGGCCAGCCTTCTCGTTGGCTTCGGCCATGGTCTTGGCTTGCTCAGACTTTGCTGCCATCTCGTTGCGCAGGGAGCGCACGGAGTTGACTTGCTCTTGCAGACGTTCGGAGAGGAACGGTCGGAGCTGCATGAGGTTGGGCATGGTGGACGCGATGGTCTCACCGTTAGGGTTGGCCACGATGCCGCCGTAGGTGAGAGGCTGCAAGGTGAGGTCGGGCTGCAAGTCGGGGAAGAGCGAGCGACGCGCTTCCTCAAGAGCCTTCTCCTTCTGCTGCTCGGCATAGAGTGCCTGTTCCTCACGGGTGGGACGACCGACGTGACGCTTTATCTCCGTACGAGAGGTCTGCATGGTTTGCAGATAGGTGAGGAGCTGACGCACACGACGATGGTAGTCGCGGAATCGTCGGCTCTCCTTTACGAACGACGTTGCCCGTGGATTCTGCTCGAGAAGAGTAAGACCACGCTCGAAAGCTTCACGCTGGTCGGAGGTGAGCATGCGAGCGGAGAGGGCAGGGGTTAGGATGCGGATTATTTCTTCCATAAATTTTTATTTTTAAGCCTTACTGGGCCTTATTGGGCCTTTCTAAGCCTTTGGGGATTATGACCCTTACTGGGCCTTTCTAAGCCTTGGGAATACTAATACAGTAGTGGCGACACGAATATTTTACTGTCTGGCTGGTTGTTCTCGTAGCCTTTGCTTGTTGAGTCGGTGGTGTTGGTTGAGGGCTTGTCGGTAGGGGTGGCGTTGGCAGCGTCCATTGCCTTGCGCATTTCCATGAGCCGGAGCACCGAGGTGCGTAGGGCGATGGCTTCGTTGTGGGCAGCGGCTCGGCGTGCCTTGTCAATAGTGAGAATTGTTGTGCGCTCTTCGAGGTGAGCTACCATCAGGCGGCGTACCTTGCGAAGGAGTGGCTTGTCGGCAGGGTCGGTGGTGGTGAGCAGGTGCTGCACCATCGGCTCGCCTATTGCCTCACTGATGTATTCGTCTTGAATGAAGTGGAGATCAGGCAGAAGACGGATGAACTTCTCACGGCTCTCGTAGATGTCGAGGTAGTGCTGAAGGTCGGCACATGTGGCAATGAGGAGGTCGTGGTGGGCGTAGTAGTACTGGCTCTCCTGCCACAATAGGCTTATCTCTTCAATGGCTTTGTGCTCCTCGTCCTTTGGTTCGGTGGTCGGTGGGTCGGTGGAGTCGGCTTCGGCAATGGCTGCGGGTGTAGCCATCTTCTTAGCCCAACCTTCGAGCATCACAAGCATTTGGTTGAGCGACACCATTGCCTCGCGCTTGTAGCCTTGCACTCCCTTGTCGAGAAGGTCTTTGGATGCCGTGCCGTAGTCTTCGCTTGAAGCCACGTTGATGCCGGTGCCGTTGATGGAGAGGGCCTGTGTGTAGGCGAAGCGCGACATGGCATCGTATGTCACCATGCGCTGTGCCATAAGCAGGAGTTGCATCCAGGGCTGCTGTGTGTGCTCTCCGTTACAGACTGCCATGTAGAAGTCGTCGGGCGAAACGGTATGATAATACTCGCACAAACGGTTGTAGAGCGAGTCGCCCAACTTGTCGCGCAGAAAATCTTTCTCGCTGTTGTCGAGTATGCCTTGAAGATAGCTGATGTCGTCAATGGCGTTGCTGGGGATGTGGAGCCGAAGCTCCTTGGTGGTTGATAGTATCATGTGCGAATTTTGAGTTTTGAATTTTGAATTGTCGCCGTTGGCGATTAGGAATTATCCATTTTTGAGTTGTCAGAACAGCTTGAGCTGCGCTTGCTCCAACTTAATGCGTTTGCAAGCCTTGTCGTAATACTCCTTGTTGAGCTCGAAGCCGATGAAGTTGCGCTTCTCGCGGATGGCTGCAATGGCGGTGGTTCCGCTACCCATACAGTTGTCTAAGATGGTGTCGCCCTCGTTGGAGTAAGTGCGAATGAGGTACTGAATAAGAGCTACGGGCTTTTGAGTGGGGTGCATATCAAGATTCTTTTCTTTGTCGAAGAACAATACAGATATAGGATATTTCTCTGTTGTTACTTCTTTTGAGTAGGTCTCAATATTATAGTTGCCATAACAGACATTACCCTTTGCTTTTCCGTGTTTATGCCCTCGTGTGTGAGAGGGGAAACCTTGTCTCATTTGTGGATTGTATGTAGGTAGCGCACGATAGAACACAGCAATATCCTCATGGCTCCGCATAGGCATCCGCTTCGCATTGAGAAATCCTGTTGGTCTGTCTTTTTGCCAAATCAGATTATATCGCCATGTGTCAGGTTCTGCCATCATTAGCTGTGCCGTAAACATTCCTTGACCGAAGAGAATAATAGGAGCGTTAGTTTTTGCTATTCGCCAGTATTCCTTGAATAGAGGCTCCATCGGGATAATGTTATCCCATCGTGCCTTTTCATTGCCTTTGTTCAGAACTTCATACGGCAAATCGCATACGATGCAATCCACGCTCCCGTCTGGAATCCTTTTCATTCCTTCGAGGCAGTCTTCATTATATATCTTATTCAGTTCTATCATTCTCTATATCATTTATTCGTTACTATTCCTGCATCGTCACCCCTGTTTTCGAGTTATCCAGCGTGGTGAGCACTTCGCGGTCTATCTGCCACACAAGGTGCGAGTCCCATTTATTGAACTTGCTTATCACCTCCAACGGTCGGAGCATGAGCTGCTGCAATGGGGCGAACTGAATTTGCTTTACAAGGAAACGCTCGCGGAGGTCGGTGCCGCCCGATGATGTAGCGTCGCCTGGGGTGTTGCCAATGAGCTTCGAGTCCAAGCCCATGGCAAAGAAGATGATGGAAGATATTTCCTGAAGCTCGGTCTTCTCGGCTTGCGCTTGCGAGTTGGCCTTGCTCTCAATCTCCACAATCTCCCATGCCTTGTGCTCCTTGCCGTCCAGTCCGGTAAACACGGCAGAGATAAGAGCCTGACCTGCATTGTCGGGATTGGAGAGCCAGCGGTTGATGTCGGTGAACACCTCCTGCTGTATCTGAGCCATCGTCTTGCTTTTGTTCTCGCCCTGCTGCGTGTAGAGCTGCTTGAGGTATTCCTGATGGATGTATATGACACGACCGATAATGTTGCTGTTGCGCTTGCGAGTGAGTCGGTCGTCGATGATGGTGAAGGCATACTCGAAGATGCTTCCGGCAAAGATGCTGTGCCACATGGCATCGGCATAGTAAGGACCGCCAAAGTCGCGTGGCGACATGATGAAGCGTGTTGGGCGGTTCTTGCGGCTCACACGCTGCTGACGAGCCTCACGCACATGGCGGTTGAGATCAGCTACGGCTGTGTCGGCTGCGAGATAAGGCACGGCGGCAATGCGACGGTCGGTTTCGGCGAGCGTCTGCGTGGAGTCGAGCCACTGGTTAGAGAGGTAGGCATAGTTGATGCGATACTGACTGTCCATGCGCTCCAGTCGGGTGGTGAACACCGAGCGAGGCTTTATGCCCACAATCTTCGGGTTCCACTGCGACGTAGGCACGGGACGGCCGTTTTCGTCCAACTGGCGTTGATTGAGCTGCAACTCGCAGAAGCATTGCGACATGAGCGACATATCGCCTGCCATCTCAAGGTAGGTCTTGTGGAGGTCGTTGTTCTCGATGAAGGCTTGCAACTCCTCGTTGGTGCGCTTCCATTCTTCCAATGCTGCCTTCAACGACTTCATTTCCTCGCTGTCTTCACTCTCAGAATTGTTTGCCGATTGTGAGAGTTGATTAACCGATTTTGTGAATTGGTTATCCGATTGTGAAGATTGGTTTTCCGATTCTGACATTTGCTTTTCCTTAGCCTTGAGGTCGGCTATCTGCCCGCGGAGCAAGGTGCCAGCCGAAGGGTAGGAAATAGACTTCTCGGTGATATTGCCACCGACATACTGCGTATAGTGATACTTGGCGCACGGCCCACGGCCCACGAGGATTTTCTTCACGAAGTCAACTCCCGCTGCCGGAAAGGGCGACATCTTGGAGAGCAGATATATGAGGTTAGGCAGTCGGTTGTCCAATCCCCACTCCATAAAGCCCAATCCCTTAGTGCCCACACCTTCGGGTTTGGCTTTGTTCTCGCCGCCCGACGAGCCGAACACGGCAGAAATCTCCCGTCTTGCCGCATTGCCTTCCGCTCCGGTCATGGTGGCCGAAGCCGTGAGCTTCTGGTGAACGTAATCGCCCCATGAACACACACTGCTGCCTCCCTGCTTGGGCGCACAGAACGCGCCAGGCAGAACGGCCTCGTAGCCTTGCGACTGAAGCTCCTCACTACGTTGTTGGAGCTCGTTTAAGTTGCTAACTGTTGTCATTGTGTTGAATATGTGTTTTGTTGAATGTCTATAGCGCAAAGTTAAGGAAAGACGGGGAGAAGGTGCGGACATAGAAAAAGCCCTGCTATCCTCACGGACGGCAGAGCTAAAGCAAAAGTTAACATTTCCGTATGAAACATCCAGTCAAAGTATGAAGTATTCGTTGCCTACATGTCGTAGTCGCACATTTCGTTGGCAGAGCACAACTCGTAGTTCTCCACGTTCTCAATCACCATATCCTCATTACAGAACTGCTTGATAATGATTTTGCGGTTCTTCGGGTCGGGGTGTACGCTGCGGATATTGTTGTTAGAGATCCATATAGGGTGGTTGGCTTCCTTGGTATATACCACAAGATACCACGGACCAGCTTTGTACTGATCCATCACCACGGCGATTTTGGAAGTAAGGAGCGATGAAACCTTGTCAATGGCTTTCTCAATGAACGCCTCCTTACGGTCGAGAGTTTCCTCAATGAAAGCCTCCTTGTGCTTTGCGTTGAACTTGTCTATCCATGCTGCAAAGATGGTGAACAGCAGGATGATGAGAATCACGATGAGTGTTGAAAAAATGATATTCATGATTATTTTATTTTTGATTGATATACTTTTTATCGTTTGATATTCCACATGTGCTCAGCCGGGCCTACGAGCACGTCTATGTTTGCGCCCTGCTTCTGAGCCACCGTCTCCACCCATTTAAGCTGAATAAACTGCTGCGGGCTAAGATTCATCTCGCTCATATACGCCTTGTCTGCCACAGCCTTTTGGCGCTCGGCCTTCTCGCGAGCCACCTGAACCTCATATTCACGTTCCTGCGTCTGCTTGGCCTGTACCATCTTTGCCGTGCGGTTCATTTCGGCAAGCTGTTCCTTGTTGGGTGTAGCCTTGCCGATGATAACGTCCTTGATGATGACGGGCATCGGCTTGTGCTTGGAGAGGGCAGCAACGTACTCCTGCATCTGCTTCAGAATCTTCTTGTCGATGGTGCTCAATACCTGACGGTTAGACATCAAGTCGAACGGACTATACTGCGAGATATGGTCTCTGACAAGATTGCAGAAGTAGTTGTAGAGGTTGGTGTTAAACCAGTCGCGTCCATAGTTCTGCAACAGCACGGGCGACTTGCCTTGCTCCACCTGAGTGACTATGACAGAATGGAAGTCAAGCGGTGTGTTGTCGTCAGAGAAGATGTCGTCAAGAACAACCTCATGGCGTACCGGAACAATCTTGAACGTCTCGGCACGTGTGCTCATGGCACACCATGTCAGACCACTCTGAACGGGGTCGTTGTCTACTCCTCCGTGTCCGAAGAACCAAGGCTTCTTCACCAACACGGCTTCCTCGTCGGCATCGGGCGACACAAAACGGCACGAGGATAACATCACTACTGCGACAAACGCAAAAAGAATTGAAAATAATTTTCTCATAAGAAATGAAATTTAATTGTTTTATTGAATTGTTGCTTGCTATTTTGTTCTTGTTTCTTTCAAGAGATATTTATAAGAGCCCAGTCCGTTATCTTCGCCCTTCTCAATCTTCCAGTCGAATCCTGCCTTTTGCAAGCTTTGCACGAAGTCGTTGTAGTCTCTATCTACGATATACTGAGAAATGTTCTCTTCTTCAAAGACAACAAGGTGAGGATTACGGTCGAAGTCGATGCGCAGGGCCTTGTTGCCAAAAAAATCACGAAATTTTAATATACCGCGAGGGTCACTAACGTGCAGATTATACACACCACGCCCGCTTATCCAGAGGTAAGCGTAGCAAGATAGCATTTGTTCTTCGGCATCATACGGCTTGGCGCATACAATGGTGGTGTCAGAGCCACGGAGCGAGGAGATTGCGTAAAAACGTCCGTCCTCGATGTGGTTGAGCATGTATTCGCGACGCTCTTTCGGATTGAGGAGCACAGGCATGTCGTCAGAGTCGGTCTTCCGCTTCTCCTCTCTCTTCCGCTGGCTTTTCTTTGCAAGACGTTCCTTGTGCATTATCCGCACACGCCAAACGACAAAGGCGAGAAAAAACGTCCAGCCGAAGATGGCAGCAAGAAAGAATGCCCATCCTAAAAAAGTAGATATAAATGTGTTCATTGTTCTCTATAAATCCGTTAATGAAAGAAATGTGCAGTGGTTGAGTTTTCCTTCTCCTCGCTCGTCTGCACCAGAGCCCGTTAGATACGTTGAACGGAGTGGCGACATGCGGCTCACTGAGTACGGTCCCTTGGCCTTCGGGATAAGTGGGAAGTAGAACTACAAAGGACACAAAGGACACGGAGTTCAATCCGAAGAATCCGATGTAAAAACTGTCTCTGTGTTCTCTGTGTTCTCTGTAGTTCCGAATATTATGCGTCCACCTCGCCGCCCGGTGTTCCATCCGGCTTCTGCTCGCCACCTGTTCCGGGAGCCGACGGAGCGTTCGTTGCAGCAGCGTCGCCCACACGCTTGAACATTCCGTGCTGTGCGAAGGCAGCGTTGAACTTCCTTGAGAAGTCGATGGCCACGCCTGCTGTGAGGTCCTTAGTGGTGAGGTCGGCAGCGGTAATCTCGCGGTTCACGTCAACATCCTCGCCCTCTGCCTTGCGAGCTTCGAGCTTCGCCTTGAGCTGGCTCTGAGTGAGCGAGCCGCTAACGGTAGGGCGTACCACCATGCCCTCGGCAGACACCTGCACCTTGGTGCCCAGAGCGAGCAGAAGCGGCAACTTCTTCTCCAACTGCGTCATCACGGCCATCACGTCCGCCACGCCTACTGTAGAGTCCTGCGCCATGTAGTCGCAAAACTCGGTGAATGACATCGGCTGCAAGTCAACGATGTTGGCACTTGCAACCTTTTCTTTCGTGATAGAATTGCTTCTTACTATCACTTTAGCTTTAATCGCCATAGTTATTAAGTTTTATGAGCAAACCACATGGGTTCGAACGTTTTGCTCAATTCGTTCGAACCTTTTCATTCAAAGGTTCGAACCTCACGTTTTTAGCGGTTGGTTCTACTATGGGCAAAGGTAGATTATTCCTTTTACTCGATATGGACATTCTCCTCGAAGTCGTATCTCACGTCTCGGTTTTGCAACCAAGCCACAGGCGTTTTAGAGAAGATGTCTGCCTCACAGTCGGCAACAGCTTGCACCAACGCCTCGTACATCTTCTGTTCGTCATGTTCTTCGGGAAAGTCCCGGCTTGTCTCCTGCCATAGCAGATTCGGGCGCTTGCCGTCCTTCATGTTTCCTTTAACCATCAGCATGACACTTACGGAGTTTTCACCCTCGCGCATTTCCGCACTAAGTATGCCGTAGCCAAGCGGTTTGCCAAAAATGTAGCTACCGCTCTGATACCCAAGAAATCGGTAGCCGTAGTTTCGCAATGCCTTTCTCACAAATTCTCTCATGTTCAATCTTTTGTTTTTTGCTAATTCACTACTATCACATCATCCCAGTCAGAATAGTAAGCGGACAAATCGCATCCGCTATCACTTCTCACTATTATGTTGCCATGCTGTTCCTTTAATTTCTGGAGCATAGCGATATAGTCGCTCAATAACATTTCTTCCATAATTTCTGTGTATTATAGTTCCACTAATACCTTTATCTCTCTATCCCCCCCCCCTTGCGTATGCAGCGTAGGCGATATTCCTTTTGCGGAATACACGCGGCAGCTCTGCTCAAACATTCGGTCGTAGGGTGGTGTCTGCATCATGCCGACTACGAAGATGCGTGCGGTGTCATTCATATTCATATACTATATGCGGTGTGGTGTTGCCCAGTCCATCGCGAGGGTCGGCAAAGCAGCCTGGTGGCGATGTTGTCACGGCATTGGCTATCCGTTTGCGCGGTAGTCTCTTTACGAGGCCCTTGCCGCTGCGTACCCATCCGATGTAATACTTGTCAATCATATTCTATCAATACTGCGGGTGCTTTGCATTGTGATGTTGTATTGCTTGCTATATTCGCCCATCCTTCTCTTGCGTAATGCGATGTCAGGACGCAGCAGATGCCGGACGGACAATTTAGTGTATGCCTATTCATATTCTATCAATACAATGGCGTGCTGTCCGTGTTCATCGTAGAGCCCTGCCCATCCGTCGTAGCGGGCGGACAATGCCGTGGAATACCCCGACGTGGGCAGAGCTGGGATATGCGTTGTACGAAAGGGATTTGTTTAATCATACGTTATCAATACCATATTGTCTTTGCCTACTGATGTGAGGGTGTTGGTTGTACCCCCCGTTTATCTCCATTCGCTGAAAGAAGCGTCCGTTGGAGGGATGCTTGCGGTTGGACGGATTATCGGGGGCACGGCCTCGGAAGGCTGCTATGCGAAAGTCAATCATCCCCATTCCATTTTTCATCATCCACAGTTCGTGCTATGAATATGCGATATGGGTTCTTCTTGTCTGTACTGGTTAGCTCTATTGCGTTTTCGATACTCTCCCTCGATACAAAGTCGCGTATCATCAACACTGCAAGGGCATCGAACTCGTCGTCCGACAAACAAACAGTATCTTCTCCTCGGCGGATAGTAACACAGTCGCAAATAGTGTTGTGCCCGAAAGCCACATCAACATCTTCATTACGTTCGTGGTCTCTGACTATTATTTTTTCTGCGTAAAGACTCATATTTCTTTTTGTTTATTATTTGTACTATTAATCGTAACATATTGCAATCAGATTGTCAGTGGTGAGGGAAGTACCTATACATTGCATCCAACATCCTTGTCGCAGATGCCATTCCTTATCACGGAAGTCGTTAGTGCCGATTAAGCGACGCACGGCTTTCGCGTGTTCGGTTCTGGCTTCGTGTATCAGATGAATGTTAAGCATAATAGGTTGTCTTTTGTTACTGTTGTTATCGAATTGCTCTACGGCCACGGACTTGGGCGGTGATACTTGTCGCCGTATTTACACCCTCCTCGGTCGCCATGCTCTTGACGGAAGGCTTTGGCTTCCTCGGTGCGGTAGTTGGACGAGGACGGAACGATTAATCATACTCTATCAATATTTTCGGTTTATCCACGTCGTGACCCTTACCTCCCCCGACTATGCACAAGGCTATGCCGTGTGGCGACACGATGATGCCGTTCTGCGAGGGGCTGTAGGAGCCGAGGATAATGGGGCGAGGGTTGTTATTCATATATCACGATTGCGCCAGTGGCTTTGAAGTTGGCACCGTCAAACGAAATGGCGAGCACATTCGCTGCTCCCATTTTGAAATATTGGGATTTAATAGTGTGTGATGTACCATCGGATTCTGTGTTAAATGGGAGTATCATAATTCTACTGCTACAAAGAATACGTCGCTGCAATCGGTGCGCGACATGATGGTTATTGCTATGCCGTGAAATGCTCCGTTGAAACGTTCTGCGCTGAACATCGAGGCAGGGCAGGTGAGCAACCTACCACCCCTAATCATATCAGCTATGATACGGATTACACGGTCGGGTGGGTTGTCAGTTCTCATTCCTTCTTCCTCTTCATATTCTCCTTAAACAATTCCTCAAAACCTTCGCAAGGGAATGTATGATACTCGCTGAAACTTGCAAAATCGCTGTTTAATACATCTCGCTCGTTCTCGATGCAATCGCGCAGTTCGTCCAAATCCCTCTCCCATCCGTTGAAAGTGTTCATGCGCAGCGTGAGCCATGTCTTGAGGAACATTGCCGCCTCATGTGTCGGTGGCAGGTCGAATTGAAGGAATAAGGCATTGTCAGAGTCGTTTGCCTTGAGGAACTTGCTCACGGCATCATCCTTGAGGAAATAGCGGTCGGACACTTCCTCTTCGAGCACATCCTCCAGTCGGATAAGCAGCTCGAAGGGTTCGGGAAACTGATAGTCGAAGGCCACGTCACGGCGCATGGAGAGGCAGAACACACGGTCGCGGTTCTGCGGCACACCGTAGTTCTTGGCGTTAAGACGAGCCCAGCGAGAGACATAGCCGAGCGAGGAGAGTTTGTCGAGCCACTTCTGAAAGTCGGGCATGAACTTCTGGCTTACCAGTGCCGCCACGTTCTCCTGCAAGAGATACTTCGGGCGAAGCACCTCCACGGCATCCGCCACACGCCAAAGCAGTGCGCTTCGGGTATCGCTGCCCTCCTGCAAACCCATCTGCTTGCCAGCCTGACTGATGTCCTGGCAGGGCGAGGAATAGGTGAAGAGGTCAACCTCGCGGCCTTTGAGCGAGCGTTTCACCTCGTGCCAGTCAATCTTGGTGATGTCGCCCAGGGCGCAGTCGGCAAACTGAGGGAAGACGAGGTTGTGCATCTGACAGGCGTATTTGTCGATGTCGCTCCATCCCTTGCACGTCCATCGGAAGTCGGGATGCCACTCGCGTATCACGTCGGCTGCCATGAGCTGAGAGTCGTAGCCGGAGAACGTGGTGAGGAATATCTTCTCCTCGTTCTTGTCGGCTGCGGGGGGGGCGGCAAAGCGGGCAGCGAGTCTTCGAGGTCGTCGAAGAGCGTGAGCTGTTCGCCAGGGCGAGGCTTGGGCGGGGCGGGGTAGAAAAGCTGCTCGTAGATGTGGGCCAACACGTCCACCACGATGCTGTTTCCAGCTTGCTTGTACTGCTGTGATGCAGATATAGCCATGTCTTCGGGTTTACCCTTGCCCTTCCAGTCGGGCAGACGTTCGGCTGCCTGGGCATTGCTGCTCTGCATCGTGCCGATTACGTTGTCGCGAACGCCCATCAAGCGGAAACACTCCTTGGGCGTGAGCTTGCGGATGGCATAGCTCTTGATGGTGCGGTCGGTGAAATTGAGTTTTGTGATCATATAGTTACTGTTATTCGTATTCTATCATTACGCCTGTCCTCGGAAAGTGGGCAAGTGACATCAAATGCTCAATGCAAAGTCGCTCGTATCGTGTATTCAGTGTTACTGCTATTCCTCCCATACAGACATTTAAGGGTTGGATGTCAATCATATTCTTCAATCAGAAAATAGTTGTGCTGCCATGAAGATATAGTAACGGTCGGACAAATCATAGTGTTTAGTACCCCCCCGTTTTTGCCACGAGGATATTGGTAGAAGTCAAGATTAGTCATATTCAATCATTATACAGTGTGGGCATTTGTAGTCGGTGGCTCGAAGGGAGGGCGAGAAATCACCCCATCCTCGCCATTCGAGCCGATGGCTAACGGGATGCACGGATATCTTAATGTCAGTCATCTCAAATAAACCATTCGGGTTCCAAATTGGAAATATAGCAATAACGCTTTATGTTGTTAGTGCTGATGAATAAATGCCAATTTTCATCGTCATGGCTGTAATGGTTGTGTACGAAGAATGTTCTGTCGTAACACCAACAGAGAAGTTGACCTATGCAATGAGGCTTTTCTGTGGCAGGGTGCCACAACTGAACGATGTTGCGATACTCGGCTGTAATATCCATCGTTACACCTTCCGACGGTTCGTCCTTAAAACTTACACTTTGTTCGTCAGACTCGACGCAGATGCAAGCGTCCTTGGTTGAGTTTGACATTAAGGTGGATGCTTTAGCCGACATTAACAGCACATCGGGCAGTCGTTTTTCTCTTTTCATAAATTTTATTAGTTAAATGTTCTACAAGCCTATTCAGCTACTCTTTTTACTGTATTCAAATTATACAAGGACAAATCTAAAACGTGTTTGAACTCATACGATACGACATCTTCATAATGCGTTACTTCACCATCTGTCATTATTACGTTGATGTAATCTTTATTTACAGACGAAACAACCTGCTTGACATCCGAGGCTCTGTGCAAATCGCATCCACCACCTTTGGTAAACACACACAAGAAATACCCATCACAATTCTGATAGTCTATTTCTCTATCATTTTTTATCTCTTTCTTTAGCTTTCGCTCTGTCCACCAAATGTAAGCCATAAACAAAATTGTTACGACAAACGTAAACAACATTGATGCGAGCCAGAGCCGCCAATCATTCGTTATAATCATAATTTATTTCTCCTTTTATAATTCAACAAACACGCAAATTCCGCCACTTGCAGCGGTCAGAGCGTTTACGAGCTTACCCCTCCCGACTGTGCGACTACGCCTCAGAGCCGAGGACGGATAACTTAGGTCGGCGGCTCCAGGGCAGGGACAGTCGGTGTAGCCCAGCTCGGTGGCTTGGCGTATGCGTAGGAACGTCTCGCCCGCTCGGTCCACCAACTGTAGGAAAGGTAGGTCGGTGGAGGAGTAGATGCGGTAGAGCGATCCGTCGGGATAGCGGCCATACAGCTTGCCATCCTTGCGGATGGTGCCGCGTTTGTAGTGAGGGTCAGTCATATTCAATCATTAATCTCCATCCGTGACGAGGCGCAGGATTACCCCATTGTTGAGTTACGGTTCCTATACAGGTTCCGCTCCAATAGATGCGCTGATGAAAATCGTCGAATGGATGCTGCTTAATCATATTCAATCATTATACAGTGTAGGCATTTGTAGTCGGTGGCTAGAAGGGCGGGCGAGAACTCTCGTTTCTGTCAAGCAGCACCTTGTTTTTTGCTTTCATAGAGCTATACTTTAATTTCCGGACTAAATTTCATTATCTTGAGGACGAGCTGTAGTTCGTGAACGTACTTTATATGACATAAGAGTGCAAAGCCTGTCACGTTGTAATACTTTATGAATATTGCCCAAGCGTATTTTTTCCGTTCTACAACCAAATATCTGGCAAGGGAACTGCCAAATCTGGCTTTAATTGGTCTTGTGAAGTACTTGCCCTCGACCTCTTCCTTAAAGTCATTATTGCGAAGTATTTCGGGCGTGACGGGCACGCCTTCAATATTACAGCACCAAGCCCCCCATGGTCCGTCATCGTCGTCGTTGACAGCCTTCAGACTGACAACTCCCTTCTTGTCTTCATACTGTCGGTCGGGATGGATTTCGGTAACGATGCACAACGTGTCTTTCGGAAACATGCAGTCTTTGTTTATCTGCACAATGTCGCCTATTCTAAGGTCTTCTGCATAAATCATTGTCTGCCTCCTTTTCTTCTTCAGTCTTAAAATATTCGCCGTATTGTTGCCACTTCTCTTCATGGATATTGCCGACAACCTCGAAGGTCTTCATTTTCTCTCGCTCTACATCATCAAGTATGCCGTCTGAAATGCCTCTTACGTCAGAACTGGGATTCTTGGCCGTCACAGTGCCAAAGCAAGCTCCTTCCTCACAGTAATAAACTACGGCATAATAGTTGTCGCGTTTTTTATCTCCGATGCAGCTATAAGGATATTCGTCTGACCGCAACACGTCGCCTTCATAAATCTCCTTGCCGTTCTTGTCAAGGAAACCGGTGAACTGGCAGACGGTCGCGGGGTCAACACCGAAATAGTTGAACGTCTTGTCGTGGTCGTGCTCAAAAATCTTTGTCTCTCCATTGGGGAAAGAAAGCAGCGAGCCACATGCCGTTTTGCCATCGTACTTAGGATCTGTACACTTGCCTCTGAATTTGAATGTTCTCATAATGTTCTCTATATTTTCGTTAATACTTTATCGCTTGCTATGATTTAAGAAGATTGTAGTAATCCTGTAATTCCTCGTCACATTCGGGTGGCCAAAGTGTGCGTATCTTCATGCCGTTGTTGTCGATAAGAGGTTGGGCTAACGGCAGAATTGCGTGCGGCTCTTTGTGCCACTCTATAACTGTTCCATCGCTGTATATCGTAGGATTGTCATCAGAGCCATACTTTAGCAAAAAGATAAGTTTTTGCTGCATACAATATTTCAAATCAGACCATGACTTGCTACGTCCCAAATAGCCATTCACGACATATCCTCCGGCACAATACTGATAGGAGACACCATCGAGCCGATGGGGGTAGAGCGTGATGTCGGCTTGGGCGCAATAATACCTTAATGTCGCCCTTGTTGCATATCTTCCCATGATTCTCTATATTTTCGTTGTTTTACTTAACATCGGATTTCACGGATTTCTCAGTTTGTCTCATTTACTTCATTCGATGATGAACAAAAATCCGTTTCATCCGATGACAATAATATCTATCAGTTCTTCCGTAGTTTCTCCATCTCCTCATTCTCCTTCGAGAGTCGCTCCAGATGCTCCAGCACAAGCGAGTACGACTGGTTGTTCACCTGGTCTTCGGTGAGCGAAGCGTATTTCTGCATGGTGGCGATGGTGGCAGTGTATATCTCAAGTGGGGTGGAGGGTCGCTGTGTGCGGTCGATCTTCTGCACCTTGAACACATGAGGATAACGCCGTGAGAGGGTGTGCATCATGCCGGTCCACCAGAAGAGGATGGGTTGCCATTGGTAGTCGGGGAAGCGACGGAAGTAGGCTGCGTTGTCGTTGAACTGACGGGTGTCGTAATGGAAGTCTACGGTGCGCAGCGAGGTGTTCGGGTCGAGGTAGGGGATGCGTTGGTTGAAGATGGTGGCGAGGAACATGGAGCGTGCCTGGTCTACGCTGTCAGCTTGCAACTGCATCTGCTCGGCCGTGAACTTACCCATCTTCATCTTAATGAGATTGTTGGAGAGCTGGGTGTATTGGCCCATGAGGTCGGTAGCGAAGCGGTATTGCTGCCATGAGAATCCGTCCATGTCGGGTGCCGGACCGGAGAACTCGGTGCGCTTGCGTAACCAGTGCTGCGGATTGCGTAGGCGAAGCGTGGGGTAGGGGAAACGCGTGAGCGGACTGTCCTTCTCGCTATCCATCCAGTCGAGTGTGCCAGCTCCTGCAGCAATGTATTCGGGCGAGTTGCGGTCGTCGGTCTTGGGCTTGGCCGTGAGCCAATGGTTGAGCTGCCAGAGATAAATAGGGAAAACCTTCTCGTCATCGCTCTTGCGGGGCAGACGTATGCGGCGAGGACGGTCGGATGCCATCCGGCACAGATAGTACTGGTCTTCGATGGGCAGCGACTCGTCAGGACCTTTCACTATATCTACTTCGGCAAGCAGGAAGAAACAAGCTATCTTCACGTTGCGCATGTCAAAGGGATGATAGCGGTCTACGCGCTGTATCTGCTCAAGCATGACGCGGGAGATTAGCTCAAGCTGCGTGGTGGAGCACTCGTTCCACGAACGGGGCATACGCAGGTCGATGCTTCGGGTATCGGGTGTGTTGAACATAAAACAATAAATTAATTAAACTTTCCGAGGACAAAGATAGGGGAAGTTATTTTGGTGAGGCGGACATCGAAAGCGGACAACGGAGGGGAGAAACAACGAATTTCGCTAATTGCACGAAAAAATATAAGCCAACAGAATACACAAAAGAAACAGAAAAGAGTGCAAATTTTCTGTTAATTTCGAGTTTTCCATTGGCTTAAAAACAAATGTAAAAGCCGAGTGTTAGAGGGTGGCGTGTAGGGCGTTATAGTCCCACACCTTAGTGCAATCATCTTCGCATGGTTGCCAGTCGTCATCGCAAAAGTAGAAAGCGTAGGCGGCTTTGATTATCTCTTCCTCGCTCATGCAAGCACAAAGGTCGGCATACATAGAGTTGAAGGCGACATATTTGTCCCATGCGTTGACGTTAGCGTGAAACTTCATGCCCTTAGTCAGCTCGTCTACCTTGAGACGGGTCCAGTGTGCGCCTCCGTCGGTTGGCATACCCTCTTCATCGTACATGCCGCTATAGACGAGGGCGTTCACATCGTGGTTGGCCATCTTCTCAGAGTAGTGCCGTCCGTAGAGAACAGCGTGCTGACGGCGCAGGATGTGCCAGTAGAGCTTAGGGTCGGTCTGCTCAAGCGCAAGGAGGTCGGTAGAGAGAGTTTCTACTGCTGCCCACATCTTCTTCTCGGTAGCCATGCCATTGGCACGAGCCTGTTCAATCATCTGTTTGTAATTCATTTTGTTTGAGTTTTATATGTTTAACATGTGGGACAAATGCCCCGAAAATGTGGGACAATCAGACTTTTTTGCACAGAGACATGCAATATAGGAAAGAATGTCTGCGCCTCGGGCTTGCTTTCTGCCTTTGCCTCAATGGTCGAGGCGGTCGGTTGTGTGTCTTTCTTTTTCATATAGCTTTGTGAATTTTCGTTGAAGAATAAGCAGCAACAACACAAACCAGTTTGACAGATACGCCACCACAATAGCCGCCAATGCCGATGTGTAGACATCGTGGCCGAGGTAGAGCAATGCCGACATTGTAACCCAAAAGGTGAAACACTGAGGGCACGATGCCACCTTGTCAACAACACGGGCAATGGCTTCGGCCAGTCCGAGGTGTTGGGCGAGCGTGGCGGCTATCATGGTGGCTATAGCTATCAGAACTATCATGGCTTTATGTAGTTACAATGGTGAGCGTTACGGGACAGTCGGAAACAAAAGTCTTGGAGCAGTTGCAGCACGATATGCGTGCAATGCCGTTCTGGACGGTTCCCACTGCTATTGTTGCCGAATTGATGGCGGTGGCGCTGAACACGGGTATGGTGAAGTCTTGCGACACCACTTGTGAGCGTGTGCAGCACGAGCCGCAGTTGCAAGGGATGTAGCTTATTACGCCCTCAACGTGAATGACGATGATATACTGTGATGTGCCTACGTTGGCAATGCTCTTGACGGAAAACTTCGGAGCGAACACGGGTGTCTCGTCTACACAAGCCGGTGTGCAGAGCTGCTGTGTGATGTTGACATCATAATAGGGTGCGGCGGCGGTTGCACCTGCCGCAAGTGTGGCTATGATGATAGCCGGAATGGTACGTTTGTTCATAATCGTTTTTGTTTTATTATAGCGACGATGCTTGCCGCCGCTTGGTTTGTTACTCTGTTCAATGTTTTACCTGATAGCCTTGCGTCTGCTCTACGGGAAGGTTCTTGTCAAGAAGATCGGCAAGCTCGTTGAGGTCTTCCTCCTCAAACGTCACCATGCCTTCGAGCACCGACAGCGGTCCGTTACCTCGCATCTTCTCCACTAAGTCGTGTGCCATCTGCGGTATGCTCTCTTCGGGTATCTGACCGAAATATCGGGCAAGCATAGGTGCGACGAGCGAGTTGACGATGGGCTGAATGAGTGGTTCGATGTCCTTCTGTAGGGCATAGTTGCCACTGACAATGCCTAACGAGCTGATGGTGGCTTGCAGAGACTGAAGCATAGGTAGGCGCATGAGGTTGCCTGCAGCTATCTGCGAAATGGCGGGTCGTGCCCATTCGGACACGACTGCCGCCAAGATCTGTGAGTTTTTGTATTCCATATATATAACTGGATTACGTCATTCTCTTACTGATTGCATCCGCAACCGCAACCGCAACCGGTCTGGCATACGTTGGTTGAAGGGATGAACAGCTTGGTTACGCTCGACAACGATGCCACCTGCGACTTGAGCACGTCGATGCTGGCGTTAGCAGCCGCATTGTAAGCCATCTGCTGTGCGTTGACGGCTTGCTGCGCATCCTTGTTTGCATCCACTTTGTCTTCCACACGGCGCAACTTCGCGTCGAGATACTGTGTCACTTCCACGAGCTTCTTGTCGGTGTAGTTCTCGCTCTTCTGAATGGCGAGTTCGGTCTTCAGAGTGCTGTTCTCCTGGATAAGGTTAGTCTCACTCTTAGTTACGAAACGCGCGTCAGGGTCGGACGGGTTGGCTGTCATGCCGTTGTTCCTTCCAATGCCCAGAAGCGAGGCGCTGCCTCCCAATAGGCTCGTTGCCAAGCCTGCGATGCCGAGACCCAAGGCTGTGTTGCCGAGTCCCTTGCTGGCAACATCATAGTTGCCGTCATTAGTTTTAATCTGCATAGTTGTTTGTGTTTGGTTGGTTTCGTTCATTATTGAACTTATTGCAAAGGTATGGGAGAAAGTGGTGGGGGCGAAGAGTTTCTTATTAAGTGTTCTTGCTATGGGATAACATATAATTTCGGCTAATACTAAAATTAAAAAGCCTCACGCTGCTAACGTGAGGCTCGGTTCATTATAAGAAAATCTAATGACTATCAAGGTGGCGGTGTGAACTTCCCTTGCGACTCTTCGGCTACGGAAATGTATGGCACTACCTCGTCGCGGATGATGTCGAGGAAGAGTTGTGCAGCTCGCTTCTTAGGTACGTCCTGCATACAGTGGGCGTTGCTCATCAACTGCTGTTCGAGTCCGACGATGGGACGCGCCACAAGGGTAGGGTGGTTGCGCAGGTAGAGCTTAGGCATGAAGGTTATATACTTGGTTTCTTCCACCGAGGCAAGGGCTTCGTCGGGGTCGCTGATGATGCACTTAATGTTGAGCTTATATAGGTCGCGCTGTATGTATTGATGAAAAGTCTCAATGGCACGTTCGCCTATGTCGGGCATGATGATTGGGTGCTTCAGAATGTCCTCATACGACACCTTTGAGAGCGAGGCAAGCGGATGGGTGTCGCGCATGATGGCATATACGTTAAAAGGTATGCAGGGTATAGTCTCTATACCTTCGTGGCTGTATGCCATGTTCATGGTGAAGGCGAGGTCTAACATGTGCGCCCTTAGTGATTGGTTGAGAAGGTAGGCTTTGGTGAAGTCGGCATTGATACGGACGTTTGGATATCTCTCCATGAATATCAATGCTGCCATGCGGATGTATGGAGATATAAACGAGCCTACGCCTATACGCAGTTCGCCCGTCATGCAGTTGTTGAGGGCATAGATTTGCTCTTTGCAGTCCTCGGTCTGTTTCAGTATTTCTTTTGCACGAGGCAACAGGGCTTCGCCGCTTTCGGTGAGCATAATGCCGTGTGATGTGCGGATAAGCAATTTGCAGCCCAACTCGTCCTCCAGGGCACGAATGTGCTGGCTTACCGCCGACTGGGTAACGCAACAACGTGTGGCTGCCATACTAAATAACTTGGTTTCAGCTACGTTTACAAACGAACGCAAATGTCTTAGTTCCATAAATCCTATAAGTTTTAGTTATACTACGCTTATAACAAAACATAATCAAAAAATCTTTCTTAATTGCAAAATTACAGACATTTATCGTATTTGGTTTCGCTTTGGTATTAAAAATACTAATTTTAGTATTATTTTGTCAAAATACTAATATGTGTATAATAAAAAATCCCTGCATCAATACCTTTTATATAAAGGATTGATGCAGGGATTTTGTCGTATGATGAAAAACCTTCCTCGTATGAGCGATTATTTCTTGCTCTTCTTTGCCGTTGTTCCTTCCTCTTCGTCACTTGTGCTGAAAAAAGAAGAATCGGCATCGTCGAGCACTTCTTTTGCGATATTGTCCTCGCTCTGTGCGTCAATATCGCTTACTCTTTTTTTGAAGCGAGAAGCGAGTCCCAACCGCCGGTCTCAGGCTCTGGAATCTCATAACGTCCGTAGGCTGTAGGCTGGAGAGTTCCGCTACAAACAACGCTACGGTCATCGTCAGATTTCTTGCCCGTGTCGCCCTTAATGCCACCAGAGGCATACTCCACCTTATGCTGAGAATCATACACGATGATGCTCTTCTCACCATCCTGGAAGATGTAGCCAAGATCGAGGTTGTTCAGAGCACGTGCCACTTCTGCCGACTCTGCGTTTACGCTTTCGAGTACATAGTCAATCGTCTGTTTATAACCGCCTCTTCGGCCAAGTGACTCAAAAGAGTGACCCTGGCTACTCTCCTTACACTCGAATTTGTAAAGACCTTTACCAGTGTTGAACGACTCAGAGGTCAATGCAGGGTAGATGTTCTTTTCGGCCTTCAAGGGAGCTTTAAGGTCTGCCTTATTGAAGACGTAGACATTGACACCAAGACCACCAAAGTTCTCAAGACATTCATTAGCTGCGAGAACGTCCTTAATCTCAGGACATGTTGCTGTTACTGCCATATTCTTATAAGTTTTTGTGTTGTTGTGTTGATTAAAAAGAAGGGCGACGGGTTCGCATATTCCGTCAGGTCAGCCACGACCATCGCCCTTGAAAATATAGAGTGAAAGAAACTCCGTTGAAAGATTAGCCGTTCTTCTTGAAGAAGGCTGTCAAGCCCATGTTCATACCGGAAGCGGTAAGCTGGATTGTCTTATCGGTCTTGCCGTTGCTCCATGACACAAACTTGTAAGTTGTGCTGTCTTCAGCTACGAGAGAGATAATCTGGTTTGGAGTCGTCTCAATCGGAGTCTTGTATTCTACGCCGTCCACCTTAACCTTTGCGTCAATCTTGCCTGTGTCTGAGTCAGAATGAGCAAGAGTAACGACAAGGTTAGAGTGGGTGTAGTCGCCCGACTGGAAGTCTGTGCTCTCAAGCGAACCGTCTGTGACGGCAAACGAGGAAGCCAGCGTAGAGGCCACCATTGATCCCTGTATTGATTGACACTGAAAAACAACGTCTCTCAAATCGTTGTCAGAGCCAAGAGCCACTTCAACGAAAGTTTGGTTGCTCTCGGTGTCAACAGCATAGATAAGGTTGCCCTCTACTGAGAAGATGATGCGGTCGCCTGCGCCCATGCCCTCAACCGGCGCGATGGTGAGCTTAGGCAGTTCGGGGATGACGTAGTTGCCACCGTCCACAACATTGAGCTTGTGTGTGCCGTATGACTGAAGAGCGTAGCCGTCAGCAATGTTGATGGCAGTCTCGGGAGTCATATAGGCGTAAACCTTCTGACGACGCAGACGTGGATCAAGGCTCATATAAGCCTCACGGAAGTTCTTGTAAGCCGATGAGTCAGTAGCGTCGGCAGGAGCCGAGATTGCCTCACAGTGAATGAGGTTATGGTTAGCCTCACTGATGATGCCGTCCTCGATGTCGTGCTTGATGCAAGTGATGAAACCGTCGTAAAGGCCCATTGCCTTCTTCTCCTCCGATGCACCTGGCACGTCGTTGTCGATGTCGCCCCACCAGAGGTTGTTGTAAAGGTCGTCGGCGTGAGTCTTGATTACTGCTTCCACTGCCACGGTAGAGAGAGGATAAGCACCCTGTGCGTTTACGCCGAATACTGTCTCACAGTAGCGGTCGATATTGTCAGTACCCTTAAACCAGGCGAGTTTAGCTGTCAAAACACGCTCCTTGAGGAATCCGATTGTGCCGTTCATGGTCGGGTTCATGTCCTTACGGCGAGTAGTGCCACCCTTGCGGACGAACACGTTCATTGTGCGCTTGTACTGGACTCCGCTAATAGTCTTGATGCCGAGTCGCTTCATCTCCTCGGGATTAGCAAAAGCAGGACCCTGTACTACACTTGCGAATACCTGATTAGCCACTTCCTGAAGTGCGCTGATACCAATAAAGTCTTTAGGTGTTGCCATAGTCTTGTTTAATTTTTGTGTTGGTTGTGCTTTTAATTGTCTTGTGTTGTTGTGTTTTAAAGGATACCGTTCTTACGTTTGTATTCGTCGATAGCCTTCTTTGAGCCTACGGGATCGGCTTGGTTCCATTTTGGATAGCCGGTCTGAGCATGTTTTATGTTAGCTCCCTCGCCATTGTTCTCAGGAGCCTCGCCGCTGTTTAGCTCTTCGCCAGCCTCATTGGTGAGGGCAGCTATCTGAGCCTGTTTGTCGGCAAGCGACTGCTCGGCTGTGGCGAGTGCGTCCTTAGCAGTCTGAAGGTTTGCCTCGGCATCAGTCTTGTCGGCTGTGAGCTGGGCAATCTCCTTGCCCTTTGCCTCGGCGAGAGCTTTCAGCTCGTCGTCCTTCTTGGCAAGAGCCTCGGTGTGCTGTGCGTTAAGGTCGCTTAGTTCTGTACTGTGAGCCTCGTTAGCCTGGGCGAGTGCGGTCTCCGCGACTGCTTTTGCTTCGTTGGCTGCGTTTACATTGGCGGAGAGTTCATCAAACTTGCCCTGCAATTCTGCGAGAGCGTTCTCCGCTGTGGTGGCTTTCAGCTCGGCATCAGTCACCTTCTGCTCGACTTCCTTCATGTGAGCTTCGAGAGAGTCAAGAAGCGAGGCGTTCATATACGCGCCCTCCTCAGTAACGGCAATCTCGCCAGCCTGCAATCCACAAGCTTTGCAAATAAGAGGATATTTCTCCATATTTATATTAGTGTTTGTGTTGGTTGCTTCCGGTTTCTCTGGTTCCGGCTCATTCTCCGGCTCGTTCTGTGGCTCAACCGTCTGCTCACGGTTGATAAGTTCGGCTCTGCCATCATAAAGTTCAAAGGCATGTTGCACCACTCCCATAAATGATGACTGACCATCCATCAGAATGCCCTTCACGTCCTCGGCATTAAACACCTTGCCATGCAGATGTTTGTCGGTAGCATTAGGGCAAGCTTTCTTTACGTCGGCACGGAACTCAACACCAAGATCAGCAAGTTCCTTGATAAGTTCCTTGTCATCATCCTTATTAGCGAGGTCGCGATAAGCCTTGTTCTTGTCAAACGACTTCGGATCATAAAGCTCGTGATAAGTTTCATCGGTAAACTGATTTACCGTGCCATCGGCAAGAGTATAGAACGCTGCCATTACACCGATGCAACCAACCTGGTCTTTCGTATTCATGTAATAGCGTTCGTCGCAAAGCGAAGCGAAGTACATACCAGCTGAAGCACAAAGACCATCAACCAAGGCTATAACCTTCTGACCCTTTGAGTGGGCATAGTCGATGGCAAGAGCATAATCGTTCTTTGCCCAAGCAGAACCGCCAGGAGTGTTGATGATGAAAACATGACCACGACAAAGAGGATGATCGGCTGCTCGCATCATCATGTCGCGATGGTCTATTGAACCATACGAACAATAGCCGCCGTTGCGTGTGATAGGGCCGTCAACAGTAAGAACCGAAACGAAAGGAAACGTCTGCGCATCCTCGTCATCAGCAGGGAGGCCCAGACACCAGTTGCCTCTCACCTGTGTACCATCCTCTGAAACCTGATATTCCTCTGGATAATAGATGTTGCCATCCTTATCCTTAGCTGTGACATAGCCACAAGTCTTCTCCGGCTTGCTGAAAGTCGCATGAGTATTCAGATTATGCTCAAGCGACTTGCGAATACCATGCACAAAGTCGGGACTGACCATCCACTTCTTTTCGGTAAGTATTTCAAATAAGCCTTTCATTAGTAAAATCTGTGTTTTGTGTTGTGTTATCCTGAATACAACCCTTTTACCTGGTTGCCTATGTTATCCGTATGCAAAATTAAAGACCAAGGTTTTTAACATTAGGACAAAAAAAGCCGCCATTCTCACGAATAGCGGCTCAAACATTATATTATAAGGTATCAAAAAAAATGGCTCACATCTTTTATTCTCGAAGCGTGATAGGTATTGGCTCCGACAAGGCTTGTGTGGTGGCTGTGAAGGTTCGCGCCAACTCAGTCTGGCTATTATCCGAGGTGCCACCAATACCGAATGTATGGGGTAGGGTGTAGCATAACTGCAACGAACCGTCCAGCTTGCGCAACACCACATAATACTCCTTATCGCGCATATTTCTGTAGGCTTCACGCACATTTTCGCCTCCATTTACCACATTAGCACTAATATCATAGGTATATATAGTGCCATTGCCCTGTTTGGCGAGCGTCATCTTCACTTTAAGATTCTCTACAATAACGTAGTTTTCGCCACTCGTAGCCAAGCGCAAAGCAGGCTCGGCAGGCAAACTACAATTATTGATATATAACACTTGTGCCATATTGAACGGCACAGGGATTACACACTCTTCCATTGGATAAAACATTACATCGGTAATGCCATCAAGGAACAATTCTTTGCATTTATTGGGTAGTTGCATTTTTGTACACCTAAAATGGTTGTTTTTTAACTTGTTTTAAACTTCAATTTAACTCTTGTTTACATTGCCCTAATCATCGAACAATACATCATCTACGAAGTAAACCTTCTCGCTTTCATCTATGTACTGCATATCAGCGCATGAATAGGCTTTGAAATTGCTATGATCCGAGCTTAGCCATCGATTGATGATGCGACGCATGGTGTCTTTTTCGTTCTCGTTCTGGTCTATGCCATAGCGCATCAAGAAACGCTCAAGCATGGCTGTCTGACGACGGCAAATTATACGCTTGTTGGATGTGCAATAGTCGAATGTGGCTAAAGCCCATTCTACGACACTACGCTTAAAATCGTCGTTCAGCATGATAAGCAACTGACGGATGCCGCGCGTACTCAGATTCCATGCCGGCGTGACCTGACGAACCACGTCTATCACCTCTACCTCCGAAGGTAGCTTTATACACAAATAGTCTTCTTTGTCACTTTTAGAGTATTCCTGTATTCCATAAAACCGTTGCACCTCGTCAAAAGACAAATATTCATGCGAATCGCGCTTTGTGACAATCTCACCACCGTTGGGGTGTTTGCCTTGCATCATGTTACGCCATTGTTGATGTGAGAAGCATTGCGGGTTCACCTTTTGTGCAACGGCAGGAATGTTGGTTATATACTTGCGCAGTACGAAGTGGTGAGGCATATACGGACTAAACACCAACGGCTCGTCCTTGGCAAGCACGTGCTTAGGCTCACGATTGCGGAAAAACTGGCAACGGCTGGTGGGTAGGCGAAGGTAAATGTTAGGCATAATGGTTATTATTTTGGTTTGGGCCGTTTGTATTGACTCATAATTAAATCAGTGGCATTGAAGCTGTAGCGCAATGCGGCATCGGTCATGTTGTTAGACTGCATCTTTCCAACCACTTTTTCTATCTTCTCGATGTCATTACGACTAAGACGGAGACAGAGCTGCGCCAAGTCAATATAGCAACCTCCTGACTCGGTATGACCGATAACGCTCATGTCGAACTTATCATTACGACCAAAGAACTGATTGAGACCTTCCACAAGGTCGGCTTCGGTGTAGACCTTAGCCACAGGATGTATCTTGCGATATTTGGCAGTGTACGTTTTCAGTCGTTTCTCGATATACTCGTTGATGGAGTCGGAGTAATCGAAATAAAGTTGGGCTTCGGGCGAATCAGCATCGCCACGTCGGGCAGACTTAAAGAATCCTCTTAATTGAGTAAGGACCTGCAGTACCGCATCAAACTGATTGAACTCAATGCTGCCATCAAACACCTCCCGCATATCGGCTTTCACGTCAGTAACAATACTCTCAAGCATGTCGGCGAGGAACGTAACCTTATCAAGATTAGCTGCCATGCGGTCAACACGCTCACGCATACCGTCCTTCTTGTAATCAACGTAGTACTTCAGTAGAGTGCCGAACGAAAGAAAATCATAGCTAACCTCTGAATGTAGATTTGTCTGCACGATGGAGGCATACATGGTGTCCGCCAATTTGCGGTCATGCTGCTGGATGGTACGCACAAGATTTGCCATTTCACTTGAACCAGTACGCAGACGTTCGGCAGACTTTACAAGTCGATTGCGCTTCTCAACGGCTTCGCTATAATCCGGATTATGAAAAAGCACGTCCAGTGTCTCAACATACTTGCTTGAAGGCACATCACGGAAGTTGAAAGAGTAGATGGTGGGCTGACTGCGCACCAGTTCTTCTCGCGCTTTGATAGGATTTGATTTAGCCATAATTTGTGCTATTTATCATAAGGTCGATTATCGAAGTAAAATACTAACGCTCGTCACCATCACCAGCAATGACATTTCGCTGCTTGCGAGAGGCAAGTTTTGCGAGGTTTTCTTCTGCCACATCTTCGAGCGTAACGCCCATTACTTTTGCCAGTCCTGCAGTCTGCCAGAGAATGTCGCCGATTTCTGAAAGCATAAGATGACGTTCCTCGTCAGATACATTCCACACCTGTGTATGCAAGATCTTGCCTTCTTCGTCGCGTTGTGTTGTAGTTATATGCAGTTTGCCCTTACGCATGTGCTTGCCGGCTTTGCTTGCAAACTCGCCGACCTCGCCTACGAGATTAGCAAGCATATAGAAGAGATTGTCACTCTCAGGCATACAAGTACTCATTGCCTTGTTCTGATATTCGTTTAATGTTAAATTCGCCATGATATATATAGTTTATATTGATGATTAAATGTCAAACACCGCAAAGTATTGGCGCATACGCTCAAGGATGATGTTGCGTATCTTCTCGCCAACAATCTTTGCATTGGGATGCGGTGTGCCGGTCTTGCCGTGATAGCGCAAGTCAAGAATATGCTTCCAGTCGGCAATAGTGTATGTATATGCCACAACGGTATAGGTGTCAAGAGGCAAAACACCTCGTGCATCCTGCGGCTTCAATCCCGCCTTCAGCAATCGGTTGTAGCCCCACTCGCATACTCGGCATACAAAGCCATACACCATGCGCTGCCAACGAGTGCCTTCATCGTACCAATGCGGACGTGCTATCTGTACGCCTCCCTTCTTCTCCATATTACAGTAGCGCGTGCTTTGCTCGGCTATGCTGTTGGGCGATGTGCGGTTGAGCTCGCGCGATGTGCTTATCTGCGTGGTTACTACCAGCGTCATGCGGATAATGGAGAATGCCTCCTCACACTCGTACTTCTGAGCCTTCTCAATAAACTCGTCCTCGCTGACACCATACGGACTAAGCGCGTCCATAAGATTCTTGTTCTCAAGCATGAACTGCATGTTAGTGCTGATCCATACCTTATGGTTCTTTGTGGCATAGTCGATGTAAGGCGAAGCATTCAGATACGCCCAGATGTAGTTAGGAAGACCCTTTTCGCTGGGCATGAAAAAGTAGACGGTGCCGTGACGATACATCGAGCGATGTCCGCTTTCCCAGAAGCCCTTGCAGCGTTCCTCGTCGCGCTTCTGAATGAAGGCTTCCACCTCCTCTTCGGTCATTCCTTCTTCTGGCTGCTTGCCCTTAGTCTTGTAGCATATTCTGCCCACTCTTGCTATATGTTGTGCAAGAGAGGTCTGCTGCCACCATTCTACTTGTGGCTCGGTGAATTTCATTGCTTATGAATTTTAGTTGATTATTTAATAGATAGTGCATTCTCATTCTCGATGCTTACACAATCATGTATCTCACACGCTGCACTTCTTCCTGTAAATCGCTTGGCGAATCGTTGTTGAAGATTACCGCATTGAAGAACGATAACGGCAGACACTTGCGCTGCTTGTCACGTGCCATACGTTCAGGAGTAACGCCTCGGCGAAGACGTGTACGCTCTTTTGCCGACACGCAAATCTTGAACAGCTCTATATCAGGAAACTTCTTGCAAAGCGACTTCAATCCGTCTTCATCAATGACATAGATAGCCTTGTCGCCCACCTGCTCTACGGTGGTCCAATACTCATAGCCGCCATATTGCGTATAAGCCAGCATCTTGTCGTGCGGCACAGCACACTTCTCCACAAAGTGATGTTCCACACCGTCAATTTCGCCTTCACGCTTCGGACGGGTGGTATAAGAACATATCACTTTATAGCCGCCCAAGTCGGAAAGCATCCGAGCCACAGTGTCCTTTCCTGCACCACTCGGACCGGTAATTGTTATTAATTTCATATCTCGTTTTTGTTTGAATTTTAACATTTGAGCAATCAGTAAAGGATCGTAAAATAACCGTAAAATATGCGTAAGCTTCGCATAGGCTTCGCTTTTTGCGAAAATCGGGGTGTTTTAGCCGCTTTTCGAGTTTTCGATTTAACGCTTGTGAAAAAGTGTTTCGTTGAAATCTTAGGTTCTTTATCCGTATATCTCCAACAAATCATCCCTCGTCAATGTGATTTTTTTATCCATACACTGCTTGAAGAAGAAATTTTTTGTATTGGAGTATTGGGCAAACGACGGCCACCTCTTAGCGAAGTCGCTCTCATGGTGTCCGCAAGTAGAATCCGCCGGACGGAATCGCGATACACGCTTCCAGAAGTCGTAACCAACCTGCCCTACCAGATGATAAAGAGACATTCCACAATACACCCACTCTATATATCCAGCATCGTGTCCTGCCATCAAATCTACATGTTGTTGCTCTACCTTCTCAACAAGTCGTTTCACCTTACGGTAAACTATTTCGGGGGTGTCATCATGCCAATCGCCAATGACAACACCATTCTTAGCTGAAGATCCATGGCGAGTTTCCGCATAAGATGAATGATGTAAGCGAGACAAAGGCAGAGGCATCACCACTTGGTCATTTAGTCCCGTATAGGCAGTTGCCTTCTCATTGATATATATATGCTCAGGATCATCCCATGACGCAAAACGTACACGACCTATATTACCGCACGACCTATCAAGCGTAATGCCACAAGCAGCATAATCCTTCAACAGGGCCTTGAACTGGTCTTTATGCCTGGCTGGATAAGCCAAGCGCACAAGACCGAAATATCCGCTGCCAGAGCATGACCGCATCAGCAAGGCTATCTCAGGGCGATATTGGCATACAAAACGCACATTATCGAACTGAGTAAGGTGCTTGTTGTCGTCGAGGTCTATGTCGATGGCGAGCCAGCCGGTATGTTGCTTCAAGTGGGTCTCCCGACGGCTCACCATTACCCGCTGTCCTGGATGTGTAAGGCTGTCATCTTCATATAGAGCGAACAAGCCGCTAAGAGTGGCACCAGGTAACTTTTTCTTTGTTTTGATATACTCCGGCATCTGCTTCGCCTTACTGCCATACTCCTTGCGCATAGCGCGAAGATGCTGCACATAGGGCTTCCATCTATCCGTCAAGCAGAACTCACGGATAGACATCTGCGTGATGCACTCGCCAGTTTCTTGGTCAACAAACTTTCCCTTGGCATCATGCGCATCTTGATATATGGAGCATATCTCGTCGAACATATTTTATATAATTAGTAACCATTGTATTTTACCGTTGCAAATTTAATAATTATAATTGATAAAAACAATTCTTACTATTGTTATTAACTTTTATTTTATTTATCAACAATTCTTACCGTTGTTTAACTGTACAAAGTCTGAAGTTTAGTTTTGAACTTTACAGCCTCCAAAAGTCCAAATTTTAAACTTTGAGTCCATTTTCCAAAAAAACGCCGAAAACTGAAAAGTTCGTAATTTTGAAAAACGCTTCTACTGTCCACCCAAAATCCACATCGTGACCCCCCAATGAATTTTTCAAAAAGTGATTTAACTTTCTGATTTTCCGCTATTTATCTATTAAAAGTTTAAAAACGGGGTAATTTTTTATATACTTATACGAGCGCAAAGAACAAAAAATATATAAAGAATAGTAGAAATAAGGCCATTTTTATAGTGTTTCTCTCGCTTAGTTGCCTTTTCTCATACCCCTTAACTTATTAAATATCAACTATTTACGCCATAGGCATTAATGCTACTAATTATATTGTTAGGGTTGGGGAGTTTTGAAAATAGGAAAGAAAGAAAATTGGCGAAATTTATATATAGTAGTAGCCTGAATTAGTAGATTTTTGGACTTTTGAAGAGTAGACTTCAGATAAAGTCCATGATTATTAGGTAGTTACGAAAATTCGAGATTTTGGACTTTTGGGGACTGAAGTTTATTCTTTATATGATAGAAAACAATAAAAGAATGATAGAAAAAGGTCGCCACGCCTAACGGCGCGACGACCTAATAAATGATTTGTTGCTTGAGAATATATGCTTTGTCACTTGAAAAGATTGCTTGCGGAAGATATGTATCGCAGTCCGCTTGACGTGGACTGCTTGTTGCGCAAGGTCACTTGTTCTTCATAAACTGATTAGCCTTTGTCATGCTGTCGTAGAGTTTGCCACGGCCATACATATCAATCTTGGCTTCGATAGGCTGCTCCAAGCGTTGCAGGAGCGTGTTTACGGCTTGCAGGAGCGCAATATTAGTATTGGCTTGTGCAGATAACATTTCATCAGTTGCGGACAGCTGTGGGGCGATTGTGGCGGATGATTCCGCAATATTGCCGTTGTCATAAGCTCGGCGACCGGAATAGTTGCGGTCGTAATTTACGAGAGCCTTGAGCAACTGAGGATTGTTCATCATCATTGCTTGCGTGGTCTCACGTCCGATTACCAGCTCGGGACCATTCTCGGCTACCAGGGACGGATGCCCGTTAATGGTAGTGGCCGTAGGCTGTGTGAGGAGCGACACACCGTTGTGTGGCTTGTTGTCCTCGGTTGCCCAATAGAGACTGCCATCGTTGCCTACGAACGGACGGAGGTCCTGCACGTTGCCGGAATCGTAGGTGAGCATACCGGAAACAACCTTCGTATTTGGACCTTTGGACGAACTTTTCTTCTTATTGAAAGCCGAACTTAATGCCCACTGCATCAATCCCGTAAGGGTTGACATTACTACAGCTGCTGCAATAGGTCCTGCAATCGGACCTAAGAATTGGAAACACTTACCAATAGCACCAGCTATAGAGAACGTCATCTGCTGTTCTGCAAGATCCGCATCAGCCTTTGCCTGTTCGTTATTGTTCTTTTGTTTCAGTTGGAAAGAAGTGTTCAAGAAGGTTTCCGTTCCTGCAAGCAATCCTTTTTGCGCCAACTCCGTACCCTTGCTTTGTTCGTCATTGCCCTGCTCGGTTGTCTTTGTGATATTCTTAACTCCCTTGTCGGTAGCCTTCTCACGGTCAGAGAGACCTTTCTTTGTTTCCTTGGTAAGGTCTTTTTGATGTTTCTTCTCTTCCTTGAGTTGGTTCTTCTTTTCTTTTTCGCTCTTTGAAGGTTTTTTAATCTGAGCGTTAAGAAGAGCATCCGCACCACTCATGGCAATACCAGCGGCAGCATCGCCAAAACCACTATTTCCGGTAACGGCACCGGCTACGGCAGTGCCAGTCTGTTCTGCCATCGACGTGCCCATCTGCCCGCCAAGGCTTTTTATTTCCTTGTTATAGTCGTCAATGGTTCCGTCGGGATGGCGTTTTTTCCATGCTCTTGGAGGTTCGTTAGACTGAGGAACACTGCCATCGGGGTTAGGCAACGGTGTGCCATCCTCCTTGGTATAGACAGCATCGCCCGATTTATTCTCGTAATGGTCACCAGTCCAGCGTACCCACAACGGATTAGACTCTGTGCCAAAATTATGCCAGTCGATACCGCTGAAGTCGGTATAATTGACTTTTGCGTTCGCACGAGCTGCTTCAATATCGGGCTGTGCCTTATCCTTACCTCGCTTGGCTGCTGCGTCATTAATGGCTTTCCACATCTGTGTGTTGACATCGTTGAGAGCCATCTTACCCCATGATTCAAGCATGGATTTAAGGGCAGATTTGATAGCGTCGTTTGCGCTCTCGGCATCATAGCGCATTTCTGCGAGAGCCTGTCCTACGGCAGCACCGAAATTCTCGATAGGCTGCACGAGTTCCTTCATCTGTGAGAGACGCGACTTCATTGCTGTAGCCATCTGATTAACATAAGCAAGCTCGGCTTCCTGACGGGCACGTTCTGCCTCGTCGATTAGCTGCTTGTTCTTCGTGTTGCGTTCCACAAAGGCATAGTAGTCTTCGGCAGCTTGCATACGAGCCTTCATCAGCTCTATCTCGGGGTCGGCTGTAAGATTGGCAAGACCGAGATTAGAGAGGAGGTTTGTACGCTTGCCGAAAAGATTGCTCTCGTTCTGCATCTTGCGTATGCGTTCCTGTTGGGCAAGATTGCGCTTATTGGAAGACCACCAAAAATCAGTGATTCTCTTAGCTTCGTCATATTTTTTCTTCTCGGCTGCGGCATAGTCGTCAGAATACTGGATAAGATTCAGATAAAACGCCTTCCAGCTTTCTTCGCTTTCGCCCAACGACGCTTTAATTCGAGCAGCCATGCCGTCGGGGTCATCCCCGAACAGCATCTTCATTAGCATACCTTTGCCATCCGTTGTTGAAACATCAATGGTATAGAGCTGGGCGAGACTCTTGCGAGCTGTCTCGTACATATCCTTGATGGCTTTCCTGCGCTTATCAAAAGCAGATGTATCGAGAACTTCCTTGCCGTCTACCATTTTCTTTGTGACAGTAGTCTCCTCCTTTGTAGGCGCGGCATACCCCATTTCGTTGAAGTTGTCATACGAGTTCTGCTGAACAATGCCCGTAAAGTCATGCTCCATAGCAATCTTACGGCGAGCCTCCATCTGCTTGAACTGCATCTTCAGAAGTTCCTGTTCGCTACGAGTGGATTTTGCAAAAATCTGCGCTGTAATGGAACTCATTGACATGCCAAGATTTTTGCCCAAGACCCCCATGAGCTTATGCAGGCCCTCAATGTTGTTGTTTAAGATGCCGTCAAGCAAATCCTTTGAAAGGTTCACACCTGTTTCGTCCGCTTGCTCCACCATATCAGCAGCCATCATCTTCTTCGCATCCTCCCACTTGTTTTCCTTGCCAGCCACAGCAAGACGCACCTGCGAACGGACTATTTCTCTGTTTTGCTTCAAGGGAAGGACAAACTGCTTCTGCTCGGCTTCGTCCATATTAAGAGATATGGCTTGAGCAATCTTAGCGTTAATCTGACGGTCGTAGTAGTTATCCACATCGTCCATGATAGCTTTCGCCTGGTCTTGCTTCTGCTGTAAATCCTCGCGCCAAGCACGTTTCTGATCGTTCTCCCTTCGTTTCTCTTCGGCTATTGCGTCTTTATCCTTGGCGTTGTTGTCAAGAGTGCCAGGCGTTTCGGGAGGAGTCGACTGGTAGTCTTCATCCACAAAGTTTTTGTAAGCCTTGTTGATTTGATTTAATGTATTGCCTCTTCTTCTGTACGCATTGACAAACCAAAGGTTATCACTATACATTTGGGCGATTTGCTGTTGTGTCTGAAAATCCGAAGCAGGACCCGCCTTTCTGTTTTTGTCGTAGGTATCACGATAGATATATCCATGTTTTCCTATTTTCCAGTTAAATCCATCAAACAAACCCGACTTGTCCTTTGGTAGCATTTTTGCCAGTTTCATAGTAATGTCTTTGGCACTCATTCCTGCTTTTACCCACCGGTATATATCCTCAAACTTTACGCCAAGTTTATCCAAACCTAACTTCTCTACATTCGCCATAACCGCATTGGACGCAGTGTTTACGTCATTGTCCAACTTAGGCAATGCCTGCTGCTTTGCTTGCTCACGCATACGGTAGTAAGTAGCCTTTTCAGCCTCCTGTGCCAACTCAGAGTAATGGTCGCGCAAATCCTTGACATTTTTGATTTCAATGCCAAGGTTGTCGATGTACGAACGGAAATCCCTGTTGAAACGCGATATAAGGCCTTGACGTTCCTTTTGCGAAAGGTTCTCCTCGCCCATCATTCGCTTGTAATTCTTGAGCTTTTCCTTTAAGTTTTCCGTTTCTACCGCTGCCTGTCCGAGAGTTTCGCGCCATGCGTTAGCTTGTCGCTGCGCTTCCTTTGCTGCCGCAGCCGCTTCCTTTGCCCGTTGCGTATATCCATATATAGCTCCTGCTACACCGATAATGATGCTCGCGAGGGCTATCCACGGATTCAGTTTCATCGTTTTGTTCAACGTGCTTTGCGCTGCGTTAGCCGCGAAAAGAGCTCTTACGTATTGGAACATGGCCTTTCCAGCCATACCGAGTGCCGCTAAATACTGATACAGAAGTCTCAATCCGGAGTAAACACCCTGCGAAGCCATGTAGCCTATGATAACTGGTAGTAATGTTGCAACACCCTTCAATGTCCATAATACCATTTGCAGAGCGATTTGAAGCGTACCTTTCAGCAGTGGACTGCTTGTCATGGTCTTCGACATCTCATACCACCATTCTGCCATACCCTTTACCGCGTCCACGCCATCGGGATTGACAAAAGCCTTCTCCCAAAGGTTATTGGCACGTTCGAGAATGCCTATTGCGCTCATCTGCTGCATCGAGTATTCCTTGCCTACAGCGGTGGCTTCCCTGAAGGCTTCTTGTGACTCGTAGAGATGGTCTTTCAGCATATCCACGTTCTTTGCCATAGTAACCATAGAAGAAATGAGTCGTTGACCGTCGCCGCCTACGTCTTTGAAAATTTCGCCAAGGGCGTTCATATTACCCTTCTCCTTCATCTTCTCAAGGATAAGGACAATAGCGTCCATTGCGTTACCTGCCTGATACATGCTATTGATGGTTCCGGCAGGGATGGCAAGGTCTTTTTCTATTAAGTTATGGTTCTTCTGCAACGCCACGATAAACTTAGACATGGCGGTGGCTGCAACTTCGGGCGAAGCCATCTGTGCGCTGAACGCACTACCAAGGGCAAGCAACTGGTCGGTTGTAATTCCGGCTGTTCGTGCCACACCCGTACATCGCTTTGCAAACTCGGTAATGTCGTTGCTCGTTGCGGTAGATGTAGAAGCCAACTTAAACATGGAAGATCCTACAGCTTCAATGGATTTCTCAAGTCCCATCTTCGGAATAAGACCTAACACTTCCGTCATCTTCAGCAATGAGGGGAGGGCCTTTTCTCCCATTTCCTCGCCGATTGCTACGTTAATTTTATCGGCGGCTCTTACAAATTGAGCCATACCTTCCACTCCGTACTTTCCTACGCCGAGCTTAGATGCCTCATACGCGAGCTGTGCCAGTCCATCCACGCTTGTTCTGGTGTCTATTTTGGCCAACTCAGTAGATAGTTGCTTTACCTGCTCCATCGTCAAGCCAGAAACCTTACGGATGTCGGTCAACGAACCTGAATACTCCAAGTTCTTCTTGATGGCACCCGTCACAAGGTCTTTCGCCTTGTTGAACATCGCAAACAATCCAACGTATGCCGTGAGGTTCTTCAGGGCTGTATGCCATGCTCCGCCCTGCTTGTTGGCTGCGCCCGTCACCTCGTCGATGTTCTTCTTTAGCTCCTTCATAGACTTCTGTCTATCAGCAAACTCCTTGCTCTTGGTATTGATTTGGTTCAGTTCCTCTTCAAGCTGTTTGTAGGCACGACGCAGTTCATCGAGGGAAGCCTTGCCTTGCTTGCTACGGGCGAGAATGTCGTTGAGAGCGCTCTGCGACATACGGGTACCCTTGAGAGTCTGTTCAAGCATCGAGTATTGGCGACGGAGGTCAGCCACATACTTGCTGCCAGCAGGAAGTTGCTGTATCTTCTGCTGTATCACTTCCATCGTGCGCTTGATGTCTTCGCCCGAAGCCTTGTTAGGCTCAGCCAATACCTGCTTCATCTGCTTCCAGCTCATTGATGCTTTCTGAGTCTTACCCGACACAGCCTCCAGCCGCTTCTCTATCTCCTGGAGCTCTTTGTTGTATTGCGCAATGTCGCCAGTATTTGCTGTAGGAGTATTGTCACGAGCCTCAGTAAGCGTGGTCTTGGCTCGGCGCAAATCGGATGCCGAAGCGTTTTGACTGGTTACGGTCTGACGAGCTTCCACAATGCCCATCTTGCCCTTGCGTCTATCCTCCTCAGCTTCCAGCTGCTTCAGTATAGAGAGGTTCTTCTGATAACCGGCATCCGATTTCTCCAATGAACCAACAAGGTCGCGCTGTTGCTTGATAGCCTTGTCGAGCCACTGGTCTGACTGATTGGAAACGTTCTTTAGTCCGTCGGCAATCTTGACGTATTGACCTTCGATAAGGCGCATTTGGTCGCCCACCTGCTTCATCTCGCTTCGTATCTGCTCTGCCCTCTTTAGGTCGGCATCCGAGCCAGTAAGACCTGCGAGAGCCGACTTGCCCGAACCCATAGCACGGCGAAGATCACGCAGTTTAGTATTGGCAAGGTCTTGCACCACCTCGCCCAATCGCTTCGTGTCCTCGATATTGTCACGCTGTACTTGCGAGAGAGCCTTTAGCGTGCGTTCTGCTTGCTTGCATTCAGCCGTATTAGCCTGTCCTGCGGCAGTCATCTTCTGAATGTCGGCAGTATATTTCTGCACAAGAGCGTCAATCTCTTCCAATACCTTCTTGGCTGTAGAGGCATTGGCCGTGATTACTACTTTTGCTAATTTTTGTGTTGCCATTGTTTTACTGTTTTGTGTTGTTAGAGTGTGATATGAATATCCGAATCCTCGAAAGCCTTAATTATCTGTGCTTCACCCTGGAATCCGTAGAAGTCAACGAGATAGTTTTGCATTCGCGTTTTCAGATGGCGAAGCTCCATCATAATGGCAGGACGTTGAGAGCGGCCTGCTCCATATCGTTTCCATGATTTAACGTAGCGTCTGGCGTAATGGGCCTTGCGTGCACTGTCTACGTCGTTATACTTAGTGCCAAGACCCACACCCATATCGACGAAACGCATATAGTCGTTATAGGTGAACTCATACGTCCATCCTTCGGGGGTGGAATTGACGATTCTGCCCTGGAACGAATTAACGCCCTCACCTTCGGCGTGCCATTGTCCGCGTGCCGCACGAGCTGCATTGACGGCTCTGAATCCGCTATAGATTTCCCTCGGGTAAATACATTGTGTCTCGGTATTTATCTTGAGCTGACGCAACACGTCGCCAAGATACCATCGTGCAGTGTCCTGAAAATCGAAGGCGGGCGACTGAATAGCTTTTGCCATGCCCTACCCTCCTATCCTTTTACGTCATCCTCTTTCGGCACGATATACTTGCCGTTGCTGCCACATGCGAAGTTGTATAGCGGTTGCAGGCTCTTCCAGTCCATGCCCACCACGAGCCATTGTCCGGCATAGATGTCGCCCACCATGCCGAAGGAGATGGAACTGGTGTCGATGCTTTGCAGCTCTGCCATCACCACGGCATCATCGGCAAAGCTGCGCTTTGTGACGGGACAGCGACCTGTGCGCTTCACCTCAAGAAGCCAGGCTATGAGGTCCTTGCAGTAGTCGGTGAGGTCGTTGGCCGTGCGCTCTATCTTGTTGCCGTCGTAACGGCCAAGGGTCTGCGGCGTGTCCTTCACTTTGGCGAGAAACCACACCTGGTGAGAGACAGATGCCTTCTTTGCGTCAACGAGTTCGCCGGTGATCAGTACGCTGTATAGCATACACGGCGAGTGAACGATGTTGGCGTTACGAGAAAAGATGTTCTCAAGGTCAATGTAGCGGATGCGGAAGAAACTTTGGTCTTCGAGGCGTTCGCTTTCGGGGTTATGAGATAGGGGCTTGTAGATGGAAGCCCAATGCTCAAGAATATTGCTTATTGTCATAGTACTGCTGATTTTATATTAAAAAACTACAGAGGACACAGAGAGCACAGATCTTTTTTGCTCATGTAGATGTTTATGGAAAACAAGGGAGGCAGATGTTCTTATCAATGAATACATCTGTGTTCTCAGTGTCCTCTGTAGTTGTTTACTCTTTCGCTGTTTCCTCCGAAGCTTCCTTCTCCTCCTTATCCTTCATCAGCTCTTTCAGCTTCACGTTGAAGTGTCGCTCGGTCTTGTCTGCCACAATCTTTTGAAGCACTCTTGCCCAAGCCGCTCCGTTGCATGTGCTCTCATTTTCGAGTATGCTGACAAACTGCACCAGGCAGAATATGGCGGTGAGTTGATTAGCGAGGTGGGTGTTCATGTAATTCAGAACGTGACGGTCGAGATATGAAGCAAGTGCTATACACAAAACGAGGCCTGAAAACATCTTCAACATTTTCGCCATCTTCTTGGATTTTAACTTCCCGTCCATCTTGCACTTCGGGTTGCGTTTTATCTCCTCTCGATACTTGGCGTATATACGACGGTTGCAACGCCAGGCGGTGTAGCAGTCGATGATTAGGGCGAAAAAGCACACCGTGATGAAATTGATTGATGGCTCAATGAGACACCAGAGCAAGCCGAGCACTGCGGCAATGGCTCGCGAAACATAAAAAGGGTTCTGCATAGTTGTGTTGTTGTTTTTGTGTTGTTATCCTGAATTTTCTACAACAAAGTTACTGATAAACTGCTCCGCAATGCGGACATGGGTTTAAGGGAAGAGTAAAAAACGAAGAGTGAAGAACGAAGAGTGAAGAATCCATGTGTTCTCTTCACTTTTCACTCTTCACTTAACTATTGGATTTTTCACTCTTCACTTTTCACTCTTCACTTAAACTCATGTCCGCACGGGGTACGGGGAATATTGTAACTTTGGCTATATAAAAAACACAAAACTATGTCAGGAATTACGCAAAACACATTAGCCCGCATCGACAAGTGGCTCTCCTACGGCACGAGTATGCAGACGGCGTTCCCCAAGCTGGAGCAACGCTACCGTATGCAGATATGCTCGGAGTTTTACAAACGATGGGTGCAAAACAAGGACATCGACCCACGGACGGTGTGCCGCAATATCGCCCGGCGCGACTATGAAATGTTTTTCAACCAGGCTGCGCAGGGCAACAAGGAGGCGCAGGAGTATGTGCTTGCGCTGAAGATTACGCTCGACGACGAGGGTAACATCTGTCCGCGTACTGTCACGGAGCTCAACAACGACGTGTTGGTGTGCAACCATCTTATACGTTTCTTTCAGACCGACGAGAGCCCGCGCCATAAGGCTATGTATCTGAGCAGTGCCGAGTGGTTGATACGCACGGGTAAACAGCAGAACAACGACCGTGCAGTGGACAAGGGTATGCAAGCCTTAGCTAATGTGTATGGCAACTTCCAGGAGGAGAAGGACGCTACAGACGAGATGCCGGATATGAGCCGCATTGCCATCACGCAGGACGTGAGCATCGTGAAGCGCGATCGCATCAACTACACCGAGGAGGAGAAGCTGCGCATGGCCCGCAAGTATGGTCTTACTACAAAAAACCTGCAGGAGATAGAGGACGAGGAACTGCTGAGTGAAGGAAAACCGGAGGAGCCAGATTACTTCGAATATATGGAAACGGAAAGTGAAGAGGGAAGAACGAAGAGTGAAGAATCCAATAGTTAGTTTAATCAATTTATGAATATAGACATTACACTTGCTGAAGCATTAGAACGAGCTTCGGCACGATTGCGGAAGCAGATGCTTCACTCGGTGGAACTGTTGCAGAAGGCGGAAACGATTGCTCTCAACTATGATGCAGAGCAAGGTTATTACCTGGCATTTAGTGGTGGCAAGGACTCTCAGGCTCTTTACCACATGACGCAGTTGGCGGGAGTGAGGTTCCAGAGTCACATGAACCTTACGAGCGTTGACCCTCCCGAAGTGATACGCTTCGTAAAGAAGAACTATCCCGAAGTGGAACTTATAAAGCCTGGCAAATCAATTTTCCAGCACGCTGTTGAGAAGCAAATTTTGCCAACAAAGCGTGTGCGTTGGTGTTGCAAGGAATACAAGGAAACGGCAGGTGCCGGCAAGGTCACGCTAATTGGTATTCGCAAGGCAGAAAGCACGCGCCGAGCAAAGCGCAATGAGGTGGAGATAAACAACCGAAAGTTTAGCGGCGACCTCGACGGGTTGGACGAATACCGACAGGAGCAGAGGGCAAAACGTGCTCGCCGTAAATCTAAAGAGCAGGGCGTGAATATCACTAACGCTGATAAAGAACAGACGTTAGGTTGCATACACGGCAAAGAGAGTCTTTTGATTTCACCCATCATCTATTGGACCGAGCAAGACGTATGGGAGTTTCTTAATGATGTGGTGAAGGTCCCTCATTGCTCGCTCTACGACGAAGGCAGGCATCGCATAGGCTGCATCGGCTGCCCTATGTCGTCTGCAAAGCAGAAGCGCATCGAGAATGAACGCTATCCGCATATCAAGCGCAACTGGATAAGGGCTATCAAGGCTATCCGAAACGGGGGGTATTCAAAAGAGAATATATCTGGTGGAACATCCGCAAGGACTGGATGCCTCTCAGAAACGTCAGAGGATTGCTCAGGACACAGGCGACTACATCAAAAATCCAGACCCGGGACACTGGACGCGGCACGATTCTACAAACAGTCGGACTGGGGGGGGGGAGAAATCTCAAGAATACGAGGAGCAGCTATGCCGACATTCCGCATCTGCAAACAATGGATACGAACCAACGACAACTGGGGATAAGAAACAGAGGTGTATGGAATCTCACAGCGCCAGGGTTTTCCAACTCCTCTTCTGACCGCTTGACAGAGGAGCAAGAAAACGAAATAGCGGAAAATATCTACGACTGGTGGATTTCGGGCAAATCATACAAACAATGGTATGTCGAGAAGTTCAAGCAGATGAAACTGGATTTGGGCGATTTTTAAAAACACAAAACACTATGTATATATCAATCTTAGATTACAGTCGCGGAACGGTCTCCATCATCAATGATACGGAGGATGTGACAAAGGGTATGCAGAACGAGGATATTTATGAAATGCTCGACGCTCTCGGCTTTAAGGAGAGGAAAACCAACTTTATGATTACCGAGGAAGATCCGTTTACTCAGCAAAACGAATATGTCACGTTGTGCGAACTTCAAGGAAAGGAGACTGACAATGGCTAAAGACTGGGTGGGTGGCTCGGCTGCGGTGTTCAAGACATTAGGCGCGAGTAATCATGCTGATGGGGACAGGCAGCGTGAGGATTACTATGCCACTGAGCCGAAGGCGACGGAATGGCTGTGCAAGCTGGAGCGGTTTGAGGGCAGGATTCTTGAGCCGTCGTGTGGCGAGGGACACATGAGTAGAGTGTTGGAGACAGCAGGGTATGAGGTGGTGAGCCGCGACCTTGTAGATAGAGGTTACGGCGAGGTGGCCGACTTTCTCTCTATTGACAATATGGAATGGGACGGCAACATCGTTACCAATCCTCCCTACAAATATGCGCTGCTGTTTGTGGAAAAGGCTCTGAGCATCATCCCCGAAGGAAAGAAGGTGGCGATGTTCCTGAAGCTGACTTTCCTCGAAGGCAAGGCTCGACGCGCTCTCTTCCGTTCTACCCCCCCCATTCGTGTTTGGGTAAGCTCGTCAAGACTGAAATGCGCTATGAATGGCGACTTCGACAAGTACGGCGGCAGCGCTGCGGCTTACGCCTGGTTCGTGTGGGAGAAAGGATATGAGGGCGAGACAACCGTAAAATGGTTTAACTGATAGAAAAAAACAATAGAGAATGATAGAACTGAATAAGATATATAATGAAGACTGCCTGGAAGGGATGAAAGCCATTCAAGATAATTCCATAGGCCTTGCGGTTGCAGACCCTCCTTACTGGAAAGTAATTGACGAGCAATGGGATTATCAATGGAGAACTGAGAGCGATTATGTGGAATGGTGCATTAAATGGATGAAGGAGGTTGCGCGAGTTTTGCGTATAGGTGGAACATTCTACTGCTTTGGTTATTTCAGAATCTTAGTCTTGCTCATTCCTTACCTTGAATCACTTGGACTTGAATTAAGACAGCAAATTGTTATTGATAAGGGTATGCGTGTCGTAAGCGGACGGGCTACACGAAGATACAAGATGTTTCCTAACGTAACGGAAAGCGTACTCTTTATAATCAAAGACAACAAGAAATTTGTAAAGCCATTCCTCAAAGAACGCCAAGAAGCATTAGGACTGACTGCCAAGCAAATCAATGAAGCGTTGGGGGTTAAGTCTAATGGCGGTGGCATGTGGAGTATTTACACCGGCAATAACGTATGTGAGCAATTTCCTACGAAGGAGCTCTGGGACAAACTTTCCCATGTACTCTCCTTTGATTGTCCGTATGAAAAAGTCGCTCAGACATTCAATCCGCAAATAGGAGTTACTGACGTGTGGTCTGATATTAACTTTTATGAAGAAAAACATATCCATCCCACTCAAAAGCCGTTAAAGCTAATCCGTAGACTGATAAAAGCCAGCAGTAACGAAGGTGATATTGTCTTAGACCCGTTTTCGGGAGTGGGAACAACGCAGGTAGGCTGCGTACAGACCAAGCGCAACTTCATCGGCTTCGAGCTCAACAAGGAGTATTACGACAAGGCTTGTAAGCGCATCAAGTTGGAGCAAGCGCAGTTCACGCTGTTCTGACAACTCAAAAATGGATAAATCCTAATCGCCAACGGCGACAATTCAAAACGAATAAATGATATAGAGAATGATAGAACTGAATAAGATATATAATGAAGACTGCCTGGAAGGCATGAAAAGGATTCTGGACGGAAGTGTGGATTGCATTGTGTGCGATTTGCCGTATGGTACTACTGCTTGTGCTTGGGATAGCGTAATTCCATTTGACAAGTTGTGGGAGCAATACAAGAGAATCATAAAGAATACTGGTGCTATAGTCTTGTTTAGTCAGCAACCTTTTACGTCTGCGCTTATCATGTCGAACATAGATATGTATAAGTATAATTGGATATGGAAAAAGGAGAGTGGTACTAATTACTTAAATTCCCATCATCAACCATTGAAGATTACAGAAGATATATGTGTTTTTGGAATGGCAGCAACAACTGAAAGCAAGAAAAAAAAGTATATGGAGTATCATCCTCAAATGATTAAGGGGTACAAGCCTTATGCCTGCAAAAATGGCATTCAACGAAAAGACGCTGCAATGGTACGAGGAAAATGTCAAGCACAGACTGGAGGAGCTGTGACAGTAAGTGATGGTTCTCGTTTCCCTATAAATTTACTCGAATTTATTCGGGATAAGGAGAAGATCCATCCCACCCAAAAGCCAGTTGCTCTTATTCAGTACCTCATCCGTACCTACTCCAACGAGGGCGACACCATATTAGACAACTGTATGGGCAGCGGCACCACCGCCATTGCAGCTATCCGTGAAAAGCGAAACTTCATCGGCTTCGAGCTCAACAAGGAGTATTACGACAAGGCTTGCAAGCGCA